AAAATAAATAAGATTAAAGATAAGATAAAGATATTAAAGCAAGATAAAATCAAGAATAAAGATAAAATTATCAAGCAAATTAAACTAATTGAAGATATTAAAACTAAAATTAAAATAGAAAAAGAAAGAGCAAAACAAAAACACAAAGAGAAAGCCTCAATAATAAAAAGGAAAGTCTCTGTATCCAAAACTACCAAAACTACCACAGCAAAACCTAAAACTCCTAAAACTACCACAGCAAAACCTAAAACTACCGCTACAAAACCTAAAACTCCTAAAACTCCTAAAACTACCACAGCAAAACCTAAAACTACCACTACAAAACCTAAAACTCCTAAAACTCCTAAAACTACCACAGCAAAACCTAAAACTCCTAAAACTACCACAGCAAAACCTAAAACTACCACAGCAAAACCTAAAACTACCACAGCAAAACCTAAAACTACTAAAAGACAAGCTAATAAATAAGTGTTATGATGAGCATAGGACACAACTATCGCCGTTGTCTTCTACGCATCTCAATTTTTTTTTAGCAAATTCAGGGTCAATAGTGAATTGTTGAGTTTTCGCCTTTGGTTTTGTTCGCAGATAATAAGAACCTGTCTTGAGACCCTTAGAATGTCCGTAAAAATGCATAGAAGACAATTTTTGGAAATCGGGTTCTTCTATGAAGATATTGAGGCTTTGTGTCTGGCAAATATATCTCCCTCTGTCTGCTGACATATCAATAATAACACGTTGCTTAATTTCCCACGAAGTTTTATACAGCTCTTTCATAGTCGCATCAATATTTGGGATATTCTGAATGCTTCCCTCGTGCAAAATAATAGTATCCCTCATTTCCTTATTCCATATTCCCTTATCAATTAAATCTTTAATCAAATACTTATTTATCACAATAAACTCTCCGCTTAGAGTCTTTCTCTGAAATATATTATTAGTAATTGGTTCAAAACTTTCATTAAATCCCATAATTTGCGATGTAGATGCTGTGGGCATAGGAGATATCAAAAGGCTATTGCGAACTCCATAATTCATTATTTCAGTCCTCAGGCTTTCCCAGTCATATCTATCGCTCGGCTTTTCATTCCACAAATCAAATTGAAAAAGCCCTTGTGATATCGGACTGCCCTCAAATGTACTATATGCCCCGCAATATTTATTTTTAATATTTTTAATTTCAAACTCATTAACATAGTCGCTCATATTTTCACCACATTCACCTGATGCTATTTGATTAATAGTATGATATCGTTTTTTTGATAATTCCATCGAAGCTTCAACAGCAGCATGATAGATAGTCTCAAAAATATCTTTGTTTATATCGGCAGCCTCTTTTGATTCAAAGGGATGTTTGAGCATCATAAATACATCAGCCAATCCCTGTACGCCAATTCCAATAGGTCTGTTTTTAAGATTAGAAATGCGTCCTTTTTCAATAGGATAAAAGTTCTTATCAATAACTTTATTGAGGTTTTTAGTAATTACTTTGACAACATCGTGAAGCTTCTCATAATTAAATACTCCATTCTCGATATATGTAGGAAGGCAAATCGAAGCCAAATTACAAACCCCAGTTTCCTCAGGTGATGAATAAATTAGAACCTCTGCACACAGATTGCTCGATTTGATAGTTCCTAGGTTCTTCTGGTTGCTCTTTTTATTCGCAGCGTCCTTGTAAAGGATATATGGAACTCCTTGCTCTATTTGAGATTCCAATATTTTAAACCAAAGGTCTTGGGCATTAATCTGCTTATTATATCTGCCTTCGCTCTCATATTTTTCATAAAGTTTAATAAAATCGTCGCCATATACATCGCTCAGTCCCGGACATTTATCAGGACACATCAACGACCAATGCTTATTACTTTTCACTCTTTCCATAAACAAATCAGAAACCCATAGAGCCATAAATAGATCCCTACATCTTTCTTCCTCGCTCCCGTGATTTTTCTTCAATTCCAAAAAAGCCTCAATATCACAATGCCAGGTTTCAAGATATACCGCAATACTTCCAAGTCTTTTCCCTGCTTGGTCAATATATCTCGCAGTATTATTAAATACTCGCAACATCGGTATGATTCCGTTAGAAGTTCCATTTGTTCCTCTGATATAACTACCTTTACCGCGAACCTGATGAATATGAATGCCAATTCCCCCAGCATATTTAGAAATTAGAGCCATCTCTTTTAGTGAATCATAAATGCCCGCTACGCTATCATCATTTACAGAGCAAAGGAAACAGCTGCTCAATTGCGGCCTTCTAGTTCCAGAATTAAATAGCGTTGGTGTAGCATGCGTGAAATATTTTTTACTCATTAGGTCGTATGTCGTCAGCACTTCTTTAATGTCATTACCATGTATTCCAAGAGCAACTCGCATCCACATATGCTGTGGCCTCTCAATAACTTTCTTATTAACTCGGGTTAAATATGCGCGTTCCAAAGTTTTAAAGCCGAAATAATCAAATGTAAAATCTCTCTGATAATCAATATAAGTATTGAGCTTCTCTTTATTTTTACACACGATTTCGTATAACTCCTCGGATACTAACGGAGCATTATTATTATGAATATCCTTGTTATTATAAAGAGCTTGAACTGTTTCAGAAAATGAAGGAGATGTATTTTTATGATGGTTTGAGATAATAATACGCGAAGCCAAAGTATTGTATTCCGGGTTATCCAAAGACATACTACCACACAAATATGCAGCCATTTCATCTAATTCGCTCGTTTTAACACCGTCAAAAATACGAGAGCATACCTTCTGAGCTATTTCTGATACATTAATATTTAGCTCACCTGATAGATTTTTAAGACGCATAAGGACCTTGTCAAAGCTAACATCTTCATATTCACCATTCCTTTTAATAACTTTCATAATTATATTATTATATTAATTTATCTATATATATATTTTTATAATGGATATGGAGGAAACTGCCCCCCAGCGCAGGCTATTTACACCCTTATAATATATTTAGTATTACCTTTATGATAACTTAAAAAGAAGCCTATTTTTATAATAATTGAAAAGAATAATTTGAGTACATCTCTCGATTTATTTTATAATTTCTAAAAAACTTTTGAAAATTTAGAAAAAACAGAAAGATGTACTCAATTTTAAAATTGAAAAAATAATAATATTCCAGTGTAAAGTACCGCTCCGAGTCTAAGTATTTTATAATAATTATCAGTAGGCTTATAGGATGTCGTAGTCTAGTATAATGCCATTTGAGGATTGCTTGTACCCATTTATTTTTATAATTCCCCTGTGTTCTTTGCCATGACATTCTTTACATAGTGATGCTAGATTATGCGTTGCATTTTTATGAGAGGAGCCTATGAATCCGTTTTCATCTGCGTCCTCCTGATATCTAATGTGATGCGTTTCAACAGCAATACCCTGACATATTTCACATTTATCAATCTTCTTCTTTCTGTTATAATTAGATTTCTTATTTTTAATTAGATCTTTGTCTATTTTTGTGAACTCTTTTCTAAACATCTCGGCCTTTTTAAGGAAATCCAATGGCATATCAAGAGATTTACATACTTCCAAACCATACATATTAGAACCCTGTCCGTCCTGTATTTTCCTATTATATATGATTTCATTATTTTTGCCAATATCTATTTTAATATGCTTAACAAATAATTTATTATCATTGATATGCTCTTTAATACAAGACATTTCTGTTAGTTCGTGAAGATGTGTTGCAAATATAAAAGAGGCCCCTTTATTTATCAGCATATCTATTCCAGCAGATACAATAGCAATCCCAGATATTGATTCAGTCCCACAGCATATTTCGTCTCCAATAACCAAACTATATTTATTACATCTCTGCAATATATTCCGCAATTCGGTCATTTCCACTGTGAAACTTGACATCCCTTTATATATATTATCCATTCCCGAAATCCTCGTAAATATTCTTTTATACGGATAATATACCATTTTTTCAGCGGCTACAAACATACCAGATTGAGCCATAATAATATTTAAACCAACAGCCTTCATAAATGAAGATTTTCCAGAAGCATTTATTCCATATAACAATATGCCATCTTCATTTATCCTTACATCATTCCCAACATACTCGAGTTCATCGTGTAATCTCTCAATCAACGGATGCCTCATGTTTTTCATATTAATAAAAGATGATTCTCTCTCGCCTTCACATGTTTCATCAGTGTCGTCAGTGTCGTCAGTGTCGTCAGTGTCGTCAGTGTCGTCAGTGTCGTCGGTGTCGTCGGTAGAATCTAGTGATATTTTAGGTCTTTTGTATCGGTAATCAAAGGCATTTTTAGCATTATTTGCTGCTATATCTGTGCGTATTAGATATTTAATGAGAATATCAATATTTTTATTATTTATTTCTATAAACTCTCTAACAAAACCATTGTAATAATTCAATACAAGCGCCGAGATTTCTTCGTTATATTTGCTGATATTTTTTGAGAGCTTCTCGGTTTCGCTATTAGTCATCTTATAATTTGATGATGAAGATGATAACAGCTTTTTGCTAAATTTGCCGATAATATCTTTGTTATTTTTAAAAGCCGTCTCATATCTTTTCTTAGTTATTAAAATAAAATATTCTTGGTCCTTATCATTATAATCTATTTTACATAGCGTGCTATCATTAATACCTATGCGGTTTATTTCTTCACATAAAATCTCAATATCTCTATATGCCATCTTGATACCCTTGGCATTATTATCTATATCTTCATATACTCCTTCTTTAAATATATTTCCCCAATTATTTTTATCAGCCAAATTATATTTAGAGGCATTCTCCAAATCCAAAATATCCTTGTAAGAATTAATTATAGTATGTACGGTTGATATAATAGTCCCTTCATTTTTATTGTTTTCATCATAGTCATCGTAATCTTTCAAGATATTATAGATGCCTATACAAGCCTCCATAGATTCATTGAAGCTTGTCCAATCCTGAGGAGCTACCTTATTCAAAAGAAGTTTTCTCTTGAATCTCTCCAAATCACCAATATTCGCTAGATACTTTCGCACCTTTATATAGGTATTTTTATTCAGTAATTTGTCAATATCATCATAAGACTGATTGATTTTTTTAATATTTATCATAGGTGCTAGTAACTTCTCTTTAAAATATCGTGAACCGAAAGCAGTAGCGCACCTATTTAAGACATCGATGAGAGGCTTATCATTCTGATACAATCCCAAAATATTTAATTGAACAGCAGAATTAAACTCGATTGTCATATTATTATTGTTCTCAAAAATCTCAGGAACTTGTAGCTCTTTTATAATATCTGCATTGTGTTCATGTGCAAATTGTAATAGACAACAGAATCCTTCGCGCGATATAGTAAGTCTCTCCATATTTAACATCTCAATTATAGAAATCAGCCCCTTCTTCATAAAGAATGCCTTCTCCAATATTTGCACCTGATTTATTATGCTCTTGAAAAACTCTATGTATTTACATTCTCCCCATTTATAATGTACCAAAATGTTATTAATATTCAAGTTTTTTAATATCTTTCTCCTCTCCTTCTCCTCAATTTTATCACCCAATATAATTAATTCAATAGGATTATATGTGCTAATCATCCGAAATACTTCGTCATTTGCGAGTTCAGGGTCATCCTTCGTAGAACCCACTTCATATATGAAGGTCTTCCCTGTTGATAAATCAATTCCTGATATTCCTGCAATAATATACCCGTTTATTATTTCGTACATTATAACCATCATATAATTACTTCGCTTATCTGTTATATTTATATTGGAGCCCGGTGATAATATCTCAGCGACAGTACGCATCCTATTTTTATTATTGCCAGCCATCTGCTGTTCCTGCTGAATAATTACAATAGTATAATTGTTATTCAGCAATATTTGCGTAAACTTATTAAGCGAATGAAGAGGGAATCCGGCCATAACAGGATTATTTAAGGATATTTCAGCAATTGATTTGTTCTTTTTCGTAGTTATGATACCGCATATATCAGCAACCTTATATATATCATTGTTCTCGGCGTTATTATTTTCATATATTGTGTACATTTCATAGAATGAGCCAACTTGTAAAAGAACAATACATTTCTCACCATACTGCTGTTTGTATTTCTTCGTATATTCAATATATTCATCGATAATCATTGTCATTATAATATATGTGCTATATTCTTAAATAAAAATAATATAAGAAATATATTTATATAGTTATATATACATTTGCAATAAATATAATATGGAAAAGGAATTGGAAAAAGAGTTCGACGATGTTCTAAAAAAGCTTAATGACATTGATTTGGAAATTATGGGCTTGTCTGATACAATTAAATTGGAGTTTTACAAATATTACAAACAGGCGAGGACCGGCGATTGTAATATTGATAAACCGTGGTTTGTTAATGTAACTGCGTGTGCCAAATGGGAAGCTTGGAACAGTATCAAGGGAATGACTGCTAACGAGGCTATGGAGAAATACATAGAATGTTATAAAAAATATATCCTAAATCCCTAAATCCCTAAACCCCTTGAATTATACCTTATAAGGCTAGTGGGTCAATCTTAATTTTATCAAACATACCCTTAGCTTTATCTACACCCATATTCATCAATCCTTGTTTATTTATAGCATTTACCTTATTTTCACCAAGGATTGATGAAAATCCTTTGCTAAGTGTATCTTTTTTTTTGTCAATATTTTCTTGCACATTTTTACTTATAAAAGGTTTTATTTCGCCTCTTGCTTTATTTTCGCTGGTTTTTAATTCTCTTACTTGCTTTAGTAGGTCTTTTTTATTATCCAATATTTTTTTTCGTTCATTTTTAATATCCTCTATTTGTTCAGGATTTAATTTACTTTTTCCTAATTTGTTTTTATATAATTCCATATTAGTATCTTTTATGGTCTTGTCATTTTTAATATCAAAATCCATCAACTTTTTTTCAACTTCTCTTCTTTCTGCTCTTGCTATATTCGCTTTATTTACGTTTTCCTCAAACTCTGCCTTTTTATTTTGTAGGTTTGTAATTTCAGCACTCTTTTTTTCTTTTTCTTCTTCTGCTTTTTCTGATTCTGTCATATTAGAAGGTTCAAGTAATTTTTCATTGTTCTTATAACCTTCTAATTCTTCTATTTTTTCTACATAGTTATCGTATGCTTTCTCGTATAAGTTCATAAAATAGCTATGTTTATACAATTCAAGTCTTGCCATTGATATTGCAGCGCCGACGCCAGATTTTAATACACCTGATTTGAATATTGTTTCACTATTAGAATGCTCGCTTATAATTTTAGCATCTTTCTTAGCATCTTTATGTAATGTATTAATATCAAAATTGAACCATATTTTATAATATGCATAGAGAATTAACATAGTTATCAATGAAGGAAATAGTATCCCGGGATTCAGCTTTATACATTCGTATATAATATAAAATACTATTGATATAATACCCAATATAATATATATTATCGTGTTAATAAAAAACATTACTATATCATATATAAACCCTAAATTGTTATTCATCAAGATGCCTATAAGAATTAAGAATAATACAAACTTTATAATTGTTCCTATAATTGGAAAATTAAATATACCCATTATCCCCGAATATAAACCACCAATTACTTGATATATCCCCGAAATAATAGAAACAATTATTTTTATAAATAAACTATTACATGCAATAAGCACTATAAAATACACAATGGCGATAACTAATATATAGAGAAAATTGAGAGCAGATATTAAAACATATATAACATTTCCCCAATATAAAAGCATAATTATTATAAATAACCCGATAGACAGAAGTAAAATAATTGGATATGTTAAAATAAAACTTTTATACAATTCGTAAGCATTTGAATAATCATCAAATATATTTTTATGTTTATTCTCAATTTTGACAGTAACTGGATTATAGTTGACCTTTACAGGTTCGGGAGGAACTACATTAAGATATGTTTCATCTTCGTCTGGATTAATAATTTTCACCTTTGTGTCTTTTATATAATCCTCGTCATATATTCCATAATTTAAAAGTCTAATCGCAAACATATTGTTTTCATTAAAATACAAAAACTTACAATATTTAAATAAATACTTCAAATATTTCTTTGTAGCATCATTGTCAATATTATAAGGTGTTGCATCTGTTACTTTATGAGCTATACTTTTGGCATATAATACTCTTTTAAAATGCGTACTATCCTTCAGCTTATTAAGATAAGAAATATATAGTTCGTCTCTTTTATCAAATAATTGATAGAAGTCATTAACATTATTTTTAATAATTGTTTTAATTTTCAAATCATTATTCTCGGCTTCTCTTATAATATCCTTTATATATTGTGATATTACTGTATAAGCAGTTTCTATATCTGTTGCCATTATTGCGACTGGATGAGTTGTGATTGAAGAATAATTAGACAGCGAAGCCAATATTTTAGCTTGCACCTCTTTATTTATATCTTCGTCATTGTCTGTTTTAACATTTTTAATAGTATCATAATAATTACCTGCTACTGTTTCTGGTATTATAGTATTATTATTTTCTGTAAGTTTGCCGGTAGCTTCGTAGCTTCCTAAAATACATATTATGGCTAATGGGTCATATGGGATATAATTTCTATATTTGCCTCCTTCCAATGTTTGAATGCTTTCGCATACATTATCGTTGTTTACAACATTTTTTTCGGTGCAGCTATTATAACACTTAAATATTTTTCGTGTTTTATCACTCTCATCTATTTTTCTACGACCATTGTTGTTTCCCAAATAATAATATGGTATTGTGAACCAATCATGCCACCTATCTGTTAAATTATTACATTGCGATTGCTTTTTTTCCAATAAATAATATTTAGGTTTAGCTTCATTATAAACTATTTTTTTTTGAACCGTATTTTTTTTTTCAATTTCAACCTTGTCTATATCGGCAATTGCATCATATTTCGAACCACGATAATCAACAATTATATCTTTTATTTCCCAATAACTATTTTCATTTGGACCAGCTCCTTTTTTTTCATCCATAGTTGCCCTTGCTCTTGCAGGTGTTCCACCTGATGATGCCGGCGGTTTAATGATTATATTAGGAGGTTCATTGCTATAATATTTCCCCCTACTATTTATATTAATAATCGTAATAGCCCCATTCTCATCAACTGTTATAGGTCGAGATTTATCCAATTCAGCATCAAATGTTTTTATAGCAAATAAATCATTTGATTTATCAATTTTTTTAACATCCATAATATAGTTGTTGTTGTATAAAAGCTCTAAATCCTTGCCATTAACATTGTCTGTACATTTACTCATTTTTAAAATGCCTTTTATGTTAATATTATATTATAATATTTTTATAATCGCTTGTATCTTCCTTTGTAGCTTCTCCGCAAACTTTTGTTTTAACAGTACAATCATCATATACATAGTCATTATCTGTTCCGCATTTTGGAGTATATATATATTCTTCATTAGTTGTTCCCCCTTTGTCAAACTTATAGTCGTGTGATATACCATAATATTCTGATATATTAGGCTTGTCGCTTTTCTTAGGCATTTTAATATTATATACAAGCGTCACATCTATACCATTTTTACTATCACTTATATAAGAAGGGTCTTCTATTATTATAGAATCCTTATTTGCCTTTGTATATTTTGACCCTCCTGTTATTATTTTTATTTTATCAATTTCATAAAGTTGCGGAGTAGTTCCAGTAATTTTTTTTAATTCTGCTTTTGCTTCTGCTTGTGTAGAACCGGGAGTAGTAGGCTTAGGAATAATTATTTTGGGAGCTAATAGATATCTGCCCTTACTGCTGAGGATTATTTGTGATATCTCACCAGCTCCATCAACTGTTATATCGCCTACTTTTGCTTTATCATTGCTTATATCATGTATATATTTATAATCAAAAGTATAGATATTATCATATAATCCGTCTGTATTATTTGGTTTTTCATCCCTTGCTTTTATTATTGACGGAGTGTCTGCTAAACTGTTAAGAAAATCGCTGGAACTATTGGCATAATTGCTAAATCTACTATAAGCGGCTGATAATTTATCAAAGAAAGAGTATATATTTTGTGGCAGTCTTTGTAATACTGAAATGATATCGGTATTATTATTTGACCCTCTGCCTCCTTGCATATTTTTTGAAAAAAAGTTAAAATTACCAGGACCAACCAAGCTTCCTGTTCCTACACCGCCTGAATTTTCAGGGGGTTCATCATCTTCGCCAAAAAACACAAGTATTATGAAAGCTATAAATACTATCAATATCACTAATCCCGCAAAAGGTTTTGTCCACATCATCATAACCTTCCATATATTAGCAATTGCGGATGTTATAGTAGTAAATAGGCCGCCCGATAAACCTGAAGAGTTATCAACTACCAATTTTATATAGTTAAAAGTTAGGTCGTTATCTGCTATTTTTCGCTCATTATCCATTTTGGTATTGTCTTGTTGTTTTAGAAAGTCTCGCTCCTCTCCAAGTTTTATATCTTCTACTGCATCATGTACAATATCTAAATAATCTTTTGATAATGTTAAAGTCTTATCTAACAAAAAATCTTTGTAAATTTTCAAATAATCTCTAATTTCTTTTAATATTTCATAGTTAGGTTTTTTGACATCATATTTATATATATAGTTGATAGCATATAACATAATTACATTAAGCAATATTCTTGAGTTTTTATTATTAACCAATTCAGGAGGTGCAAAAATATTCATAATAAAATTTTCTATAAAAGATATAAAAATATTACAAAACCTCTGCCACTTACTCAGCTCTTGTTTTTGTGTAACACTTTTATTAACATCTTCTGTATTCTGCGGATTTCCGAAATTAGAACCTTGTACCATAATGCCATTAGTAGGATCATTTTCGGTAGTAACAGTTTTGCCAGCAGCAGCAGCAGCAGTAGCAGTAGCTGCGCCAACAAAACCTGTAACAAGATTACCTTTACCTGCGCCAGCAAGAGCTTCAAGAGGATTACCTGTACCTGCAATACCAGCAGCAGCAGTAGCAGCAGCACCTAATGGAGTTGATGCGACAGCAGTAGCAGCAGCAGCAGTAGCTTCGGCAGCTAATTTTGTAGCAATGTCGGCCATTTAATAAATAAGCTTTAATAATTATCTATATAATTATTTTGAAAGTTTAATATGCCCAAATAAATAAATATATATTAATTAAATGTATATTTATTTATTGATATTTTTACTATTAATATATACCTCATTTTATTATATATTTATTGATGAAATCTCTATATATCAAGTTTCCATAAATAATTTTGATTTTGAACTTTTATATAAAAAACAGCCCATAGTAATCTCTGATTATATTAGCGATATCAATTATATTCTCACTAATTGGTTTAATTATAATATTATATATAATCTAAATAATAATTATATATGGCAAAAAAATAAATATAAATATCTGTTCGTACAATCTATTTCCGACAATCCAGTTGAGATACATCTATGCAATCCTTCATCAAAAATTACAAATGGCATCCCTGACACAGACAGTAATATTACCTCTATCTTATTGAATAACAAGTCTATAATAATTCCCTTTAACTGGAACTATTATATTTCCGGAAATACTAATATGTATGGTATTCATGATTATATCACGATTTGCACAGCAGTATTATAATATAGCAATATTAAACAAATGATGTCATCGGTGGGGTTCGAACCCACGAGTGCTATGCACATCAGATCTTAAGTCTGACCCCTTAGACCGCTCGGGCACGATGACATAAAATGCCATAAAGGCTATATTAAATGAAAAAATGATTTATTGTGTTATTTTGATTTATATATATATATTATCAAATCCTTATATCTTTTTATTGCCCGCTCCCGGCTTTGAAACATAAGGATTCGATATTATCTATTCATATCCCCATCTCGCACTTCTCGTCTTAAAAATAGGATATGGAAGATATCTATTATTTGATTCACGCCACTAATAATTCGGATTGTATTTCGTGGAATGAATTAAAAGTTGGCGATTTCAATACAGATGACCAATTCCCTGGCGTATATATGTCAGTAATCACAAAGGACAATATAGATAGCGAGAGCATATATCCTGGAAAATACCTGATGATATTTTCAAAAATATTACTCGGCCAAAATAATTATCATATAAATGCTCGGGATTACAATGGTATCATTGCGGAAAAAAACACATATTATCCATGGAACTTGCGCAAGTTTTTGGATTGTAAAGATAAAAGCTCTATGAACGAGATTATTTTTCACGATAACATAGATATTAAATATTGTCGGAAAATCATTGACACGACTGGCTCGGACTACAAAAGCCTACTCCCAAAAATACCATTAGATTCTCCCGAACTACAACCTGATATATCAGCGCTACCATTCTACTGTTATCCATTTGAATCTATGTACACAGGGATAAATCCCTTGCCTCCAAGTTCAAACGAATGGTATATTATGATGTCTAAAATTGCCGATATAAAAATAGATAATATCACAGACATCAGGCATGGAATTAGGGAAAAAATTAGAGAAAAAGCAGAATATTTATATATGAATCGCGATAAGCAAAAAATAAAGTATCTAAAAGAGTATACGACATAAAAAATGACAACAAATAAAAATAAAAATATAATATATGGACGATATTATTGACAACTTCGGATATATAAGTATATCAGAAAATAATGAATTACTAACCTATATAAACACATTGGATATAGATTATAATCTTAAAAATTATTTATATGATTTAATTGAAAATGATAATCATACAGATTATTTAACTATATACAATATATGTATGGAAAATGACATTGAACTCCCGCCATTCTAAATATCATTAACATCAACCTATTTCTTAGCCTTCTTTTTAACTACTTTGGCATCTACAATGCCCAACATATCATTTTCATATTCCTTCAAAATATTATTGCGGTGCTCCTCCCATTCTTTTTCAAGTTCATTCAAATCATTCAGCCACAAATCTTCAATGTTCGTATTTTTCAGATTTCTCAGCTTTTCATCCAATTCATTATATTCTTTCTCCAATATAACCTTTCTATCATATGTCAGTTGTGATATAGGCATTTTTAGCAGATAATTATAATGCTTATAATTAATACCAGCTTCTCCCACAGCTCCTGCTTCATCGTCTTCATCGGCACCTGCGGTACCTGCGTTCTCGCCCAATTCTTTTGAAGGTTCATCGCTTCCCATATTGATTGGTGGGTAATTTAATTCAATCAGTCTCGCAGTAATCTCTTTCAATTTTTTATTCATAATTTTAATATTTCCTGCAATTACATCCAGGATAAATCTCATTTTATTGCTCAACACCTTAGCCTCTTTTTCAAGATTTTTAATTTGATAATTCTTTCTCTCAAAATATTTCAATATCCTTGTCTCAGACCATTCCTTGATAATTTCAATTGCACTTTCGTATTTTTGAATAGCCCCGTCTTTATTGAAGAGATGGATATTATTAATACTGAGATTCTTGCTAGATTGTAGTTTAAACAAAGTATCAAAGTTTCCCTCCATAGTAGCCTTAACACTAGTGTTGAAATGTAAGATAAACTTGACATTCTTTGATGTATAATGATTCTCTATGTATTTCAAGTTATTTAATCCATTTGTAATCATATTTTCAAGGAACTCCTTATAATCTTCTGTCCATGTTCCAATAGGTAACTCAGTTATCTCTACGGTAGAATCATCAACCCATCTATAAATACCCTTGCTAATATATGAGTTTTTCTCTGCTTTAATAATACTTCCTTTAAATCCTAGGTAATATGGAGTAATATCACTGATTTCTAAGATATCGATTGTATCATTAATAGTTTCGAGGTCCTCTTGTGATTTTGCCACAGTCCCTGACATTTTAATGACATTGCAAATAATCTTACATATATTAATCAATTCGCTCGGGTCAAATTGTGGAATATTTGTAGAATATCCAGTTCCAATGCCAATACCACCATTCACTAGAATCATAGGAATGATAGGAATATAATATTCAGGCTCTATTTGTTCACCATCATCATCCTGATAATTCAAGATAGCATTATCCTCCTCCTTAAATATCAATCGGGTTAGCTTAGATAATAGCGTGAAAATATATCTCGCAGATGAAGCATCTTGACCACCCTGACAACGGCTGCCAAATTGGCCATTAGGACTCAGTAGATTGATATTGTTAGTTCCTACATAGATTTGTGCCATACCCACAATAGCCTGTTGGAGAGAGTTTTCACCATGATGATATGCTGAAACTTCACTAACATATCCTGATAATTGTGCTACCTTTATTTCATTCGTGTATAACCTTCTTTTAAAACAGGCGTAAATAATTTTTCGAGTGCTTTCTTTGAGACCGTCGCAAATATGATTAATAGACCTCTGCAAATCCCGATTAGAGAAATGAATCAAATCTTTATCAACAAAGGATTTGTAATCCACATTCAACACAGAATAATCCAATACATCATCCTTGTTATAGCTTTGAAGCCATAGCTTTCTGTCATCGGCTCTTTTCTTATTAAAAGCCAAATCAATGACTTCGTCGGCATTTTCATCATACACATATGTTACCTTCTTCATATTCTTAAAATACTCCTTGGCCTCTTGATCGTTCGAAGTACCGAGTCCCTTGTAATATTTGATTTTCCACGAACCCTTCTTGGCTACATCGGTTTCACTCCATCTTTCGTAATCCGACATATTATAAAACTCAATTACATCTTTCTTGCTATTTGTGGCTTTAATAATAGGCGTAAGCATAGAAGTAAGAAACCCTGGGATTTCATACAATTCATGCCACATACTTTGAAATATATTGAATATGAGACCTTTGATATGGCTCCCGTCGTGATCCTGGTCAGTCATAATCATAATAGAGCCATATCTAAGCTGACTGATATCAGTATATTTCTTGTTCTGCTCCAATCCTAAGATTTTTTTAATAGCTGTTATTTCGTTATTATCCGATATTTTTTGCAGCGTAGCATCCTTTACATTTAGAATCTTACCTCGCAAAGGAAATACACCGTATCTGTCTCTGCCGATAACACTGAGACCGGCAACAGCCAATGTTTTAGCCGAATCTCCCTCTGTCAAAATTATCGTGCATTCTGCACTATTTTTTGTACCCGCTAAATTGGCATCATCAAGCTTAGGGACAATGATGCGTGATATTTTCTTTCCGTCAGTTTTCACAAGCTTCTTCTTATCATAAAACTCGGTTATACTAAGAGCCTTGTCAATAATTCCGGACTTGAATAATTTTTCATAGAACTTGTCGCTCGGTTCGCACTTTGAACCAAACTTGGCGACAGGTGTTGTAAGTGTCTCTTTACTCTGTGAATCAAAACTCGGATTTACAATCAGAGCCTTGACAAAGATTATAAGATTATCCTTGATATGCTGTGTTTTTACTACTTTTTTCTTTTTCGCCAAAGTCATATCAACGAGATTTTTAGTAATCATATTTGTGATATATTCAATATGTTTCCCTCCCTTAATCGTATTAATTCCATTGACGAAAGAGAGATATTCGAATGACCCTGATTTTGAAATAGATGCTGCAATTTCCCAACGTTCCCCGCAAGATTCATAAACAAGAGGTTGCTCCTTCTTATCCAAAAATAGCTCACAATATTTCTCAAAATCCTTAATCAATATCTTCTCGCCGTTGAAATATACAGATACATCTTTGTTAGTCGTGGCACAAGCATCAATTACCCGACGATGAAACAATTTATAAATATCCTCTGTAATATTTTTAATCCCAAATCTTTCATAATCAGGCTTAAAGGTTATTTGGGTATAAGGAGCTTTTGAAGAGGCTTTGACGGTGGGCTTATCGCGCTCTGTCATATTATTCCTGAAAGTCTGAGTATATATTTTGTTAGTATAGTGGTCTACGGTTTCTATGATAAACTCCTTTGAAAATATGTTGGCAAGCTTACTTCCATATCCATTCTTACCACCCCATATCTTCTCTTCGCCTTTATCATAGTTGGTTGATGTCAGAAGCTCGCCGAAAATTAATTCAGGAACCCATAAATCACCATAAGTACTATGTTTTTTGATATCAATACCATTGCCGTCATTATGAACAGAGATGACGCCTGTATTCTTGTCAATAGATACTTTGATATTCTTGACATGTTTGATATTTTCTTTTCCCTTAGCTTCTTCTGCCTTTAAACGCATAGAATGATCAATTGCATTTACAATGACTTCGTCAAAAATCTTCAAAAGTCCAGGAATATATGTCAGTTCATCGGTATCCATTTTGTTTGTAGCAGAATCAAAGACATAGCTGCTGATTTTTTGCGATTCAATAGAGCCGATATAAGTATCTGGGAGAGCAAGAATATGCTCTAACAATTCGTACTTTTTATATTTCTCTTCAACCGTTTTGTCGGTCTTGGGAGGCTTGGCATCTACTTCTTTCAAAGTTTTGGGAGGCATTCTAATATATAAGCTATTAATATATTTATATAATCAATTTTTATATTTGCGACTAAAAAATAAAAAATAAATTAACTTATTTTATATAGATAATGGCTATATTAGATATAACTAATAACGAAGAGTATAAAAATATATTGAGAGGTAATAAAGTATTAGTTATATATTCCGCATCATTCTGTAAACCTTGTAAGGAGATATATCCGTATATGCTTGAATTATCTGAAACTTACAAAGATATAATTTTTATAAAGGTTGATATTCAAAAATGCGAAGATATAGAAGATATCAACAGTATCCTCTCTATTCCTCATTTCAGGTTTATTAATAATACCCAAGAAATATGTTCATTCACAGGTGCCAACAGAAGTTTAATAATAGAGTCCATAGAGAAACTAAGATTATCTGACAGCCTATAACGGGGGAACCCGCCCCCCAACGCGGGCTATAAATAGAGCCTCTCAATAGCCTCTCAATAGCCTCTCAATAGCCTCTCAATAATTATTATAAAAATACTTAGATTCAGAGCAGTTATTGACACTGGAATATTATTATTTTTTCATTTTTAAATTTGAGTACATCTTTCTGTTTTTTCAAAAGTTTCAAAAGTTTTTTAGAAATTACAAAATAAATCAAGAGATGTACTCAAATTATAATTTTCAATTTTTAGAAATATTCAGTGTCTTTTTAAGATATCAGAGTGGTGTTAGAAATATCTGATAAGCATCATAACAGCTATTCGTATAGCCTTGACAATACCGCGTTGGGGACGGGTTCCCCCATAGGGCGGTTTCCCCCATAGACTATATAAAATTATCATAAGATATTATAATAGGTATTGTTATTTTTTGAGTATTATGCTATCAGTAGGTATTCCCACAGAATTGAAGGCGAATGAGAATCGCGTATCATTGATTCCGAGTGATGTCAAAAGGATTGTTGATGAAGGTATCCCTGTATATTTTCAAAAAGGAGCGGGACAGTGGGCTGGCTTTAGAGACTATGAATATATAGAAGCAGGAGCCTTTGCGAGAAATACCATAGAGGAACTATACGAAACCGCGAGCCTTATTGTAAAAGTTAAGGAACCGCAAGAGAGAGAATATCCCCTTATAAACGAAAAGCATACTATATTTACATTCTTCCATTTCGCGAGCAATAAGGGGCTTCTTGAAAGAATGATTGAATCTAACGCCATCTGCTATGCCTACGAAACAGTGGTTATTAAGAGCGCAGATGGTAAAATCCACTACCCTATTTTATCAAATATGTCATCAATTGCCGGAGACCAAGCATTTATTGAAGCGGAATCATTTATATCAAAAAAGATTCCTAATCACTTTTATCATATTCCTATAACAATTATAGGAGCAGGGAATGTAGGACAGGCCTCTATGAAACGCGCTATAAAAATGGGATATAAGAATATTTATCTTATTGACAAGGACGAGGAAAAAATTAAGAATATTAAGAGAGAGGCAGATGATTGTCCGGGTACAAAAGGCATCATCAATATCTATAATATGACTGAAGATAATCTAAGAATACTTATGAAGAAATCTATTATAACAATCGGGAGCATCTATAATACTGGTGCTGAAACAAATAAATTATTGACTAACGATATCCTGGATACTATGCCGGCGAATAGCATTATTATGGATGTGGCGATTGACCAAGGAGGAATAACAGAACAATCAAAGCCGACGACCAAAGATAATCCGTTTATTACATATAAAAATGTTAGTATTTATTGTGTGCCTAATATTCCGAGCTGCATACCTCTAAGAGCCTCAACATTGCTCTCTAATTCAATTAAAGATTATGTCGTTGCCATCGCAAAACACAGAGAATACAAATATCCTGAATTAGGCAATTCTAAATATAAAATATAATCTCGATTATAATTCCATATCAATATAATTATAAAAATTGATATCTTATTTAATTTATTTTTATTAACATTACACCTATCTATACTAATATTCCAGATAACAATGCAGTTTCCATCGTCCTTCAAGATTCGCCCGTGTCTCGCGGTATTTGCGGTATTCCTCGTGTTATTCGTCTTCTCTATGAATATAAGAGGGGCTTATTCATACACTGTATCATTTCCAACATATAAAAGAAACCTCGCTGTAATCTCAAATGCCGATATTAAATATTTGACAGACTATGATAAATATCAGCTTATCAAGCTATTCAATAGCGTACCCCTGCTATTATTTAAAAATCAAAAGATTAATCCAGTAGAATATTACGAGTTTTGTAAGCTATTTGATGACAAGCACACTAACGATACTATTCATCCGTTTGAATATTCAAAGGTTGATATTGTTCCTCAAATAGCTCTTAGAGGTAATTGCTATATCAAAGACCTTCATGGTGTAAAAGATGTTCGTCTGAAATATAGCGAACCATTTAAAAACTCACTAGTTTGGCATCAGGATATTGTAGGCCAAGGAACTTATTTGCCTCCTGTAGTTTCAAGTATGTATATGATTAAGACGCCTACACGAGGCGGCAATACGCTTTTCGCAAGTCTCGAAGACGCTTATGATAGTATCGATAGCAATATTAAAGACAAGATTTTCGATTTAAAAGTCATTTATTCAAATACGAATACGGGAATGATGAATACATATTTTGATTATACGGGATATAATAGAGTAAAAAATAATGAGATGAACTTTGAAAAAGAGGAGACAATTATTACTAAGGAGCCTCTCGTAGTGTATTCTAACTATAATAGGAATCGAAAAGCACTAATGCTATCCCCATTCCGTTTTACTAAGTTTGATAAAATGTCATGCGGAGATAGCTTTGATTTATATAGAGAAATTATGTCAAAAAATGTAGTTAATAAAGATAATATTATTGATATTAAATGGGAAAATAATGATCTACTAATATTTAATAATAGAAAACTGATTCATTCTTCGTCTCCTACGTTGGAATATAAGGATATGGATAGGCTATATTATAGTTGCTTTGTAGGAACAAGGTCGCCTATTGTTCCATGCTAAGGGAAGATGCTCTATGCTCTATTAGCTATATATTTGATTTATAGTGTTATTATAGACGTTTGAAGATATAATTTCGCTACATATATCAGCAACACTTTTATTTTCTACATCAATATATATTATATTTTTATTATTTCTAACAGCTTCTTCATAGTTCTTTTCGTGTAATTCGTGGATTCTTTTAATATATTCTAGTTTGATATTTTTCTCAGCTTCCCGACCTCTTTTTTTTATTCTATTAAAGCATATTTCAGGATTGGACCTTAAATATACATATCCACATGGTTCCCATAATTTGTCGGTAGTTTTATGAAGTGTCAGAATATTCCTATATTCTTCTTCACTAATACTTTTATCTTCGTAAGCCTTTTCTACAAATACATTTTTAATGAAATAAGGGCTTCGTTCCATTAATATAATAGTATTTGATTTCTCTTGTATCCAGCATCTGTCGAGCCATACTTTAATTTGAAAATTATAAGTACTATTTTCAGTATTGTACATATTTTTGAGATATTCGCTCCAATTTTCAACAGGCTCTAAATCTACCGGAGTTTTGTAGTTTTTATGAAAATAATTCAAAATACTAGTTTTATAACAACCTATATTACCGTCCAAAGTAATTATTGGCATTTTTAATAATTATATTCATATATATTTATATATCATTTTTCATTATTTTACTTTTATAGATGAGTTTTTTGAAATTAGCATATTTTAATTCACTTTTCTTAGTATCAGTGAGATTTTTTATGAAATCTTTTAGTATATCATCGAACTTTACCATAATTACATCAAGTAGTTTATCGCTTATTTTAACATCAAAATGTTTAAATATCTTCTTCATTTTCTTCTTAACAGCCTTATTTAATTTAGAACAAGCCCCTCCGGTCATCTGCAATCCTAATGCCGGTCTTGCAACATTATTTGCAAAATCAATATTCATTATATCACCGCTTGCATTTTCTGCTTTATAATGTCTAGACTCATCTACGCCAAAAAAAGCAGCAGTATTAAACGCGCCGCCTCTCATTCCTCCCTTAGAAAACTGGTTTTGTTGGCTGCTACCACCTTTTATCGATGCTAAGACACTTGTTGATTTTTTTGTGATTCGCGAGGAATTGCAATATTTATTGATATAGTGCATTAAATAGCTCATATGGTTATTTAATATTACTTTTACTCCCATTTTGAGACATAAAAGAGCGCACAAAGATGCTATGTTGAAAATGAGTTTATCAATGTATATATTCATTAACATCATTATTTTTCCCTCGTCCATTTTATTAACAGGCTTATGGCGCTTTATACTTTTCATCAATTCAATAGAACACAAATTAATATCCTTGCAATCTATCATATATAATTATTACTACTAATATATAAAATGAAAATAATTATATATATTAAGAACAATGGAATATTTAGAACTTGATGAATCTAATCCAGTATTACATAGGATGAACTTTTTAAACGGGCGTATTGATGCAACAAACAATAGCTCTTTTAATATCGAACAATCGCGCATCAAAGCTTCTGAACATCAAATAAATGTTATATCACGCAATCTTGATTGTACGGAAGTATCTAAGCTATTTTTTTCAATAGATAATATAAATATATTACAAAAAGGCATACGTAATAAAATATTAAATGATACTTCCGGTGAAATAAATATATCGCGACAAAGCGACGACGAACTAAAAATTATTATGCGCTCTATATATTTTCAATATGGTAAGAATAGTGCATTTAATGTCAAGGATCAGGTATTGTCATTAAATACACGCGTTATTGAGTGGAGCGTCCCTGAAATTATATCAAATATAAAACAATCGCAAAAATACCTACATGATATCAGTACAATGCCAGTTCCACTTGAAAGGTCTACGCTTCCTTCAACAAAAGGAACTAAAACCTTAGATATTACTAATAGATATTAATTAGATAATAGCAAATAATAAATAATATAATATTATAGAAGTATAGAAAAATATATAAAATGAGTGGTTATGTAGAGACTGCTTTTTCCTACAATGAATCAGATTTAGGCTTAGACCCCGAAACTAAATTGCGCTTTAAACCAAATAAAAAGGAGCTAGAACTATTCAAATTAGAAAAATTAAATATGTACAAGGGAACATGGATGGTTTGCTTTGTATATGGTATTACCGCTATAATTCTTCTGTCTGTCATATTTTTCACGGATTGGGGTAGAACATATATATATAACAGATTTTTCCCTGCGGTTATTACCTATGTTTTAGGCGCAATTGTAATTATAATATATTTAGTTGTCTCTATTTTTAGCTTAGTACCCCGCAAACTAAGAAAAAGCGTAGAGACATTACCTGTATGTCCTGATTATTGGAAATTAGAAAAAGTAGAAGAAACAGATTCTGTAATTACGAATATGAAAGATAATATAACGAAATATTCTAATAACACCGATGATCCTACTACAAAAGACCCGTTATATGAAAAGGGAAAAAATGAACAGTATATATTAAACAGACCGGGAGATATCAATATAACGACAGAAGACCATTTATTGGGTTATAAATGTGTTCCAGATCCTAATGTATACGGTGATATTAATGATATTAAATCTCAATTAGAATTGATTAATGAAAATAATAATAAGTATGCAACTGCTACAACATATGAAAATTACAATAAAAACAGTGACCAACCTAAATATCTATATGTTAATTCTTCCAATATAAATCCTAACTTGGAAAAATATGCAGAAATTACCGGTGTTTATAAAAATACATGGACAGATGATAAAAAATATAGTGGTGCATATTTTCCCAATACAATTGTTAATTTTGGAAGCGATAAAGGAAGGTATCAAAAAGATACGCCTGATAGCAATAAAATACATATTAATAATACCAAACCATTGATATGTAATGAATTATATCCATATTTACTTGATTCTATGGAGGACAAAGAGAAAAATCAAGAATTAAAATGCGAATATGCTAAGAATTGCGGTGTTTCTTGGAGTTATTTAGATTGTTATGGAGACAAGAGTATTTTATCTTCTATACCCTTATCTGTTACAAACTCTGACGCAAAATAAGCGGTTTATTACAGTGTTTTACATATTCCAAAGGTTTTTCTATGAAATTCGCTCAATCCATGTGTTTTTAAAGCTACAAGATGATTTTTCGTTCCGTATCCCTTATTTTTTTTAATATCATACAGCATTAATATAGGATTATCTTCAACCAATTTATTTATCAATTTTGTATGATAATCTTTGGCTACTATTGAAGCCGCTGCAATAGATAAATATGTAGCATCTCCTTGTAATACACATTCATACTCTATCATTTCAGAGTCTTCGCCTGGCGGTATATATCCCTTAAAGTTTGGCCCGTCTATTAGCAAATAATTGAACGGCTCTTTTTTATATGCATCGTTTATAGCTCTATTCATTGCCTTCATAGTTGCATTTAATATGTTTATTTCATCAACTTCTTTATTAGATACTTCACCCACTCCATATGTTATACAAATATCCTTAATATACGAAGCCAAAAACTCTCTCTTTTTTTCAGATAATTTTTTAGAATCTTTAATTTGTTTATAGGTATCATCTGGAAAACTTTTTGGTAGTACGACACATGCAGCTATAACAGGACCTATAAAAGTACCTCTCGCAACTTCATCAACTCCTGCTATAACTTTATCCCTATGCTTTTCTGACGTAATAATATAATCGCTGTTCTTGCTGATATCACTCATAATTTGTTATTGATAGTAAGCTATTTAAAAGATATTAGTCATTTTTTATATTTATGAGACAACTGCGTATAAATACCCTATTTTAATATGTAGGTATAAAGTGTATTACATTAAATACGCTTATTATCTTTTTTCTATATTTTTATGCCCTCTTGGCGAAATTGGATATCGCGTTTGACTTCTAATCAAAAGAGTGTGGGTTCGAGTCCCACAGGGGGTAATAAAAGTTTTATATTATACTTTTTCTTTTTTCAGATTATTATCATTTAGATTTAATAAGAAGATAGAGCTCATTGTACTATAAATATGTTATATAAATTATATGATGCTATTTTATCAATATACATAAGGTGTTTTGTAATAAGCGAAGAAAGGGGCGATTTATATTATTCTATGTAAAAATTGACTGTCTTTATTAATTATATTTCAAATATGATTCATGAAATCATAGTAATCGTAGATGATACTCTGCATTGCATCGAAAAGGTCTTGGTAGATATCTTATTATGCCTTCTAGTATTTTCTCTATTCTTAGTAATTAAAAATCTATTTGTTTAATCCTTCAAAATATACACCATGTAGCATAATAAAAATAAATGCAACACTTCTATATTATAATATTTTTTATTATGAGGCTGTAAAACAGGGCTGATGCCGGCGAATATTGAAATATGGAATCTATTTGTATTACTGTGATGATATAATAAAATGAACCAATATTTTTATAAAAATTGAAATTATAATTTGAGTACATCTTTCTGTTTTTTCAAAAGTTTTAAAAGTTTTTTAGAAATTATAAAATAAATCGAGAGATGTACTCAAATTGAATTGAAAAAAAATAATAATATTACAGTGTCTCAAAAAATACTGAGAATATTCTAAACAATTTACGAGGATATCCGCAGCTTGTTTAATATCATTTCAATATCGTTGTAGTAGGCATCGTTATAATCACAATAGAATATTCCATTTTCCATTTTTTTGTCGGTCGGATATCTATTTGGTTTGTTAGCTCTATCTATTGTATATTCAACAATTTCACCGACAACAGCTATATTGTTGGCAGTTAAGTTGCCAGACTCTATTGTTTTGATATATTCTATATTTCTATAATTATTAATAAATTGTATTTTGTTATTATATATTGTATTTTCAATAGAATCTTTTTCTTTGAAGCCTTTTGTCAATATATTATTATCGCATAGCAAATCCAATAATACCCATGCAAATGATTGAAGGTCATTCATGTAATCAATTATATATTTTTTATTAAACATAGTAGGCAAATATAAAAGAGTACCAGCATAACCCTTTTGCACTTTCATTATCCGTTCCCCATTTACATTAAGAATATTTATAGATAATCCAAAATCTATTATTTTAATTTCATCCATATTATTATCTGCAAAAACTATATTATGAGGCTTAATATCTAAATGTACTATTGATATATTTTTTTGCAAATTACAATTGTGCATTGATTGTAAAGCTCTCAAAATTAATATAAATATTCTCCTTATCTTTGATATATCTCGGATACCTTTCAATTGTAATAAATCGTTCCCTAATAATTTTGTCACCAATACATACCTTCCAATATCTCCCTCAACAAGTCCTCCTATACTACCATAAGCATATACTTTTGACACAACAGCATTAGCACAATTAATATTTAATAACTTCATAATGTAATATTCCGTCATTATTTGATAAAAAATCTTTATATTCATTTTAAGTAGTATATCGGGAAGTCTAGGTTGTATCTTTACAACTACATCTTCGCCTGTCATATTCCCTTCTATTATTTTACCAACATATAGAAGAGATTCTACGCTTTTATATAGTTCACTAACTATTATAACTTTTATAGGCTTATTATTAATATCATTAAGCACTATTATATCATTTAAAAATAGCTGAGATAATTTAATAATATATTGAATTATAGAGCTTTTTTTTCTATTATATTTTTTTATTATATAGTTTAGATTCTCTTCATAATTTTTGTTTGGTTTTCGCTGAGTATAAAATGATAAATGCTCTAAACTAGGTTTAGGAATCTCTGCAATCTTAATAGGCTTATCTTTTGTTATAGAGGTTATCATAGATTTCTTTTTAGTTCCAACTGTTGTTGAAGGAGCTGCTGCTGGTACAGTTTTAACATATTGGCTAACATTTATTTTTGGGACAATAGGGGCTGGGACTGTTGGGGATACTCGGGTTCCCTGTTCGTCTCTATTAATATTTTTATTGATATTTATAAAAATATTGTCAATGTTTTTCTTTGATAAACATTTTAAATATGTGCTATATTTTATGTTATCATAGTAGGTACTGTTTATAACATTAAGGAAATATTTTGTAGTATTGATATCAAAGTGTTCGCCGAGTTTTTTAGCAATATATAGTTTATCTTTTTTTCGCATAGTTTTGCTTTCTAAATCGTTGCTAACTGTTTCATATATTTTTAATAGGTCCTTTTTAAGCAAGCATTTAAAATACTTATAGTAATTTATATTATCTACAATTATATTTTCTGTAAAATATTTGGAATTATATTTTTCAAAATGTTGAATTAATAATTCAATTATATATTTTTTCTTCATTATATTGCCCTTTCTATATTATATATAAGACTATATATTAAGATGTAAGTATGTTGAGCAATAATATGTAACATTTTCAATTATTTTTGCGTAAAAATTGATAGCATATAATAGTGGATAAATTATCCAGAAAATGGACAGCGCACTTGTAGCTCAAATCCTCTTTGCGAATGAGAAGGCCTTTGAAGGCATTTGCGACACCAAGGAATGCCAGAAGCTATGTCATGTTTGTAAGGCCGCCAAGGAAAATCAACATATTCTTGATGTAATCAGCAAGAATCGCGCAGAACTGTATTCTATTCGCATATTCAATTGTTTGCTTAAAAAGTCAAAAAGCATCTCATGTGAAGAAAAAGAAGCTATTCGAGATGCTAGTAGAAAAATGGCAAGTTCCGTAGATATTATGTTTAACAAAGAAACTGCACTGTTTCGCAGCTGTTTTGCAGAGCATATATTGTTGGATTATGTAGAATTATTAAATCACAAGGTGAGATATCAGAATGGTTTTGAAATAAATTACTATAATGCCGAATTATTCCACCCTTATATACTCTATAATTATATGACTATTATCAAGATTATGGGAATTGATTTTGAAAAAGAGTTAATTAGCCTAAAATCAAGAAAAATGGAAGAAACTAAAAATAATTACAAATACGTAATGTATAAGCTCTGGAATGTCGAGGATATCCTCAAAATACATAATGCGACTGATATCTGCTGTTAATAGCTGTTGATAGCTACTACTGAGCCTTTTTATGTAAAAAAGATATATATTTTTTATAATTGATTGCGATTGAGATTATAATCATCACAAAAATAAAAATTGATAATGTGTATATTTTTTTATAACACATTACAATGTACGAATGTTATATGAAAGAGGTTATTCATGAAAGTATTTACGATTATTGCGAGAATATCTACGAGAGCATCTGTTATAACAATAATAATTGTCATGATAATCGTGATATTTTGGCATCTGATTTAAATAATTTTATTGAAAATGAAATTGAAAAAATGAGCACCTATAATATCAATAATATCCTGTTATCTTACGGCTTTGATAAAGCCTTCAAATATTATATTGATAATAATTATGATACACGGGGCTCTTCGGGAACTTCGGAGACCAGACAATTGAGTGATATCAAAAATGTCCATAGTATTACCAAGACGCTTGTATATTTCCTTATAGTATCTTCATTTGAATTTAAATAATTACATATTCTTTATCTTCCTCAGATAACTCTATGCGTATCTTCTTGTTATATTCTTCTTTTACTTTTTCAACTGTTGTGTTATTTTCTAAATTATAAAAAATGTTGCCTATTTTTATTAATCGCCCGCCATTTTTAGTCTTATATATTGGAAACTCTAAATCATAATATTTATATTTATCATTCGATAGAATTTTAGGAGTTTTTCTCATACAATCCTATTATAATATAATATTTATAATATCTATAATAAAGGCTATTATAATATGTGTATTTTTGCCCAATATAAAGATATTCTCGGAGTTCCAAGGGAGGGAATACACTCCATACGAGTATATGATTTTGCCATCGTAGATTTTATTATGACTTTTGTAGGTGCCTGTATTATAGCATATTTCTTCAAAATGAATGTGTTCTTAGTATTTTTATATTTATTTATATTGGGCGAATATCTGCATATCCTCTTTTGTGTTGATACCAAGTTTTTGTCAATTTTTTTCAATTTAAAAAAAGACACAAAAAATAATAAAAATTGATAGTCTATATAAAGATTAATTAATATATATATACAACGATGAACGTTCTCCTCCCCAAGCAATTCAATGTCGACAAGATTAAGTATTCTGAAATGAAGGTTATGAAATCAGGCGCTAAGTCTGTTTATCTTAATTATCAAGGTTCCAAAATCAATATTCAAACCCCTGTTCTAGCAATTCCTTATGGTGTTAATGATAATACTCAGTTTATCAAGGATGACCCGAAACGCAAGGATGAAGCTCGTAAGTATGATATTACGGCATCATTTAAGGGTATGGACGAGAATCCGAAAGTCCGAGCATTTCACGATAAGTTGATTGAACTTGAACAAAAAATCTGTGAAGACGCGAGTAAGAATAGTGTAGCATGGTTTAAGAAGAACTTTGATGGCAATAAGGGTGCTATTGAGAATATGTTTAGTCCTATTGTTCGTCGCGATAAAGATAAGGAAACTGGTATGTATGCAGATAAATATCCTCCTACTTTCAAGGCTAAGATTCCTTATAATTCAGAAGATGATAAGTTTGACTTTGATTGTTATGATATGGATAATAATGAGGTAGATTTCAAGGAATATGTAGCAAATCTCAAAGGCGGAAAGGCGCAATTCATTATCCAATTGAATGGTCTTTGGTTCTCTGCTGGAATGTTTGGATGCAGCTGGAAGATTGTTTCTGCTAAGTTCCAAAAAATTAACACTTCCAAGATTACCTTTGTAAAAGATAGTGATGAAGAAAATGTAGACGAAGATGATGAGGACGATGAAGATATTGACGTAGATACTGAGGTAATTTCCAAAGTATCTGTTCAAGACAAAAAGAAGGCGGTTGCTACTATTTCTGTTCCAATGCCAGTAATTTCAAAAGAAGAAGATGAGGAAGAGGAGGAAGAAGAAGAAGAAGATGTGAAAGAAGCTGACGAGGAAGAAGATGAAGCGGAAGAAGAACCGGAACCTGAACCCGAGCCTGAACCAGTTAAGAAGGCAGTTAAAAAGGTTGCTGCTACTAAGAAAAAGTAAAAGGTAATGTATTATAGGGGGTTTTATAATATAAATAATAATATTAAAACTATTAATCCCATGATTACTCGTCCTAATGGCGAAGGTTCTTCTGTGTCAAAATCATATATTTCTATGTTTTGTGATATTATTTTTCCAATCATATCCAATATTTTATATGCAACTGGAAGTGATAAAATAATAAATAATAAAAAACCGTAAAATGATGTTTTAAACTTGCTTATATATGTGTCTATTGTATTTTTTTGTTTTTCTTCTATTACATTCTGAGTATGTATTAGAGATTGAGAGTTTATAGGTGTATATGCAAAATCAGGAGTGTATTTGATATCATATGTATTTGTGTTTATATTCATATTCGTATAACAACTTTAAATATATTCTACATAATAATATAATAAAAAATTATTTGCCAATTCAGAAGCATTATTTCTATTGATTGCCCCTGTTAATGTTTCAAGATTTGTATTTATACGAATATTATCAATAATACTACCAATTCCAATATGGCCTCCTGCTCCGATAGCTCCGATAGCTCCGTTAACGCCTCCTGTCCCGTTAGCTAATAGCCACGCAGGTAAATTGTTATAAAAGTTATTTGAGCATAATGCCATTGCCTTAATAAAATTACAACATAATATATAATATTCGTCATTACATTCTTTGAACATCTTTATAGCATCTTTGCAAAAATCAAATATCAAGGTATCTGCTCTAATTTCATTAAAATACTTATTACTTTCAGGTGTATTTGCTGAGAATAATTTAAAATACTTTATTACTTTTAGAAAATCAGCATCTTTTAATCTCTGGAACCATTCCGGGCTATTATAAAACCCTCTACTTTCTATTTCTAATGACAATTCTGTAAATGCATGCATATTGTTTTCCCATAAATATTCGTCATTCTTGATTATAAGACCATTATATTTTATAAACATATAAAGATTCTTCAAAGAGTCTTCATTCAATTTATCGCGATTATAGGGATTATAAGGTTCTTGTTTATTCTCTCTACATTTTCTAACAAAATACTCCAATTCTACTGCGTCAAATATATACTTCTCTCTTCTCTCGCTTCTTATATCACAGTCAGAATTATTACTCTTATTACATAATACATATAATCTATTTGGAGGTATATCACATATATTTTCTCCTGTAAAAAGTTCTTCACTATTCATATAATCTCCGCGGGCAACACCAGACTCATAATCCTCTAATTTAAATATATTATCTTGTAACTTATCTCTAATTCTGTTCTTTATTCTATCTATCAATCTATCTTTTATCCTATGCTGTATTTTGCAAAATCCCTTCATATTTAAATGATTGCTTTCAAGATCGTGAGTATTTTTATTAATATTATAGAACTGCGAATAAATCTCGTTTTTGCTATATTTACGGTCATTTGATATTATATAATTCTTTTCAGCTATATTTAATAATATCTTGAATGGTATGTTTTTCAATAAATCTATATATAACTCCTTAATATATTCAAAATTATTAATATGTTTATATAACATATATAAATCACGTATATTTATCTCCTTTTTGTCATTAAATACATCATAAAATATCTTGTGTATATAGCCAATCTTGGTATTCTTATGATACCTACAATATAATAAATTATTAACTATATAACGATTGCATAAATTAAAATTATTATATCTACATATACATCTCCCTGTTCTTGTAGAAATACTTTCCATATCTACTATATCCCTCGTAGTTTCAATGGCTTCTTCAATGTGTAAACCAGCATTATAAGATATATCAGCAGTATTTAAAGGTATGACTTCATTGACTTCATTGACTTCATTGACTTCATTGACTTCATTGACTTCATTTACTATATTAATATTTTCAATATCAGATTCAATGTCATTTTCAATATTAATATCGCGAATACATCTAAATATTATATTGTTCATTTATATTTATTATTAAAAATAAGTATATGCTTCTTATTTACTATAATTTATTATTTATATATTTTAGTAATTTAGGCTCAATAATACTCCCGCATTTTTATAGCTATTGTAATCATACAATTTATCATTTAATAGCACATATTTGACACCATCTTTTGATACAACCTTACCTCTATCTGTTTTTACCCTTTCATAGTTTTTGTATTGAGTTATTTTGCTATCATTCAATATATTCTGTGTAAATGCCAATTTATCATCATTCATATTTATTGGCCAGTTATAGCATTTATAGCCATTCTTCAAAGGCTTATTAACATCAGCGTGTATCACGCAATCTATCGAAGAGGATTTTAACATATCCAAGAAGTTCTTAATTAATTCCTCCTTTTTATTAGCCTTGTCATATATATGCTCATCTGTTGATAGTTCAGCATCCTTTATTTTGAGTGTCGGGTTAGTTATTAGTTGGTCCCTTGTAAACTTCATAATATATTTATAAACCCCAACATTTCTATCTTCCACCGGCAATCCCATATGACTGCAAGTACGAACAGCTCTTCCTATTACTTGGTCTATTCTCACAGAGTTCCAGAAATATTCTGTTATTAATACACGTCTTACATTCTTCAATGATATACCTTCTGCGCCTGATTGTGTAATCATCATAACCTTGACAATCTTTCCATATCTTTGTTCCAAGCCTTCTCCCTTATTTGGCAAGCTACTCCTAATAGTATCAGGGAGATTTGCAAAATCCCCGTTAAATAGATTCATTAATATATTTGTCTTTTCTCTGTCGGAGTTGAACATGACATATCTTTTATCGTCATATTTTTCATCAAATACATCAGGGTCTTCTAATATATATCCGTATTCATCATTCTTTATAACATTAATCTCAACATATCCATGCTTATTTAAAACCTCTTTGAATATCCCTAAACCCTCAACGACGCGAAACTGCGAATACACAAGAACACTTCCTGGCGATGTATTTACATCTTCCAACATTTGCGCAAACTTCGGACTATAATATTCGCGTAAGTTCTTCTTTTCCAAATAATCGCCCTTCTTTAAATCATTCAGCGCCTTCGTTAATTTTTTATTGTATTCTGCATCTATGTCTTTATTAAACTTCTTTTTATCATTTTCTGCATCTTTGCTGTCATTACTTTCCTTGCTATTTGCGCCATCTTCTTCATTCATAGCCATCTCTTTCTTTTTCAATGTCCTTATATCCTGAGGAAATTCGCGTGGTATTTCTTCGGGGAAAGCGAAATTACATACTAATCTACTGAATGCGCGATATACAGAGCTAATTTCAGTAGCTCCTTTGTTTCCAAACTTCTTCTTGCGGTCGTCCATAGCTATTTCTTTAATGCGAACATCTACATATTTTTTGATTTGATGGTCAGTCATATACATATTTCTAATAGTCTCGGGTAATAATGATGGAAATAGTTCCGAACCCGATGTCTTATAATAACTCAAAATACCTAATACACGTCTTTTAAATAAATCCTCGTTAATTACCTTGATATTTTCAGCGTCCTCGTCATTTATGAAAAACTTGGAAAAATCCTCCTTTTTACTGGGTAAAGCGTAATTATGTTCAGTGTCATATTTAGTACTCAAAGATATACCAGAATCATCAAAATTACCTTTTGCATCCATTTTAACAATATCATAGATTAGGCCTTCAAACTCAGCATCTGCTATATCATGATTGCTATCATTGTCATATACTATATTTAGCTTAAAATCGGCGGTATTCTCATATACTAGGAGCTTATCTATTTTTTTATTACCACATTTCAAATATTCAACATCATTTATACAATTTTTACGTAATTCCTTTAATGTTGCCATAATTTTTTTAATGTTATTTCCTATTATTTTTCTATCAACTGTCGGTAATCTTGGTGCATCTTCATTAGGATTTTTGAGATATTTGTCTATTCTCGCTTTTGCTCGCTTTTTAATAACTTCAACAATATTTTTAATAGGAGCAAGAGAATATCCAAATATTACATTGTATTTTTCGGTTAAATAAGGTATGGACAATAGCCATGATGGAACAGAAAGGCCTTGCGATTCAAATACAATATTTCTGCTTTCTTTCAATGCATTCTCTAAGTTCAAATCATTCAATTTATCACAAGAGTTCTTAAAACTATCAGTACAACTAATGCCACTCTCGCCCTTTCTTACATCATAATAGGCCTTGCCAAAATCTTCATACATTTTATCGCTAGGATTATCATATTTTTCAGATATACATACCTTATTATTATTACATTCCTTTGCAACCTTCTTAATTATATCTAATACACGTTTCTTATATTCTTTATTCTTTATCACCAAATCATCTATAATTATCTTCGTATTCGTCGGACTCAACTTCAAATACTTAATAATTTCGTCAGCCATCTTAGTTTTTAATGAACCCGTCGTTCCATTTGTTACTATTAAATAAGGCTTATTTACATCTATTTTATTTTTAGAGTTTAGCTTTACTGTCTTCTTAGCTACCTTATCTTGCTTTTTTTGGACTCCTTTGCCGACAGAGTTCCCTTCGTTGTTAATAGCTTTTATTATCTCTTTTATAATTGTATCTTCATCCCTATCCCATTCCTTCTTTACTATTGACGATGATATATCATCTTTGCGAACATAATTTATAGGCAACAATATAATATTAAGGTTCTTATTGTCATAATATAGTTCATCAACATAGTCGTATAATTGCGAAGTTGACAACTTATTTATTATTTCATTCTTATCTGCTATGCCATCTATTATAGGGATTTTATAAGTCTTCATAGGGCCTCTTAATAAATTGATTAAAAATGATATTTCATAAGGATGATTAATTATCGGCGTCCCCGACAATAAGACCATTTTAACATCTTTGGCGCTAACAATATTATTGTATATTTTCATAGCTATTTTGGAACCATTTGCTATTCTGCTTATAAAATTGTGCACCTCGTCAACTATTATAAAGGAATTGTCAAATGATTTGTCACCCATTTCTTTTATCATTTTCATAGTAATGCCATTATAATTTATAAACTTATATCGGTTCCTTATTATATGCGTTATAATCTTTTTGATATCCTCTTTGTAATTTGAAGCCATATCAGTATATTTAATATTATCTATAACTATCTCAGCATCATCTATATCCTTCTTATATAAAGGGACCCATACAGTACCTTCTTTTTTAACCATTTGCTTATCTATGCCATATGATTTGAGCTGTTCCATCATCTTGACATTTGTTTTAATAACTTTTAAGCAAGTCCATGATTTTTTTAGATTCAAACCAACAGTAGATATCTTCATCAATTCGTTCTCATAATTTTGCGACAATGATGCGGGTGTCATAATAATAACATTTTTACGATTAATATATCCTTCGGAAGCTGCTATTGATGCAGCAGATTTACCAGAGCCTAATCCGTGATATAACAATATGCCTCTGTAAGGACTGTCAAATTGCATATAATCCTTAACAATCCTTTGCTGCGGAAAAAGAGACACTTTGGATACATCTAATTCACATGAATCTTTCGTACATTCACACGAGGCTTTTGTGGCGGCTTTTTTGTGATATTTTGAAGGATGAAATATATCATATATTTTTTTGCTATAACCAACTCTATTTGGAAGAACCCAGTCGTTCGTTTTAACTTCTATATTCATACGCTTATCTAATATAATAATTCAAATAAAAAAATGTCATATTATTAGATAAACTAAGAATAACCGAAAAAATAATGCACAATATTGATAAATTGTTGGATAAATGCGAGTCTATGACCCTATTATGTACGAAGGCATCCTCTCATTGGAGTTTTGTAAAGTTTTGTTTTAATATACCTCTTGTATTGACTAGTTCAACTATGTGTATTATAAACAGTATCAGCGAGGACGCTAATGCTATCAAAATCCCGAATATTATTGTAAATGCTGTAAGCGTCCTTATAATGTCTCTTACTAATAGCATAAAGGCAAGCGAAAAGTTTGAAATATTTAAAAAATTATCCCAACAATTTATGCTTCTATCCCAAGAAATAGAAGCATGTGATGGAGTTGTAACCAAAGAAACCTATAATATCTTATCACTAAAATATGATAATTTAATACAAGATTGCTCATTTGAAGAAATACCCGTAAAATATAAAATAGAAGTTGCCAAATGTTTCTCAGATGCCGATAGACATATACCCATACAATTAAATGGCATAATAGGCAACACTAATGTAACCAAAAGACTCAGTGGAAGCAGAAAAGGGGCGCAAATGGCTCAATTACCACAAGAAGCCCAACCAGTAGCACAAGGAGCATCCCTCGTTAATATATCAACTGCCCCACCAAAAAACGATTTAACTACAACGACGGCGACTGGTGCCGATACTAAAATATTCGGTGCTGGCGAAAATGTATAAAAAATATATAATTACCTTTTTATTTTTTTAAATAATCTAAATATGAAGCATAGCGTGTGTTAATACCAGGCGGGCAATATAGAATTCGGTAGCATATTTACTATTAGCAGCATTGGCAGCATTAGCAGCATTAGCAGCATTGGCAGTATTGGCAGCATTGGCAGCATTAGCAGCATTAGCAGCATTGGCAGCATTAGCAGCATTAGCAGCATTGGCAGTCCTTACTGGCTCTTCAAGAGTAGCCTTGTGCTTTTTCCATTCGTCAGCAAGTTTAACAAATCTCTCTGTATTAGAAAGTTCGGGAAACTCTTCCTTAATTCTCTTTTGATTGTCCTTTACAAATTGCTGATACTTGGTTGTCATTATTCTTATCTTATTAACAGTTAAAAGGTTTTTTGAAGTCCAAATTACCTTGTTAAACTATAAGAGTAATAAATATATATTAGTTTGGTGTCATTTTTTATCTTAAAATTATAAAAATATATCATATTATTTCCAATATATTGTATTATACAAAACATGTTTATTTATGAATTTTAATTAAGCCATCTTTCAACTTCAAGAGCGGCTATACACCCAGATGCTGCTGCTGTGATTGCTTGTCTGTAATGAGGATCTTGGACATCTCCTATAGCCCAAATACCTTTCTGACTTGTTTCTTTCTTTTCATTTGTTATTATATATCCATTTGTATCTGTATTTACAATATTATTAATAAAATTAGAATTTGGTTTATGTCCTAATGCTACAAATAGACCGCGAACATTCAGCGTGGATATATTATTATCAAAAACATTTTTAATTATTAGTGTTTCAACAATTTTATCCCCTTTTATTTCTTCAATTTCCGAATCCCATATTACTTCAATTTTAGGATTTGTAAAAACTCTATCTTGCATAATTTTACTTGCCCTTAGTTTATCTCTTCGGTGAATTAAGAATACTTTAGATGCCGTATGTGCCAAATGGAGAGCCTCTTCGCAGGCAGAATCTCCTCCACCAACTACTGCTATAGGTACATTTCTATAACAAGGTAATCCTCCGTCGCAAACAGCACAAGTGCTAATACCTTTATGCCAAAAATTATCATAACCTGGAATATATAACCTTTTTGGGGTTGAGCCAGTTGCTACAATTATTGACATTGTTTTATAAATAGCTGTTTTTGTATAAACATTAAAAAAACTGTCTTCGCATTTTTCAATTTTTATAGCAGATTCTGAAACTATTTTTGTTCCAAATTTTAAACTTTGTTCTTTGAATCGCTCTGTTAGTTCATAACCATCAATGCCTTCTGGAAATCCCGGAAAATTCTCTACAATTTTTGTTGTTGTTAATAATCCGCCTGATACAATTTCTCCCGTTGAATCGCCTTCTAACATTAAAGGTAATAGGTTTGCTCTTGATAAGTATATAGCTGATGTATGAGCTGCTGGACCCGAACCAATAATAACAACTTTATGAATCATCTGTGTAGTAATACTTAAATATCTTTATACCCTTGATATCTTATTAAATGACTCTTGAAGCTTTGGGGTACGGATTATGTTTAGCATATTCTCTGTGGTTAATTTATAGTGCGCGCCTTAAATCTCTATAAGTGTAAAAGTGTAAAACTATAAATATTTGTAATATAAAAATCGTATAAAATACTTAAACTCAGAGCATTTATTGAGACACTGGAATATTATTATTTTTTCAATTTTAAAATTGAGTACATCTTTCTGTTTTTTCAAAAGTTTCAAAAGTTTTTTAGAAATTACAAAATAAATCAAGAGATGTACTCAAATTATAATTTTCAACTTTTTTAAAAATCTAGTGTCTTTTTTAGACATCGCAATGGTATTACAAATATCTCAATTTTTATAAATAGCTTCTCAATAATTATTATAAAATTATTATAAAATTAAAAAATATAAAAATATAAAAAGAAAAAAATAAAAAAATATAAAAAGGAAGATATATATCTTTACTTAATTATATAAGAAGCCCATTTCTTCGGTTTCCATGTTTTCATCATCATCTTCTCTGTCGTAGGTCATAAGCATATTTTCATCATTGATTTCTTGTCTTGCGGCTCCTGCGGCTCCGACATTATCATTGAATATATCATTGAACTCATTATTCTCATTATTTTCGCCAGGTTCAATAACATTATCAAACAGATTATCGTATTTTTCGTCTTCTTCATCGTCCTTTTTCTCTTCGAGTATTTCCTGTTTAAATCCAGCTTTTTTGAGTTCTTTTATTAGAGCATTCTCTTCTACTGTTATTTTATTGAAGGCCTTTATTTTTTCCTGCTTGTTTTTCTCACGCTGTTTATTCAAAAAATCTATGTTTTCCTCTAATGTAGGGAATGTTATTTTAATTATCTTAAAAACATCTTCATATACGCTGGCAGTTATTTTGTATATATATTGGCTGCTTATAATATCTGATATTATCCTTCCATTTAAAGTATTATCAATATTAAAAGGACAGCATAATGCCCTACTAACTATATATTTATTTATAATATCTATCTCATTCTCGATATCATCATTATATATTTTATTTAATTCCTTCAAGTCTATTATAATATCCCTTAAATCTTTTATAGAATTGGCAAGCAATACTTTGATTTCCTCGTTATTATCCTCGGCTCGCAAATATCCGTAGAGAGTTTTTATAATTGCCCGAATTATATTAAGATATTTTATTTTATCATTAGATGCTTCTTTGCCGCCTTTACCGCCCTTACCTGTCTTTCTAACATTATTAAAATTGTCAATAAACTCATCCCCCGAATGTTTTGATGTTTTTGTCAATAAATTAACATTGGATATTATATTATTTTTAATAGATTTTATATTTCCATTCTCAAAATCTCTTATAATATTATCAGAAAAAATGCTATTATTCTTTCCTTTCATTACATCCAGCCATCTTTTTACTATCTTAGAATTATTATTCATATTATATATATAATCGTCCAAATATATACGTTCTACTATTTCTTCGATTTCGACTGTATCAGTATCGGCAATAGATGTCTTTTTGGGAATGAATCTTAAATTGCGTGGCTTGTTCGTCATCTTTTTCTCAGCATATTTTTTCTTAAATGCTATTAACTCTGGACGATTTGCATTTTTTAAATCAATATCTTCATTAAAGCTATCATCCAACTTCTTCAAACAACAACCATTTAAAAACTTGTGTATCTTTACATAATTTACGTCTGGCATGTATATCAAAGATTTCATATATTGCTCCCTACATAAACCGAGTTCCTTCCCACATTCCTTATTTTTATATAAGCCATATAATTTATCTCTTTCTATTTTTCCCTTCTGCTCCTTCTTTTTCTCCCGACATATATCATCCTTCTTCTTCATTCTTTCCAGATTTTCCGAATAATATTTCTCAATAACTTTATATGTTCTTTTAAACATATTATCAGTTTCTATCAAAAACTCATTATTGCTATTATTTATCAAATAATCTGCCGTAACCTCTATGATATACGACATAACACCACGGTCCTCTTTTTTATTAAGAGGCGAACCACAGTTATCCCAATAACTCAGGAAATTACCATTCAAATAATCAACATCTATAAATATTGTATCATTTAATATCTTATCTTGTAAGTTTATTATACAATATGCCAAGCCATTTAAAAACATATCATTGAACTCCTCTAACCATATTTTATTATAAGATACTATAACCGTCTCTGTAATATCATCAATATCTGAAAATGGCTTATCCTTATTATTTATCAATATCAATATAGATTTGGGTGATAATTTATCCAAATAATTTAGTATATCCTCGCTCATTTCTAAGTCATTATCTTTAAATGCCTTCATATACATATCACGTCTTTTCGGGATACTGCGATTATATTTGAACAGTTCGCTACATAATGCATCATAATCAAAATCAATATTAGCAGATTTACCTATATTATTCATGATACTCAATATATTTGCCAAACTATCTACAAATCCAACCTCATTTTTATAATTAATATTAGTTATATATTTCTCTATATCATACTTTGTTAATTCATTAAAGCCTATAATATATCCTATATCTTCTCCGGCTTCTCCTGTTTCTGCATCAACCGCATTATCATCTGTATCTCCGGTGTCATGTGTCTCAAACTCTATCATTGGGATTCCTTCGTTATTGTCATTATAGTGGCTATCTTTGATGTCCTTGTGTTCTCGGTATGATATTAAATATTGCTTACCATCCTTATCGTAGTCAAATATATGATTTCTAGAATATTCATTCTCCCTTCTTGCTATTTCATATTTCCTTACTATAACCTCTTTCTTTTCATACGTTTTTAAGATACCATCAATAGATTGTATCGCCTCTAAGATATTGCTATTTTTCAAAGAATGCTTTATAATATCTAATATCTCCAATATTACCTCATTATCTTCATAGTTTCCAATCCCTCTATGTCTAATTTCTTCAACTATGTCATAAGTCCTTAAATAATCCAACGGCTTTATCTTGTCTGTCATTATATTATTCTCACGATAATCCTCCAAACTCATCTTATTTTTGTCCAAAAAATCTATTACCTTGTCTGTCAAGTTTAATAACTGTATACTCGTATTCAATTTATCAAAGAAAATTAACTTTTTATTTATAATATCAGGCTTCTTAATTTTAACAGGCCTCGATACATTTTTTCTCTCTTTATATTGTCCCATAACATCCTCTAAATAATCGCATAAAACGCCGAAATCTTCCTTGTTAATAAAATCCAATGATTTACCAAACTTATTCAAGACATTCTCTATATTATAATAATCTAGCTCAAAGCTATCTTTGAGATACTCTATGATATTGTTAATATCCGGCTTGACGCCCTTTATTAAATCGCTGACATTTTCGCAATTTTCCGAAGATACATAATTGATATTTTTCGTCCTCGTTAAATGCGATGTTATCTTAGTATACAGGTAATCATTTATAACAGTCTTAGGTATTTTGTAATAAGCAGATATTATCGGAATATTCACATCATCTGCTGGGAATACGGGGTAATATATTGGGAAATCCTTATCGCATGGTTCTATCGTTATATTTATATTGGCATCAGGCTTAAAGCGCAGTTTATCCGAATCATTATTGTATTTAATACAAAAAAAATATTTTTCCTTCGCTATATCGTGATTTATTACAGTCTTCTTTTTCAGATTGTTAAAATTGGCAACCTCTGTCTTATCTACAATATCAGCACTATAATCATTCTTTTCTGCTTCGGCATCAAAAACATAATTATCGTAATTTTTCAATTTCCCACGATTGCCATCTATATCATTTATTATATCGTAAAAAAGAGTTGTTATATTATTTGCCTTCTTATTATTCGCGAACAATTCAAATAAACTGCTCTTTATTTCATTGCGGGACAATGCTATAAATGAAGGATTGTCTTTAATAATATCATCTATACTCATTATTTCAAGATATTCTATTTCTTCCAATTCTTCATCCTCAAAAATATACTCATTGTGATTTATATTAATTGACATATTATTTTTCCCTTTCTTTTAATATATAATAATATAAATTATGCTACATTATTATCAATTGCAAACTTATTCCATTTTGTCTTAATATCAACTAAATAACTGACAATTTCCTTGCATACTTTATCCATAAATGCGATAAACATATATTTATCAGTAATATTATCAAGAGTTATCCTTATAATCATTGTAGATTTGAGAGGATGTGGGCAAATATAGCCTATGAACTTGCAAGCCATGTTATTAACAGTTTTCTTGTTCCTCACATAATTGTCATGTACATAGGATTGTATAATATTTCCCAACGTATCATCTTCATTATCAATGATAAACTCATATGTCTCTGCAATATCTTGGAATTGCTGTATTTTTACTATTTCCGTCGTATTAATATTAACCAATTCGGTCATTAGATTATTTAACTTGTTTATAACAATATCCAGCGATTTCGGGATTAAATAACGAGGTCCCATATTAACATTAATATGCTCTATGTCAAACTTGAACTTAGTAGGGTCACCGTATTCATTCATATAGTACGCCCTCTCTTTATCAAGTAAGCTCTCGTATTTCTTAGCTTCCTTAGGGTCTTGGATATATGAAAAGTTTGATAATGAAACAGGGTTAAACGAAGCATTATCTCGTCCAGTTCTTTTTACAATATTAGCCTTCAAATGTAGGTGTTCTCCCGGTCTCAGTCTAGTAATCAATATATTGTGCTTTGATACCTTGTTCGGTGGAAATAACTCTCTCAATTTCTTCTCAGTAATTTCTACATCATTGAAAGTTGCCTTAAAATCCGAGGTTCGCACATCAATACTCTTATTCGTAGTATTATTAACATTCAATTCAATGACAAGCGAATTATCCTCGTAGTTTTCAATTTCATCTGCCGTCATACAAATAGGAATTAGTCCAATGCGATGTATAATAAACTCATCATGTAATGCTCCTGTATTAGCAATGACGCTAACAGTAGGCTCCTCCTTCTCCAGCTTTTCTCCAATTGCTCCTAAGTTTGGAATATCCGTCATAATAATCCTTCGCATACCATTCACAATAGCCAAGTCAATATCGTGAATATCAAAGCTGTGATTATTTGAAGGGTCGGTCGAATCAAACTTATAATTGTAAAACATTCTATTAATATATAGTTTATTATATTTTTATCTTATATATCAATTTTTACAAATGAAAAAATAAAGAAAACATAAAACACATAATATACAGCAATGCACTATAATGCTGCATTCTTCTTCCCTCGCCCTATATTGTTTATGTCCATCAAACTTTATAATATTCTTCAAAGATTCCCTTATCGTCAATATCATCAGGCATATTCTTAATACGTTCCTTGAAAATAACAGATAAGGCATTTTGCGCAGTTGTCATTTTTTCTTAAAGCAGAAAACACAAGTGTTCTTTATAAAACTTTGGTAATTAAAGAAGTGTCAGCGTAATAATTATTATATGCTATTTTTTATCAAAATTTTAATATTTAATTACAATAATAGAGTAATTTATTACAAGAAAAAAAAGAAAAATATATAAATATAAAATTACAGCTTAGCATTTTTTTCATATAATATGATATATACTATTAGGATTATCATAAGTATCATAGGTATTATTGATAGTATTGTAACAATCCAGCTCCACACATAGCATTCGCCTTTTGTTAAACATGTTATATTGTAAGCTGTCAATAATATTACAAGCAGATATACAAAATACGCTATTAAATATAATCCAGGGCCTTCCAAATACACATTCAATGCAAGAGATATTATAGTAAGTATAATACTAACTACAATATACACCCATCCCTGTGTGGAAAAATAGTCCGTCATATATATCCTTCTATCTATTATTAAAGATATATATTTTCATATTCACAATTTATATTTTCGACATCCCAAATACCCCCGACATCTATGAAATCAATGTGTTCATAATTGCGAAACACATTGATGTCCGGGATTGCATTTCATTAATTGGATTCGTTGCAAAGAACTGAATAAGAGTCTTGATATTTTTTACATCATTACATTGACACAAATAGTAATAAATGTTAGAGCACGTAATAAGCTTCTTGCTGAATGTCGTGATTTGTAGATTTCTCAGCTGCGCCAAGTGATACTGAATAATTGGTGCAAATTGCTTGTCCATCTCCTTATTCATCTTGTATCTCTTATAAGTCGGGTTATATGTCGTACTTGATTTATAATAGCTGTATAGGCTATCCTTGATAGTTGAAATAATCGTATGTACGAGATATGTAGGGTCAATATGTCTTCCGTTATTATCAATTGGAATCTGGATATTCGGGTTATATGTCGCAATGTAATCCTTAATCGTATAATTCTGCTTGTTTTTCATATAGACGCTAAGAATATTCATCCATACATTAGGGTGACATGGGTCAGTCTCTTCGCGATAGTTAATATACATCGAAGATATCTTGTATAGCCTCGAAAAGTTCTCTCCATCCACCTTTTTCTTGATAATCAACCCATAACTTTTATTCTCATTGATATATGTATTGGCCTGATTGATGTCTGCGAAATAAGCAGGATATTTTACACCCAAATTAAAGAGCTCTTGGATAGCCGATAGATTAATATCATATTCTTCCAGTGTAACCCTGTTTTTTGTATTGATATGCACAAGCTCCTTATAATTCTCCCCAAGAACATCAGTATAATCAATGATATGCTTGTTATCATAATGAATCAATACAAACTCATAAGCGTGTTCAGGATTCAAATTGGACGCGAACATGGCCCGCAGAGTCTCTCCGACATCATCCGGCGGAATGCGCGAAAGCATTTCAGCGGTTTCAGGAGATTTACTATAAAATCCGTATAGTACCTCGTCAAACATCTTGCCGTGCGATTTCGTAGGATGCGAGAACTTTGAACTATTCGCGTCAGGACAACTTGATGTCCCGAAATACCACTGATTTTTATAATTATATACAGTAATAATAGTACCATCATAAGCCTCATAACATTTGTCAGTGTCACTATAATTTGCCGAAATATATTCCTCATATCCGATTCTTCGCGGAATAGAATTGGCATAGGTAACTACAACATTATTATTACACGATAGTGTAAAGTCCAATACGATACTCCTACATTGCTCATAAAGCTCCTTATATTCGCAAATATCACTCATCTTGTAATTAGTATGAAGAAGAACAATATCATCGTTATTTTTGAACTTCTTAACCTTGATATTAGGCCAGAAATGATATTTTTTCAGCGTATTAATAAGAGTATTTGCATAATTAGTATTGCCATCGTAATTACTGTACGTTTTTTCAATTAATTGAGTGAGATTAGTAGGGGGGACATTGGACAATGGCATATCACTGCTCATAATAATACTTTGTTAAAAAATATATATATTTAATTGCTTATATCAATTTTTATAAAAATTACGATGTTAAAATGATAAAAAACCTAAATTATACACATTACACAACACAACATCTTTTATATGTTTGTATCACATAATCGGACTTAATTTAAAAATGTTGTAATATGATTTATGGGATTATTTTTTAATAATATATATTATATATTATATATTATATATATTAGAAGTATAATATTAAAATTATGACTAAAAATATAGGTAGAAAAGGTTGTAAAAGTTGTGGTAAAAAAGATTGTAGAGGTTGCGGTAGAAAAGATTGTAAAAAGAAGGGAGGTGAACTTGGTATAAATGATGGAATATATCATTTTGATGATAATTTTGAAATTAACTTTTTTGCAGATTTAGAAGGTAATATGCCAGATGAAATTATTAACTTAACTGACCTTGCTAATACTAATAATAGTAATCGCGCAATAGTTTTTACAGGAGACTTACTAGACCGCGGGGCGAAGTCTATTCGTAATTTAAAATATATGCTCAATTTAAAAGAAACATATAGTGATCGTGTTATATTAACATGCGGTAATAGAGATTTAAATAAGATAAGGTGTTATCGTGAGTTTTCTGTCGATTATATAGAAACGCTAATGAGAAAAGAAGCTTATAAAAAATTAAAGGCCTGGGAATTTTTTAAAGTTATTATTGATGAGTATGATATGAAAACTCCCGCAGGCGCGTTTATTCGCAGGGACATGTATTTTAACTTTAGATTTTCTGCAAAACAAAATGAAGAATATATAGCTCTAAAAGGTATATGGGCGAAAGCTGGGAGTGAAACAAAATTTGAAGGTACATATCCAGATGGTTTAAAAGAAAGAGTTAACTACATATATAGTGACACTTTTGGAGCTCCAAATCAGGTGGAATTTTTTAAAGAAGAGTTCGAAGTATTATTTAAGATTTATGAAAATATTAACAGTAATAATAAGTACCCTGATAAGAAAAAATTTTATGATGATTATATACATTTATTTATAATTACGATGAATATTATAATGGGTGTAGACTGGAAATACGGAATTGGAAATACAGCTAAATATAATGTTGTAAGTGATAATATTCCTGATAATATTCCTGATAATATTCCTGATGCCTTTAAAGATTATAATGGCTTATACATAAGATATTTACAAAAATGCCATATTATGTCAAATATTACTATTAATGATAAATTGATTATTGCAGCCCATTCTGGTATACCGTATGATGAGGATAATAAAAGGTTTATAATACCTCGCAATATAGGAAGAGATTATGGCAATTCATCTAATGAATATAATATAGAAATCTTTAATTTTTTGAACTCAAATACGTCGATTAATATTGATCAAAAATTGATTATTGCAGCCCATAATGGTATAGAGTATGATGATGATACGGGTAGGTTTATAATACCTCGCAATATAGGAAGAAATGATGATCCGAATATAAAAATTGAAAATATAGCTTTTTTGAACTCAGAGTTAACCGATTTTTTAAAGAAGTTTAACTCATATAATAATGGTGATTTAACTATTCCATTATTCATATTTAAAGAAGACTTAAAAAAATATATAGCTATGACAGCTGCTTGTTTGGCTTATTGTGATAGTTGGAAGGACAAAAAGATTTTGCACACGCATTCATCAAAGTTTTCACCCATTGTTACAATAAATAGTTTAAGTGAAAAGGGACCTTTAAAATACAAAGATTCCCCAATTTTTTTAGACTCTGATTTTAATAAATATACAAAAATATATAATATATTTGGTCATCAACCAGCTGGATTATTACCGAGCTTTAGCAAAGTAACTAATGATGGAAGAACGACATATCATATTGATTTGGATATATCAAAAGCCGAAAACCCTCGTGGTATATCAAACCTTGAATCTTACGCTTATCTTAGTATAACGCATGATAGTCATAAGTTTATTGGAAAAACAATTGCAAAACAAGATATATCTCTACTTACAAATATAGAAAGCGAATCATCGTTAACCGGCACTATGATAAATAAAATGGATATTATGATACCTCAATATGATATTTCATTAGACGATTATGGTATAATGTTTAAAAAGTACAAAACAAAAGACTTTGAAAATAATCACATAGAACCAGAAATTATTTTACATTCTAGCGATGAACATTCTAGCGATGATAATAAAACATATTATGGTGCGTGTAGTCAAAATTTTCAATTATTAAAATATTCAAAAAACACAGACGAACAACAACAACAGGTCGGAGGAATAAGTAAGAAATATAAGAAATCTGAAAAGAGGTTTATGAATGGTAAAAGAAAAATGGTAATATATACCGGGAAACGCGGTGCAGAATATGTTAAAGTAAAGGGGGTATTTATATCATTAGCAAAATATAAAAAAATTATAAGTAAGGATGTTAAAAAAATAAAATAGATTGTTGTAAATTATCAATAATTGGGAATATTAAACTACCCCTGCTTATATTTTAGAATATATTCATAATTTTTAGCATAATATTATTACTGTATCATTTATGCTTTTGTTGCTTTTTATACTCTGATACTAGAATAAACATCCCTTTGTTTTTGATATATTCTTTATTTGAACCCGCCGTTTTAAATATAATTCTATTTTTTCCTAAAATTTCCTTATTGCCTATATTTTTATATAAGGGCAAACCGCCACCCTCTGGACCAAATCTTAAAGGAGGACTTCCACGAGGACGACTTTCATTTAATTTTTTTAATGAAAGAAACAAACGATTTAACATATTATATCCATCAAAAAAATCATCAGATTTATATATATTATCATCTAATTCGTATACTCGTTTTACAGTTAGAAATAGAATAAACCCCCCCTTTTTTCTAAGATCATCAAGTGCAGGTATTATTGTATCTTCCAAATGTATAATTTTTTCTATTGCTTCATTGATATCAGTGATATCAAAAAGATAAAATAATATTTTTGATAATCTTGATATATCCGATACTTTTGTATTATAATATTCTTTTGTTAAAATTTTATTGCTATTAGCTTTAAATTTTAAATTTTCTTTTAAAGTTTCAATTATAATGTTTCGTTTTGTTATGTTGCCAGCTTTATTATCTGATAATATAGCATCATATATTGCTTCATTTGCCAATAATTCAAGATATATATTTAATATCATATTTGCCATTTTTACGTCATTATCAGGGGCAAAAGCGGCACGTGGAGAGCCAAAAGCGGCACTTGGAGAGCCAAAAGCGGCACGTGGAGAGCCAAAAGCAGCACTTGGAGAGCCAAAAGCGGCACTTGGAGAGCCAAAAGCGGCACTTGGAGAGCCAAAAGCAGCACTTGGAGGGCTAAAAGCTGTACTCTGTGGAGGGCCAAAAGCACTCTGGTTGCCGATAGCACCAAGGGATCCTATAAATAATGGACGACCAAAATTAATTCCTAAACCCTTTTGTTTAGCAATATCAGCATATGAACTAATATTCGACGACTGAAAATTATTATTATAAATTGTTCTCAAGTTTATAAGCTCTTTCCCTGCTTTCATATCTTTCATAGCTAAATATTTTCTATGTAATTCTGATAATCCATCTTGCATTACTAGATTATTAATTAGGTCATCACTTTTTATAACTCCTATTATATTAGATTTTACTGTCTCAGTATTATTGAAAGACCAGTTATATATGTTATTATCATCATCTTTTGTTGTAACATTAAATGATATTTCACTATGATTATAACCCGTTATTAATCCCAAATTGTAAGATTTTTCGTTTTGTTTAAATACTACTAATACACGAAAATCATATGATGTTGTTATTATTTCTGCATTTACTATGCAACCTATAATACATTTAAGAGTAAATAAATAATATTGTGTACCTTCTACACTAGTATTTACGGTATATTTAACTATTTTCCAAATACATCCATTATCAGGTGTAATAACAATTGTACCAATATTAATATGTTTCCAAATTAAATATCCGTACTTATCAATAGCTGGTGTTATATTTTCTGTTTTAATTCTATTATTAACATTATCATCATCTATATTATACCCTCCTTTCTTTTTACTTTTTTTCAATTTAGAATGACACATTTTAAATACTTCCTTCTATATATATGATACAAAATACATTGTAAAGAAAATAAGTAATAATCTAATACCTAACAATAATAGCAGTACATATATATAGCTGTAATTACTAGAAATGCTGTATATATTCTATATAATGTCCTGTCGTCTATATAATTATTTGCACCAATGTAAGCTCCTACAATTCCACCAATGATACTTCCAGCAGCTACTATAATAGCAGCATTAAAATCAAAAAATCCATTCTGATAATATAGATATAATCCAGGCAATGCATTAGGTATCGTATTTAAGAAAAGAGATATCGCAACAGCTTGCTGGAACGAAAAATCATAATAAACTAATACAGGTAGCAACAATATGCCACCACCAATACCTATCAATCCAATAATAGCACCTATTATTACTGAGCTAATAAATAACTCTATAATCATCTATATAATTATTTAGATATTTATATAATAAGAAGGTGACAAGAAAAAATAAAAAATATATATCCTAATCCTAATCTCAAACACCCTTTATACTTTTCTCTTTATTTACTCAGAATCCTCGTCCTTTTTCTTCTTGTCGGTCGTAACAGCCTTCTTAGCCTTCTTGGCCTTCTTAGCCTTCTCAGCCTTCTCAGCCTTCTCATCTTCTTCAACAACTACCTCGTCGACAGCTTCTGTAACAGGTTCCTCGGGTTCCTCGGGTTCGACAACATAATAATCTGTTTCTTCTTCATCGTAGTCATCAACCGCTTTGGCGAGAGTGGCTTTGTAAGCCTTCCACTCTTCGGCAAGCTTAGAGAACCTTTCGGTATTTGAAAGGTCGGGAAACTCATCGCGAATCCTTTGCTGATTGTCCCTGATATACTGCTGATACTTGGTAAGAGGCCTCTTAGGCTTCTCGTTGCCATCCTCATCCAGATTGTTCCTCTTCTTCTTCTTGTCATCCTTCTTCTTTTCGGCAATCTCAATCTTGATATTCTTCTTCTTCTCCTTGAAATCCTTCTTGAACTGAGCGAAATGCTCGTCCAAATCCTTAGATGTGCTAATCTCGTCGGAAATATTCTTCATATACTCCTTGAAGGCCATTCCGATAGTCTGAGCGGCTGCAACGGCAACGGACATTCTTCTGAAAGAGTTTCTGGATAAAACTCGGAAAGACTTTTGAAGTTTGATAGGCTGTTCGGTAACTTGCTTTGACTTGCTTTGACTTGCTTTGACTTGCTTTGACTGTGATAGTAATAATTTAAATAGATTTTAGTGTCAATTTTTATTTTAATAATCTCAAAATGTAACAAATTTATCCCTATGTTTTCCATATTATATGTGTCTTGATTATTATATACAACCGTTATGATGTCTGTAAAAGCAACCATATATTTCTAAAAATTGAAAATTAAAAATTGAGTACATCTCTTGATTTATTTTGTAATTTCCAAAAAACTTTTAAAACTTTAGAAAAAACAGAAAGATGTACTCAAATTATAAAATGAAAAAATAGTAATATTCCAGTGTCTCAATAAATGCTCAGGTATTTTATGTAATATCTATAATATAGAAGCTTTCAGATTGTATTAGTAGCCTGTTATATATATGGAAAAAGCTAGAAAAATAAATGCATTGATTGATTTAGTTTTAGATCCCACATCGGATTAATAAGCTATTTTTTGCCATCCGGGTTTTTATAGTACTTATCAAACCATACTTGACCTACTACTTTTGAAGCCTGTTCTGATGTTAATTTGTTATTTACGATTTTCTCTCGCATATCTAAAAAATATTCAAGGCTACTATATTCAAACCCTTCTTCTTTTGTAACCATCGCATATAACATGGGATATCTTTCTTCAAAAAACAAGATTCCTTCTATTGATTTTTTCATTTCATTCAATAGCTCCTCGTGAGAAGAATATTTAGTCTTGTTTTCTGTCGTATACAATACAATATCTTGAACCATAGCTCGTATATCAGCAGTTTCCATACCATCTTTTACAAAATCAGCAACCTTTCTCCTTTTTCTTTCAGTACTCATACTATTTTAAATTATTTATTAATTTTATCTTTATATAATAATATCTATTTTATATATAGAATAATGAAAAAAGAATTAGAATATGCCGAATTAGATTATAGCCATAATGTTCCCGTCCCTCCTCTGCCAAAAAATGCAGGGTTATATACTGGCGATGTCTTATTTGACAAAAAACCCTGGGGTAATAGTTATAAAATGCCTCCTGCTGAACCTGATGCCGCAGTGTATGCTTCGCATTTTTACGCAAGCCATCACATACCCTCATATAATAGACCGGGAAATAATAGCATAAATACCGATAAATATAAAAAATATACATCAGCTGACTGTGATGTCAACTACAATTTCAGCTGCCATACAACAGATATAAGATAAAGTCTACAAAGTCTACGATGTTCATGTCGCAATATCTTGAACAACAAGGTTTGTTGGTTGGATTTTCTTAATAGTATCCCTGTGTTTAATCAAGAAAGTACAGATATACTTATATACCTCATCAACTTGCTCAAATGATACACCGCCTGTAATTAAGATGCTACCGCTCTCAAATAATGCCCCAGTAACCTTTTTACAATCTCCTACCTTTTCTCCCTTTCCTTTTCCATAGCATTTCTTAGGGCAATAACAAATACCATCCTTTTTTTCATTGCATTTATTCCAGAAATATTCTAACTTAACCCCTTGATATATTCCGGGCTGAAATGAACACTTATTATTATATAGATCGCTAATAAATATATTATGTATCTCACGTCTCTTTAAACCGAATGGAACCGCGAGAGAATTGTCGCAATAAACCTTGAAATCCGAGTTAATCATTCTGATTTTAAAGTTCTGATATTTCAATTTCAATTCATAATCATCATCACGGTTATTTATAATGTCCTTACTAATATCATAATAGATATTCTTGATATTCGCAATAATATGGTTAACAATTTTAACAGTATCCTCAACAACCTTTATTCCTGTTATTTGAATATTACCGTTCTTAAATATTTTCACATTAGGCATATATTTCTCGTTCTTATATATAATAGTAACCTGGTTATCAAACCTATTCTTCTTCATTTTATTTTTCTTACTGTTTCTCCTTTTCTTAGGATATGTCCCGCGATTTAAATCTTCGCCATCCTTCATATATTGCGCCCATACAATCCCTTCTGTATCATCCTTATCAATTATTACAATATTTTCAAACAACATTTTCAAGTTTAAATTAATATCTTCGCCAATATTTGCATTACAAGTTATGGTAGAAACTCTGTAATGCGAAAAGTATATATAATCGGTAGCAGATGCCTTGGCCAACGTAGCTGTCGTATCAACAGAAACACAGCATTTATTATCAAGACTCGTCATTCTTAATAGCAATTTGGGTAATTCACAATATTTATTGTATTAATGTTCTTATATCATTTTTTGTTTTTCTTTACCTCAATTTTATTATTCATATTATCTGTAATGTTTTTGAGATAAGATGTATTTACAATTTCATAATTGTAAGTAGTGGCTATCATAGGTGGCAGATTTAATAGATGAGTTTTTTCATTCGTATGATGACCCTTTCGAAAATCATCAATATTCATAGGCCCGTTAAAGATATCTAGTAAAAATCTTGAAGGTGCGGGACGTATGGGACGTGTACACCCAAAATGTTTGCTCAACATTTGTATCAAGCTATTTATCTCCCATACTTTATCACTCCCGCAATGCGAAGAGAAGTTATATGCATTGGCGCATTCCAGAGAACAAAAGTTCCCAAACAATATATAAGTATTTGTAGTAATATTATATTTATAAGGCATACCGTAAATCCTATCTTTAATAGAATGGCAACACCAATAGCAATTATTTGATGATTTAATAATATTATCATTATAATCTATGTTAGTATTTTTGCAATTATCTTCATTAATCAAATTGTCTTGAATTGTATTATAAAAATTAGTCTCATTTATATAACAGCAATTAGGCTCGTATGGCGTAGGAGCTTCTAATAATTTTTCAGTAATACTTATTTTATTTATATCATTGTCAGATATAGGCAACTGTAATATAATATCCTCGTTTTCTACAAGTACCACATCTTTTACAATAGTATTCATTAAGCCTTTCTTCTTATCTATTGTAGATTTAACATCACTGTTTTTACTTTTTCTCGGCATTTAATTATAAACGCTTATATTTTTTATATCTATTTATATACTTTTGCACGAGACACAATTACCTAGCTGTTATTATCAAAGTAGTCCTTAAAATATACTAGACTTTTTATTAATTCTTTATTAACATTATCAGAAGGTTTTTCGGTGTTTTTTGTAAATGTTATCCCTTTTCCTCCATCACTTGCATCTCCTGCTCCGACTGCTTTACTTCCTATTATACATTTTTCCTTTATCTCTCTTATCTCTCCGTTGAGAGAGTTAATAGTATCTATTAAATACTTTATTATAAATACAAATACAATTATTATTATTAAAACAAATAAATCCATGATGCTTTAATTATATAAAAGAATATAAAAATAATTGATAACATACAAGCTGATGTGATTTAGCTGAACTTTAATCCAGCACCGCCATTAATAACTGTTAGAACATTTATTTCCATCACATATATAGTTATTTCAAAATTGACCGGATAGACCCTATTTAATATATCATTATATGATTTAGTAATATATGTATATTTGCTATCATCTTTTACCTCCGGATTTACATTCACCGATAATGATGTTGTAATTTGTGTATTATCATAAGAGCCCGAGCTAATCTGTTTTTCGGGAAATAAAGCAAATGAATAACAGTATATTCCTGTTCTTGGTATATTTGTATGATATTTATGAGGCTCTATTTGATTATAATAAGCCGCATCATAATCAGCCCGTGTTATTTCTCTATTCCATAATATTGATGCTCTATCTAATATCCCAAGCCCTTCACTATATTCATGAGACCCTGTGTAATTTGTATAATTATTGAAGTTTCTTATAGAATCACTCCTTCGTGTAATCCATATAATCTCCTTGATGTGATGATTCGCATTTGTTATATCTATGAGCGTATGATTATCATTCAATGCTATCGCCTGTGTTTTCTTAACTGTGTTAATAATATAATTAATTTGATTAGTATTCAATAACAAGCTGCTTCTTTCAGTACTATCTAAATATACATAGGTACATAATAACTCATTATTAACATCAAAGTTTACATCGCTCGGCTTTACAAATGTAGCAATCGATATAGGTATCGTAGGACTATGTGTTGCATTATACATAAACGGACTCACATAAGTATTCAACATATTACTCCATACCTGATATAATCCCTCAAATGCATTATCATTAATATAAATATCTAATTCAACTTCGTTATTCTCTAATTTTAATAATGGAAGGGCCAGAGAAGGATTCTTAGTAAACCAGAAATTGAGAGGAACCTGTATTTTTCTCTTTTTGATACTTGGATTTTCAGGCGTTTTTGTAAAAACTGATACAGGATAGGTAACATTATAAAGCCTGTTATTTAACACCCTGTATTTTGGAACAAAATTGAAAGGAGCCGTATATTCATCTATATTTCCTATTAACTTATTATATTCTGTGTTATCTTTGCTAGTGAGTTCATTCCATATATTCATCCATTCTCCATATAACGTCTCTATATTAACTACCCCTATTTTTAGTCGCGCCTCCTTAATATAATTAAAGCCCAAATTATTTACCCACCTGAACTTATATACATCGTCCGAGTATATATCAGGTATTTTGAATGTCAAAAACAAGCCTGATAATAAATCAGCATAACGCTTTATTTTAAAATTAATACGCAACTCAGAAGTTGATGGCTTAAAACCAATATTGCTATCACCAGTAGAAGTAATAACAATAGTTTCCATAGAAAAATTAGTATGTTTTTTGAGAACATATTTATAATAATTAATATGAGGCTGTAAGGTAATATATTCGCTCATATTACCCTTTAAAACTAATTGCATCAACCCGCCACCCATTTTTATTTATACCCTTTATTATTATTAAGTTTTATTAATAGGCTTATATACTTATTTTACAAATGCTCAGATATTCATATTCGCATATTTTCCTACAAATACCTTCATTTTCTCGTATCTTCTGTCATCATTGTATTCTTCTTCCTTTTTCTCAGAATCTGTCATATCTACTATAATAATAGTAGGATATCCAGAGATTTTATATTTATCTATTCTGTCCTTGCAATCCTTCATATTATACTTTTTAAACTCTAATTTATTTCCGTATTCTCGACTAAGCTTCTCCCATACTCCGGATTTACTAAAATCATCACAGTGTCCACAACCTTCCATATAATAATACTCCATTCTATATTTTTTATCAGCAGATTCGCCCATGAAAGTCTCCATTATTTTATTTTTATTATATGCGAATAAAACGGCAATTGCCAATAATAAAAATAATATTATTGAAATCATAATAAATATATCGCTTCCGAAAAAACTCTTTTTTGCCGCCATATTAATATTCTAATAGTATAATCCTCTAAATTATTATTAGATAATAATATCATAATTATTAGATATTTCTTTATACTCTCTCTTAATTCTCTCAGTTTCTTCCACGATATCATATTCATTATTATCAAACTGTATTATTATTGAATTATAAAAATACGCTCCATATCTATCTATATCAATATTAGCCCTAATTTTGTTATCAATATAGCCCTTAATAAACTTGATAAAATGCTTTTTTTCTATTAAAAATATCCTTACATCCAGAGAATCATAATCTACCGCAGTGTCATACTCTTTTAACACATAGCTATCATAATTATTATCTCTAAGTATATTGACATACTTATCGTCTTTGTTATCATCGCATACAATTATAGTTCTATATACAAGATAGCTTGAATATAGCTCATCTAATCTATTAATTATCTCATATGTCATTAATACTTTATTAATTATTATTGTTTTTGCCTTATGTAATATTATACACAAAACAATTTTAAAAAAAATCTTACAATATATTAGATGAGTGACCGCAATACCGACAATTACCGCCGCGATAAAAAATATATTATTGAAAAAAAAAAAAATATTGATATTTTTAAGAACAGTAATGAATTAAAAAAAACACTTGATTTAATTCATAAAACAGTAATATTATTGAATATGGAAAGTGCATCCTCGCCCGCACCAAGTGCATCCTTGTCTGCTGCAAGTGCATCCTTGTCTGCGGCAAGTGCATCCTTGTCTGCAGCGGCAAGAAGAGCATCCTCGCCCGCGACAAGTGCATCCTTGTCTGCGGCAACAGCAGAAGCAGAAGCAAGAGCAAGAGAAGCAAGAATAGAAAAAAGAAGAGCTGAGTTAAATAAAAAAGCTAATTTAATAAATTATGCACAAATGCTGCGGTCTAATAAGTTTAGGGATTCAAATGAAAAAGATAGGTTTTATAAAGAATATTCACAACTCAGCGCTGCCTCACGAAGAGAAGTTTTTAGACTCAGCGCTGCCGATTTAAATGAAAAAAAAATTTTTCCGCCAGATAATTACTCGCCACCGCCAACAATACGATTCGAACCTGCGAGACCACCCTCCCCGCCTTTTTCAAGGAGACGTGCGGACACTGAGGGCAATATAAGGAGACGAGTTCGTAGCACACAATTATAGTTCTATATACAAGATAGTTTGAATATAGCTCCTCTAATCTATTAATTATCTCATGTGTCATTAATACTTTATTAACTATTATTGTTTTTGCCTTATGTATATTAGAATATGAGTAGTTTAATCTCTGATATTGAAAAGATGGATAAGAAAGTTAAAGACATTGAGAAGCGTATTAAATAAAAGTAAAATGAACATTATAATCTTGGTATGGACTTGATTTCCAACCCCGCCCGGGGTCGTAGGCCAGGATCGTCCGATTTATCGGAATCAATAAAAAAAATCAACGCGAATTGCTCTCTGATATTGAAAAGATGAAGAATGAAGCTGCAGCCATTTATAGGAGTATAAATGAAAAACTTATCGCGACAAGAAGAGCATCTTCGTCAAAATCCTCGTCTGCGTCAAGAGCATCATCGCCTTCTTCAAATCCATATGGTTTACGTAATAGAAGAGGGAATCAAGATAATACAAAAACGCGCAAGTGAACTTATAATATTATAATTATATATTTTGATGTGATAATTTATTTTTATTAGATACTGTGATATATCGAATATTATAATTATGTTATGTAATCAATATATAAGATTATTTATAATAACTAATTATAATGGACGAACAAATCATCAAGATTAGTATAGAACAATTTAGAGATATCTATAATTCTATTGATGTACCGCGTAATATTTTGGATAAAGCCGTAGATATAAAAAATACATATTCGTGTTTCAACTCTTATTATGATCCCAAAATGATATGGGCAAAAAAAATATATAATAATAAGGAGAAGTATAATAAACCAAAGGTTAAATCAAGATTTCATATTATAATACCTGACTTTACAAAGAAATCCGAGCTGAAAAGGTGTTTGATAGGTAATTTAAATAAACTAAGTATTAAAAACAGGGACAGTATCTACGATAAAATTAAGGAAATTATAGCTATAAATGATAATAACGATAACAAAGATAATATTTTTATGATTATATGGAATTATATTAAAACAAGCGATGATGAGCTGTATAGTAATATACTTACTCTATTTAATAAAGAATATGTCTACACTATGCTTGATAAGCAATGGAATAATTACATAAACAATAAGGAATGGGATCCGCCAAGATATGTATACGAAAACAATCTTCTGGTATTGAACGACGAATATGATATGTATTGCGAATATACAAAGTGGAAACGTGGAATAAATAATATTAATAAGATATGGATTAAATATAAACGCGAAGAACTGCTAATATTGCTAAATAATATCGCAGATTATGTACTTAGTATTGTATATGATACTGACATATATAAATATATTATAGATATTTTACTGGAACAATTATATAAAATCTTGGCTATCGCTAAATATAATAGTATAATAGATAAAATTAAAAATATAAATATTAAAAACTTAGATAATTCTACAAAGTTTTTTATTTATAATATTATTGAATTATAAAAAAATTATTTCTATATAATAGTATAGAGTAAGAAATAGTACAATGAAAGAGAGTGAAAATAACTTATCTTTTTATAGTAGTGCCATAATCCAAGCAATTTTTGCTATATTATTGTTAATAATTCTCAGTTATATTTACAAACTAGAGAATATGGGGTGTGAATGTTCGGAACACCCTAACAAAGATTTTATCAAGAACTTCACTGTAATAGCCCTCGGTTATTTCATAATAACCTCTATTATATCACTTAAATCTGTCGCTAAAAGCATGGGCTATGTAGTAGTCCAATTACTATCTATCGCAACATTCGTATTCTTCTTAATGTTTGTTGTTTACATATATTATGCATTTGAATATGTTAGATATTTAACCAATGAAAAATGCAAATGTTCAGAGGATTTAAGCCGCGATATCATTTCAGTAGGTACTATGATATCCCTCTTCCTATTCTTGACCCTCCTATTCACCATAATTATCATCCCTATCCTATTAAGCACTCTAAGCGGTCTATTATCTAAAATAGAGGTTTTTGAAGAAGAAGTAGAGGATACTATCCGCGACCCGATGAAATCTCTACGCAGTACCCCTGATAGAATCGTTAAATCTGTTAAAGAAGTAGGCAGCTTTGTTAATAAATCCGCTAAAAAAATAACCAATCTTAGAAAAAATAGATAAATATCTATTTATCGAGTAATTTAACTCCCTAATAACCCTTATTTTTATTCATTATATAATATAAAATAGTTATTATTTTCATGAGTCATATACCGCTAATATTTTATATATTTAATGTGCGAGTACCTTTTTTGGGTCTTCCTCTCCCTTTTAATATCTGAATATCAGCAGTATCTTCTATAATTGAAGTAATCTCTTCATCGCTAACTGAAAGAGTCTCTATGTTATTATCGCTATCATCAATTGATATCTTGCTATGAACATTTTTAATTATATTATCTATATCTTCATATTGCTTTTTATCATTAGACTGTTGTGCAACTCCTCTGTTTTGTGTGTTCATGTTTTGCGAATATGATGGCATATTTGAAGGTACAGGATCGCTATTTAAAGAGCCAAAGAGATTACTTACCATATTGAATAACCCCATGTTATCATTACTAGACCCGCGATTTTGAGACATTTGTGGCATTTGTTGCGGAGCGCCGTTTCCCATTACATATTGTTTTGCTGCTGCATTTTGAAACTGTTTCATTAATTCGGGATTAGAACGGAGAACATTTTCTACATCAGGGAGAGGCTGTTCTTTAAACATTCTGCTCGTTAAATGAAACATAAAAGCGCTTCCTGATAGTGATATAAAAAGCCTCAATTCAGGCGCCATCTTCTTTCCTGTCGCCTTGTATTTATAATGCAATTCTTCAAAAATATCATCATAATCATTTATATTTTCATTTACCTGTTCGGACCACCCATCAAGCTTTATAGAAAACGGATCATATCGTCCATTAATATATTCAGTTCCTGAGATAAATGCCATTAACATTTTTTGCTGAAATCTTACACTCCCGTCCAATTCTTTTTCTCTAACAAGCCTATTATATTCGGTTCTCATCTCCTCAATATCAGAGTTCATATTGAACTTGAACGGTATCTTAAATCCCTTAGATTCCATTCTGTCGAGTTGATATATTATCTCTCTCTTTTCATTTATCTCATTCCTTATTATTTCCTTAGGGCTCAGAAACTTATTTTTTTGTTTACTGTTACCACCATCACCTCCATATCCGCTTTCTTCACTTCCTCCACTGCCCTCACTTTCTTCACTTCCTCCGCTCGCGGCACTTTCTCCACTCGCGGCACTTTCATCGCTTTCATCGCTGCCACCACTAACTTCACTAATATTATCATCGTATATTTTCTTAATCTTGCTAGGGTTCGAACTCTTTTTACTCTCATCACTATCGCTCTCGCTTTCTATTCGCGAACCTCTACCAATCTTATCTTTATTGCGATATATATTATTGATATTTTTCATATATTTTTTTTTACCACCAGATGAACTTCCTCGCGAAGAACCGCCAGAAGACATAGATATTACATCATCGCTTATTTTTTTCCTATTAAACAATTCTTCGCTAATAGCTATATTAGACTGCTTACCTCCCCCTGGTATATTAAAACTAAAAGGTTGTTTATTAAAACTTTCTCTATTCAATTCAATTAAATCATCATTTCTATTATTATAATTTGATAGTAAAGCCATATTATATATTTATTTGGGTATCAAATGTTTATATATCTATTATAATTTTTAAATGTTTATTAATACGCATTCTAATAAAAATAATTTACGAATATTAGCTATTTCTACGAGATAGCCACGATAACCAAGTGCCAAAAAATAATTTCCCAGATTTTACATAATATTCAGGGTGAAATTGTATCCCCAATATATCCCGCTTCTTATGATATAATATATCTATCATATCTTTCCTTTTCATTACATTCTCAATATTCTTCCCTACTTTGATAACAATATCATTATGATTATACATATATATTGTCTTTACAATATCAAAAGGATACTTTATTTTTAACGGCCTATCATAGTGTCGAATATATCCAGCATCTCTTGTTCTGACATTAGAGAACTTCCCAAATCTTACAGCGATATATTGCATCGAGTAGCATATAGCTAATATATGTATCTTGTTAGCGTGTTTAAATATTATCTCAGGAACCTTGGGCGATCTTCTATCAACTATGCGATAATCAGAACCAGTCACTATAATAGCATCCAATTTATCATCAAGATTATCCAATAATTTGGCGATGCCTTCTTCATCGTACCAATCTCTAAAACATAATCTCGCATTTTTCATAGATTTCTTAAAACGCAGCTTTCTTATATTATTCGATACAGGATTACTATACATCATTATTACCAATATTTTAGGACGCTTCTTCTTTTTCATTATCTTCATTACAGTATGTACCACTACTATATAATTTATTATATTTATTTGTAATATCTCCCTTCGTATTACTTCTAATATATGATACAGCTTGCAAACACGCATCGCTCAAATCATCCTTCTTCTTGTTTTCATTAAATCTCTTCTTTAATTGCTCGTTCTCGCTAATATATTCGCAACACAACTCAATACTAAGCATCTTATTATTCTTATATTTATCCCTCCTAAATCCCTTCTTATTCCTCGCCTCTCCTCCATCGACCGAGCCCTTAGCCGCTGCATTCGCTTCCATATTTATAAGATAGATATGGTTTTTAGTTTTTAATGAAGCATTTACAAGGACAACATTACCGACCTCCTTGTCCCAATATTTAACTAAACTAAAATATCCGTAGATTATATGCTGGATAGTTTTCATAATGCCGTTTAAATTAGAAGGCTGATTCTCTATCAATACATAATCTATCATATTGATGCCCCTATTTTTTAAACCACCAATTATATTATCCATCTCAATATATATTCTTTCAGATATATCATCAATCCCCTTAATCTCTTTCTTAGATGAAGCTAATGCTATGATACGCCAATCCAATATCTCCAATATCTCAGTCTGTTTTAATATACACAGAGCAAGATTCTTAACCCCAATATCAAAACTAATATATATCATAATCCTAATATCCTAATAATATCATCATATCCTTATTTGCTATATCGTAGTATTTACATAGGTCTATTGGGTCTCTAATTTTTTGTTATAGTTTTTTGGATTTCTGTTATTATTTTTGGACTGTATGAGGTAATACTATAATGCTTTATAAGCGCAGCAAGGTCCTTCCAGAATGTATCACCTTCGTATTTTGAATTGTATTTATTAATTTTCTTACATTTTTTATATAGCCATTTATATGTCTTCTCTAAGTTTTCAGGCTTCTTTGATATCTTGCTAAGTCGCTGTTCCTTTATTAATCTGAAAATATAGCTTTTTAACTCGTCACATTTACTATTGTTAGGTAAAGTCTCGCGCAAATCATAAAACTTCATATAATTATACGAAGGACATATCAATAAACTATTTGTGTAATCTATAAATGTAGGGTTATTATCTATTATTAATAATCTCTTGCTAATATCATAATTATTAGGTATCTTGATTGACTTGCTAATTAGCGGCAATATCTTGACAACAGATTTCTTTATATTTCCATATTTATCCATAATACAATTATCGCGCGTAAATAATGGCCTATCAAACTTAAAATTATTATGCTTCTCTATTATAGCTATCTCTTTATTAGCCCATTTTTTCTCAGAAGCTGTATAAATATAAAAATAGCTCGACGGGTACAGCTTTTTCATAGTATTTATAAACGTGAAAAAATGCGGTCGCACTAATAGCGATTTCTCAGAATAACTTTCATTCAAATATTTATTACACAACGCCGTATATTTATTTAATCCCTTCATCTTATATTTTTTTACCAATTCAATAATATTATATAAATCACATTGATAATTACAATCGCCTATTATAGTACCGTCCAAATCTATTATAAATATATACGGCTCGACACTGCATTCCTTTTCTTCTCTGTTATTCATTAAATCTATTATAATATTATATTAGAATATTGCTTTATAAATAGAAGATATAAGAGAATGGCAGAATCCCACATATTTAACACTAAAAATATATCTGCATATAGCCATTTTTCAAATACAATTAATAACAAATATCTTGATTTGAATAACGGAAAAGAAAAAGATATTAAATTACCTGATGCATTACTTAAATATTTTAAAGATAAAACTCTCAAATATAATCTTGATAAAAGAATATTCTATTATAAGCATATTGCTAACAAATTAAAAGATGTAAATAACAAACAGTGTCTAACAGAATATGCTATTAGTTCTAAAAAAAATAACGATGTTCGCGGATATAATATAGACAATACAGTATTTCTTACAAAAAAGTTCGGGTCTATTAGCAAGTATGGCTATATTTATATAGCATCTATTAAAAACGAAGTTGGCAAATATCCTATTGCTTCAAAAATTATGATTAATAACCGTGTTAATCTATTTGAAGCTCAGATTAACTTGAAAATAACCGATAAAGTTATAAAAAATATGATATCAAGACATTTCATTCTAACTTATAAAGTTATTATCTGCGACAAAATATCCAATAAAAACTTGCCAGATATCGTTCTCAATAAGAAATACTATGTTTTATTAAATGAGCTTGCCAGAGGCGATTTGAAACAGCTCTGTAATAGTAAAACGTTCCTCAAAAATAACAGCATATTATATAATGTATTTATCCAGATAATGTTAGCTATATCTACATTTCATCATATTGGATTTATTCACGGCGATTGTCACTGGGGCAACTTTCTATATCATATGAATTATAATGTAGTCAAAAATAGCTATCATCACTATAATATTTACGGCAAAAATTATTATCTAAAATCATGCGAATATACTATGTATATTTATGATTTTGGTTTTGCCGAAAAAATCAAATTGGCTAAAACATCGCTTATTGACGCTGACTATAGAAGATTGATAAATGCTTTCAGAAATAAAAAGATAGAACCGCATTCCTGGATATCAGTAGATAACAACCTGCCTTCTGATGAGGTCAGTGAATATGTCAAAACATTTAGAAAAGCTATTGATAATAATCGTATCTCAAACATAAACAGTGGAAGCGATGACAATAGCAGTATCTACAAAGATAATAGCATATATTTAGAAAAATTAACTATTGATACAGTTCTTCCAATATTATTAAAAGCTCCCAATAATACATTTGTCGCCAAATTACCTGCAAATGCAACTGTTATTAATAAAAAACCCTATTACATTAATAAAAAAATATTAATCAAAGACTAATTACATCAATACGTTCATCCGCGTCTGCCGCATATTTTGCAGATAATTCGTCAATATATTCGGTCATTGTTTCAAAGCCTACATATACCATTTCATCAATCTCCTTTTTAGTTATATGTAATCGCATTCCCTTTCTTGTAAATATTATATTCATTCCATTTTTTAACACGAGATTTTGAGGGCGATAATAATTAGTATATTTACTATCTTGAATCTGCTTTAATAAAACCTCTTTTACTCTTAGCATATTTAATATCGTCATCAACTGCTTTACAATATATATAAAGTTGATAGTTTTAACAGGAACATGCTCTATATTTTCATTATCTTTATACAAAAGCATACCTATTATATTCTCACGAGGCACATCGGCAAATATTTTTATAGGAAAATTATTAGTTAATCCCCCGTCGTAATAATAATAATCGCCTATATTTATCGGTTTAAATAATAATGGTATAGACATTGAAGCACTACATGCCTTATATACACAGACATCAGGCGTTTTCTCAATAGAAAAAATCTCATTCTCGCAAGTATTTATATTCGTGCAAGATATATACATATTTACTCCAAAACTTTTAGATAATTGTGCAAATGTAATAGTCTCCGATATATCACCAGACTCATTTGTGCCCTCGCACCTATCGGGATATCTCTTTTTTATAATAATTTTTAAATGCTTAATCATTACCTGTGTATCAAATAAACCAAACTCTGTAATCAATCTTATGTATTTTTTTATAGATAAAAAACATAAATCATTATCCTTCATGCAACCATATAATACCTCTTCCATCTCATATATAGTTAATTTAAGCGCAAACATTAGACCTATTAAAGAACCTATTGAACATCCTGCAATATGTTTTATATTATTATGCATATTATTTAAATATAAATATCTAAGTGCACCTATAAATATCACGCCACGCATACCACCCCCCGATAAAACTAAATGTGTAATATTCATATTCTTTATATTTGACGTATTTGTACTATCTGTACTCATTTTTAATTATATATATTATATCCAAATATTGCGTTCCTCTTAAATATTCCAAATACCTTCAAATGTTTAAATATGCGAATTGTATTCTTGAATACTAACTTTGTAGTATACAAGAGCCTCTTTGGAAGCATTGTTCTCCGCTTCCTTTTTAGTATTTCCAGTAGCCGTAGAAATAATGCTCCCATTCTTATCCTTGATACAATATGTAAATATACGAACGTTATCTTTAACAGCTACATTGAGCTCTTTGAATTGTGGTACATCCTGTAAAGAATGAAGCATATGAGATACAAGCATATCCTTATAGTTGTTTTTAATTCTAATCAGTTCGCAAAAGTCAATGTAATTCTCTATTATATATACTATCCATGATTCTACAACGAAATATCCCGCTCCGGAAGAAGGATTTATATTAATATTAGGAATAATAACATTGTCAGTATCTGTCTGGAAATCCAAATAGAGCGCTCCTAAAAATGCCTCGAATATATCCTCCATAATTTTATAGTTATTTCTTCCACCAGATTCCTCTACCTGTTTAGATATAATTGCAAACTTGGGTAATCCTATTTTATCAGATAAATATCCAAGCATCTTCCCATTTACTATCTTTGTTCTAATTTTAGATAAGAATCCCTCGTTTTGGTCAGGGAACCTATTATATAAATAATTCGTTACAATCATTCCGAGCAATGAGTCTCCCAAAAACTCTAATCTTTCATAAGACATATCTTGAAGAGGCAAACAGTCACTTGGACGATTCATGTTACTTTTCTCAAAATCAATATTTTTCATAGTACAATAAGATTTATGAACAAATGCAACACGATATAAATTGATATTCTTTATTTTTAATTCAGGCAACCCGTTGCTACTTAGCAATTTATATAAGTCATCTTCGCTTAAAAGTGTGTTTTTAGAATTATACGGTTGATTTTCCACATCAATCTCCATTGTTTTATTATGGATATTATCAATTCTCTTCATCTTGCTATCTTAGTTATATATTTCTCAAAATATGATTATATCAATTTTTATATATATAAATATTAAATGTATTTTTCTTTTAAATAGAATAAGATAATAAATGAGTTATCTAGCTAATGATATAACAGCCCCCTCAATCCAAATAGATTCGGTTGCTATTGGGTTTCAATTGAACGGCGAAAGCGAAGCAAGAAATATCAATAGTTTAGATTTAAACAAAGATGAATTTTTGGTAGTAGGAGAGAAAACATACATTCCGGGCGATACTTCAAATACTAAATGGTCTCTTGTCGTTAATAGCCAAGGTACTTCGGTAAATGCATCGAGAAGCCTTGCGCGCCAAAGTTTAACACCCGATACTTCGCTGTATGTAGATAAAAATATTCATTGTTCGGGTATTATTAAAGCTGCTGGGTTAGAGCTTAATAATATTAGAATTGACAATACAACAACTATAACAAGCAATTTAATTAGGGATTTTATCGTTAAAACTAACGACCTCGTAGTATCCCAGCCTTTTCAAACAGGGTATATTACAAATTACAATAATCTTTATAATATTAATTATGATGTTAAAAATGTTTATACACCAAACTTCGTTACCTTTGGTGGTCATATTGATACATACAAAAATACGCATCCTCTAAACATCGTAACTACTCCTAACAATAAATTCAACAACATGCATGTTTCCATTAGAAACGATACTAATAATGACGAAGAACCTTCGAGAATGTGTATTGGTATGATTGGTGGCAGCAATATATCACCTGCTATTATTTCTACAACACGAGGAGTTCCGCTCGAATTTCATGTTAGCACTTCTTCCGAAAATATTGATGCAGCCTATAATACAAGAGCACTTCCTATATACAACTCTAATAATGTTCCTGCTATGACAATTGATGCCAATAATAACGTAGGTATCGGCACTAACAATACTTCTCTAAAAAACTATTATAAAAAGGTTTTCACAAATAATAGTACAACAAATGTAGAAAGATTCGGTAAACCTAAATTTGAAGTTAAAGGCCTATCTACTTTTGATGACATACTTTTACATGATTACCAAACAAATACCTATAAACATCTAGATGATATATATATCCGCTCAACAGGTATTAGTGTTCTCAATGCAACACAGATAAAAGGAGGCGATTTTACTGATACAGATTCTTTGTACAGATTTAAAAACAATTTAACAGTATCAAAGTTATTAAGTGCCGGTGATGCAAATATTGCTAATAGCGTAACTATTGGATGTAATTTAACCACAGATTTTTTAAATGTTAACGAACATTCGATATTCGACGGAACAGTAGCATTTAATAATGATGTTAATTTTGACAGTGTCCAAAATATTAATATAAATAAGCTAAATATTAATAATGACCTTTTCATTAATAATAAGCGCGTAACAGCTCTCAATATAACCGATACTTTTACAGGTAACTTTGAAAAAAGTATTGTAGATGGTAGCAACTATATATTTATTTATGTAAGTAGCAATATCGCTTCACTCGACGCTAATTGTAATGTTAATTTTCCTAATAAATTGGGAATTGGTCTTTCGCCTACCGACGGTTTTGATGGCGTCCTAAACATTATAAAGAATGATAAAACTACAAGCAACAATTTTGACATATCACTAAAAAATACATCGGGGAACAAGACATATATCGCAAATATCGGAAGGCTCTCGCGACTAGATTATAACGATAACAGTTTGATATTTAATACAAACAAGGTACCCGGAAAAAATAACAACATCTATTTTTATCCTTCAAGTGATATGTCTATACTTACTTCAAATCGTTTTCTTCCTAATTTAAGAAATACCCCTCCTACATTATCGTTATTAAATGGCAAAGTTGGTATTAATAAATTGAATCCTGATAATCTTTTTGCCCTTGATATTGGAGGTAAAATAGCTGCTAACGATTACTATGTATCACAAGATAATAATTTTAAAAGGACCAAGAACTTCGTTTATAATAATGGAAAAAACTTTTTTAATTTATATGATACTTCAACTGATAAGTTTTGCATCAACTATAATGAGCTTATATCATTCGCGTCGGATATGAGAGGCCTCAATGTTAAAAAAGGCATTAACGCTGATTTATATTATCAAAATAATATATTATTAGAAACCCTGCAAAAAGCTAGTTCCACAGACAGTTTTTACACTAACAAGAATATATCTATTGGTTGGAAAGGCGAAGCTAATGTTACACCTCTGCAAGTTAGAAACTTATACACTAACGATTATAATTATTCAACTATACGCATTTATAGAGGCGCGAGAGGTGGTGGTCTTTTTAATAATGCAGATTATAGCGGTATTGATATCTGCGAATATGACAGAGATATAAATCAAGATAGAAATAAGGAGAAATGGTTCATTTATAAAAATCATAAATATAATGACCTTGATGCAAGAGATTATATGCGTATTGGCCCTTTGCAAATTGGATATACAGATAAAACTATTGAACCCACATCCTACGGTATGTCGTTTTATTATGACCCGTTAAGTTCAAAATATCACATTGATGTTAATAATCCGAAGGTTTCATACGATGATAAATCTGCAATGACAATATATGGAGACCTAAATGTTCATGGAAATGTTAATATTTTAGATAACGAAGGATGTAATTTTAATTTTACTATGAAAGCTTTATCCTCCAATTTACAGAAAGTAGACAGATATATCAACTATATATCCGGGAGTGGTATTAATACAGGATATTCAACAAGTACAAATAAAATTGCGATGTCTATTGATATTTTGAGGCCGAGAGAAAATATTATAATAGACCCAGTAGAAAATGCAAAGATTCCTGTAATAATTAAAAATATGAATGACGATAATCCTGCAACAAAGTTTATTACTTATTCTAAGAGTAATATTTGTTATTCTATGATAGAATTGGCTATTTACAATAGCAATCTTCAATTAGTAGATGATGTCATAGATAAACAAAACAATATACGAAATGCCATACAGATGAGCGTTGCGAATAATAATAGTAATACTTATCTCGATTTCAATGTTTATAACAATTATTCATACAAAAACTTTCTACGATTTATTAATACAGTGAGTGACAACGGGGATGCCAATAGTACTATTGCGCATATGGGTCTAGGAACAGACAAGAGCTCTAATATCCTTTTTCACATTGACGGGAATGAAAAATACGGCCTTCAAATTACCAATAATAAGTTTCCGGCTTCTATCAATTTATTGAACTCGGAAGGAAAAAATATTTATCATACTATATCTGGCGGTGATCTTAATAACAATCATAAGTTTACAATTGATGTCTCAGCCGCCGCTGCTAATGAAATAAATAATGAACCAGTTATGACAAATGTATTCACAATTGATGCATTCCAATATAACGGTGATAAACGCAGAGGGGCTCGCTATGGATTCAATGAAGACTTTTCATCTAATATAAATCAGACCTTTGTAATTAAAAGCGATTATGATACGGTTCCCATGTCAATTACTAGTAGATACAGTTATGAATATATGTTCAATAGTACAGTTAAAATAGATTATAATGATGTGTTATTTGATATATTATCATCTAATTGGAATAATGATTCTAAGACATATTTCAGTTTTTATAAACAGAATATAACCGAATTGCCCGCGACAGACGCTAATGATAATGTTATAGATATTAATAATATTGACGACGAAGGCTTCATATTTAAAACAAATAATCTAATATCAACAAATCTCTCATATATTACTGTTCATTCTAATATCAATTACCCGTATTTTTTCAGCAATTTAGATATTAATTATATGCCTCTCAATAACCAAACATTTGACATAAATACCGATAGTGTCAAAGATAAATATGATTTATTCAAGGAAAATGATTTTTCCTTAGTACCGCAAGGCATATTTTACAGCAGTAATGATAATATTAAACCAAGTGATATTTCTGAAAAAATGCTTGCCGTCAATGATAGAGCCGTATTCAACATCTATGATAGTAATATATTATTCAACTATGAATATATAAATAGATATATTATATCTAGCCACATATCTTGCAACATCTCTATTATTGTTAGTTCAAATATTCAGAGAATTAACAATAGCAACTATTTTAATATCAGCAACTATATAACAACGACACTTGGAACAGTTACAGAGCCGTTTAATGCACTCGAAAATGTAAAGGAATATACCTATATTGATTATCATCAAAATTTTATTAATCTCAATGAAAAGTTTTTAGAATATTCCAATATATTTTTAAATACATATACTACAAATATTTTGAAATATAATTCGAATATAGCATATGATGCTGTGTTTTTTTCTGTCCATACTAATCATTTAAATATTGCAACTTCGAATGTTATATTTGACGAGCTGTTTGAATTAAACAGTGCATACCTAGATATTACTTCAAATATTGAAGATAATAACTATATAGTTTTTAGAACATCTAATTATTCTATAAATAACAATGCAAATGCTATACAAAGAAATATGGTTATCCAGCAATTTAGTTCAAATGTTTTTCAAGATACTTTTGATATTTTGGGTAATACTATAAATAAAACTTTGATCATCGAAGAATATTTTAATAATTATTGTAATTATAATTTGGAAGATATCAACATCGGAATTCGCAACTATAACTATAAAAATTATAAACCACACATTTCCTTAATAAATGATGTTGAGAAAAACGATAGTATTTTTGAAGGGCACGAAATATATAGTTATGACGGAGTATTTGAAATCAAATATGCTAACTCTACAAATAAACAATTTGTCCCTCTCAAAATTGATAGTATGGGAAATATGACTATTAATGGAGGCTTAGATACCGCAGGTAATATTAAAATAGACGGAAATATATTCGATGCAAATGGTAACAATTTAATTGAAATACTCAATAAAAATTATTACAAAGAATATGAAATAAACTCAAGTAATATCTATTTTAATTCATTTGGTTCAAATGGTATTGAAATTAATGCCCGTGCCATGGATTATAATCACATTGATTATAATTTCTTTTATGTCAAAGACTATTTATCTACCGATTTACATAATGATATTTTAGTATTACATAAATCTGAACTATTAAATAACACATATAATCTTGATTTATATGCAGATTTATATATCAACTGTAATTTATATATAGAAGGCGAAGGTAATAATCCTTCATTATCAGTATTCCAAAAACACAACACCAATATTATACAAGCAGCCAATTTAGATCGCGAAGTTCTAACACTTGCATATGATGGCAGTATGGGATTAGGCATAACAGAGCCGCAAGGAGTATTGCTAAATGCTCGTCAGAATAATGTTGGCAGCAATGTTATATCAGCATCTAACATGGACCGCGAATTGCTAACGCTTGCATATGATGGCAGTATGGGATTAGGCATAACAGAGCCCCAAGGAGTATTACTAAATGCTCGTCAGAATAATGTCGGCAGCAATATTATCTCGGCTTCTAATATTGAACGAGAAGTTCTTACAGTTGCATATGATGGTAGCATAGGTTTTGGTGTAACGCGACCCCAAGGAGTATTGCTAAATGCTCGCCAAAATAATGTCGGTAGCAATATTATCTCAGCTTCTAATATTGAACGTGAAGTTCTAACAGTAGCATATGATGGTAGCATAGGATTTGGTGTCACGCGATCCCAAGGAGTATTGCTAAATGCTCGCCAAAATAATGTCGGTAGCAATATTATCTCAGCTTCTAATATTGAACGTGAAGTTCTAACAGTAGCATATGACGGAAGCATTGGTTTTGGTGTCACGCAACCCCAAGGAGTATTGCTAAATGCTCGTCAGAATAATATAGGTAGCAATATTATATCAGCATCTAATATCGAACGAGAAGTTCTTACAGTTGCCTATGATGGAAGCATAGGATTTGGTGTCACGCGACCCCAAGGAGTATTGCTAAATGCTCGCCAAAATAATGTCGGTAGCAATATTATCTCGGCATCTAATATCGAACGAGAAGTTCTTACAGTTGCATATGATGGAAGCATAGGTTTTGGTGTCACGCGACCCCAAGGAGTATTGCTAAATGCTCGCCAAAATAATGTCGGTAGCAATATTATCTCAGCATCTAATATCGAACGCGAAGTCCTTACAGTTGCCTATGACGGAAGCATTGGTTTTGGTGTCACACGACCCCAAGGAGTATTGCTAAATGCTCGCCAAAATAATGTCGGTAGCAATATTATCTCTGCTTCTAATATTAATCGCGAAGTTCTTACAGTTGCCTATGATGGAAGCATAGGATTTGGTGTCACGCGACCCCAAGGAGTATTGCTAAATGCTCGTCAGAATAACATAGGTAGCAATATTATCTCAGCCTCTAATATTAATCGTGAAGTTCTAACAGTAGCTTACGATGGAAGCATAGGTTTTGGTGTCACACAGCCCCAAGGAGTATTGCTAAATGCTCGACAGAATAACATAGATAGCAATATTATCTCGGCTTCTAACATTGAACGTGAAGTTCTAACAGTAGCTTACGATGGAAGCATAGGTTTTGGCGTCACACGACCCCAAGGAGTATTGCTAAATGCTCGTCAGAATAATATAGGTAGCAATATTATCTCAGCTTCTAATATTGAAAGAGAAGTTCTTACAGTTGCCTATGACGGAAGCATTGGTTTTGGTGTCACACGACCCCAAGGAGTATTACTAAATGCTCGCCAAAATAATGTCGGTAGCAATATTATCTCTGCTTCTAATATTAATCGCGAAGTTCTTACAGTTGCCTATGATGGAAGCATAGGATTTGGTGTCACGCGACCCCAAGGAGTATTATTAAATGCCCGTCAGAATAATATAGGTAGCAATATTATCTCAGCCTCTAATATTAATCGCGAAGTTCTAACAGTAGCATACGATGGAAGCATAGGATTTGGTGTCACGCTACCCCAAGGAGTATTATTAAATGCTCGTCAAAATAATGTCGGTAACAATATTATCTCAGCCTCTAACATTGAACGCGAAGTTCTAACAGTTGCCTATGATGGAAGCATTGGATTTGGTGTTACGCGACCCCAAGGAGTATTATTAAATGCTCGTCAAAATAATATAGGCAGCAATATTATCTCAGCCTCTAACATTGAGCGCGAAGTTCTAACAGTAGCCTATGATGGAAGCATTGGATTTGGCGTTACGCGACCCCAAGGAGTATTATTAAATGCTCGCCAAAATAATGTTGGTAGCAATATTATCTCGGCTTCTAACATAAACCGCGAAGTTCTAACAGTAGCCTACGATGGAAGCATTGGATTAGGTGTCGTGCAACCCCAAGGAGTATTATTAAATGCTAGACAGAATAACATAGGCAGCAATATTATCTCGGCATCTAATATAAATCGTGAAGTTCTAACAGTAGCCTATGATGGAAGCATTGGATTTGGTGTTACGCGACCCCAAGGAGTATTATTAAATGCAAGACAGAATAACATAGGCAGCAATATTATATCGGCTTCTAACATAAACCATGAAGTGCTAACTGTTGCATATGATGGTAGCATTGGATTTGGTGTAACACGACCACAAGGTGTATTATTAAATGCTCGCCAGAATAATGTAGGAAGCAATATTATCTCAGCTTCTAACATAAATCGCGAAGTGCTAACTGTTGCATATGATGGTAGCATTGGTTTTGGTGTAACTCAGCCACAAGGAGTATTATTAAATGCAAGACAGAATAACATAGATAAAAATATTATATCAGCTTCTAATATTGAGCGCGAAGTTCTAACAGTTGCCTATGACGGAAGCATTGGTTTTGGTGTCATAGATCCCCAAGGAGTCTTATTAAATGCCAGACAAAACAATATAGGTAACAATATTATCTCAGCATCAAATGTTAATCGTGAAGTGTTAACAGTTGCATATGATGGTAGCATGGGGTTAGGTGTCATAAGACCCCAAGGAGTCTTATTAAATGCCCGCCAGAACAATATAGATAGCAATATTATATCAGCTTCTAATATTAATCGAGAAGTGCTAACAGTAGCATATGATGGAAGTATTGGATTTGGTGTAACTCGTCCACAAGGAGTATTACTAAATGCTCGTCAGAATAACATAGGCAGTAATATTATATCAGCTTCTAACATAGATCGCGAAGTTCTAACAGTAGCATATGATGGTAGCATCGGTTTTGGTGTAGTTCGGCCCCAAGGAGTCTTGCTAAATATCCGTCAGAATAACATAAGTAGCAATATTATCTCAGCATCTAACATAGACCGCGAAGTGCTAACAGTAGCCTATGATGGAAGCATTGGATTTGGTGTCACGCGCCCCCAAGGAGTTTTACTAAACGCTCGTCAAAATAACATAGGTAGCAATATTATATCAGCATCTAATATTAATCGAGAAGTACTGACAGTAGCCTATGATGGAAGCATTGGATTAGGTATAACGCGCCCCCAAGGAGTATTACTAAATGCTCGTCAGAATAACATAGGTAGCAATATTATCGCAGCGTCTAATTTAGACCGCGAAGTCCTAACAGTAGCATATGATGGAAGCATTGGATTTGGGGTAGGACAGCCCCAAGGTGTATTACTAAATGCCCGTCAGAATAATATAGGTAAGAATATTATCTCGGCATCTAACTTAGACCGCGAAGTCCTAACAGTAGCATATGATGGTAGCATTGGATTTGGTGTAACACAACCCCAAAGTGTATTACTAAATGCCCGCCAGAATAATATAGGTAGGAATATTATCTCTGCTTCTAACTTGGACCGCGAAGTTATGACAGTAGCTTATGATGGTAGCATTGGATTTGGTGTAATGCGCCCCCAAGGTGTATTACTAAATGCCCGCCAGAATAATATAGGTAGCAATATTATCTCGGCTTCTAACATAAACCGTGAAGTTCTAACAGTAGCCTATGACGGAAGCATTGGATTTGGTGTAACGCGCCCCCAAGGAGTATTACTAAATGCTCGTCAGAACAATATAGATAAAAATATTATATCAGCTTCAAATATTGATAGTGAAGTTCTAACAGTAGCCTATGACGGAAGCATTGGATTAGGTGTAACACAACCCCAAGGTATATTACTAAATGCACGCCAGAATAACATAGGTAAACATATTATATCAGTTTCAAATATTAACAGTGAAGTTTTCACTGTCGCATATGATGGTAGCATGGGATTGGGTGTAGTACAGCCTCGGGGCATATTACTAAATGCTCGTCAGAATAATGTAGGAAGCAATATTATCTCAGCTTCTAATATTAATCGCGAGGTGCTAACAGTAGCCTATGATGGTAGTATTGGATTTGGTGTTTCTCGACCACAAGGAGTATTATTAAATGCCCGTCAGAATAATATCGATAGCAATATTATCTCAGCATCTAATATTAATCGCGAAGTGCTAACAGTAGCCTATGACGGCAGCATTGGTTTTGGTGTCATGCGTCCACAAGGAGTATTACTAAATGCTCGTCAGAATAACATAGGTAGCAATATTATCTCGGCATCTAATATTAGTCGCGAAGTGTTCACAGTAGCCTATGACGGAAGCATTGGATTTGGTGTAGTACAACCGCAAGGGGTTTTACTAAATGCTCGACAGAATAACATAGGTAGCAATATTATCTCGGCTTCTAATATTAATCGCGAAGTTCTTACAGTAGCTTATGATGGAAGCATTGGTTTTGGTGTCATGCGTCCACAAGGAGTTTTACTAAATGCTCGTCAGAATAATGTAGGTAGCAATATTATCTCGGCTTCTAATATTAATCGCGAAGTGTTAACAGTAGCCTATGACGGCAGCATTGGTTTTGGCGTAACACAGCCCCGAGGTATATTGCTAAATGCCCGTCAGAATAATGTTGATAATAATATTATTTCAGCTTCTAATATTGACAGCGAAGTGCTAACTCTTGCATATGATGGTAGTATGGGATTGGGTGTCGTGCGCCCACAAGGAGTCTTGCTAAATGCTCGTCAGAATAATATTGGCTATAATATTATTTCAGCTTCTAACTTAAACCGCGAAGTGCTAACGCTAGCATATGATGGTAGTATGGGATTGGGTGTCATGCGACCACAAGGAGTATTGCTAAATGCCCGTCAGAATAACCTTGGTAGCAATATTATATCGGCATCTAACATAGACCGCGAAGTGTTCACAGTAGCTTATGATGGTAGCATTGGTTTGGGTGTCACACGGCCCCAAGGTGTATTGCTAAATGCCCGCCAGAATAACCTTGGTAGCAATATTATATCGGCATCTAACATAGACCGCGAAGTGTTCACAGTAGCTTATGATGGTAGCATTGGATTTGGTGTTACACGGCCACAAGGAGTCTTGTTAAATGCCCGTCAGAATAACCTTGGTAGCAATATTATATCGGCATCTAATATTAGTCGAGAGGTGTTCACAGTAGCTTATGATGGTAGCATTGGATTTGGTGTCACGCGCCCCCAAGGAGTTTTACTGAATGCCCGCCAGAATAACCTTGGTAGCAATATTATGTCGGCATCTAATATTAATCGCGAGGTTATGACATTGACATATGATGGTATTATGGGGTTAGGAGTAACAAATCCTAATAAACAAAGTTTGTTAGATGTAAGAGGTAATATAAATATTGTTAGCGACCAGGGAAGCAATTTTATATATACTATTAACAATCGTGATATTATCAAAGAAACAAGCAATTATATTCTGGTGACAAGCAATTTTATAGCAAATAGAATAACAAATCTTACAACCGATTTTATTACAGAAAATGTAACCTCTATAAATAAATTCATTGTAGATAATAAATATAAAAACGACCTATTTATTGATGGAGATTTAACTATCAATTCTAATTTAATTGTTCATGGCGTAACAACGACTTTGAACACAGATGTATATACTACTGAACAATTGAATATTACAAATACAGGACAAGGAGACGCTCTTATAGTTAAACAAATTAACAATTCATATAATATATTTACTGCTTCAAATAATAATATTCCAGTTTTTAATATTAATTATAATGGCAAGGTAGGTATTGGAACTGAAACTCCAAAAGTATATTTGGAAATCAACTCAACAGATGGCATTAAAATACCAAGTGGTACAGATATCCAACGACCTTCCGGAATCAATCTAATAAAAGGAACTATCCGTTATAACACTAATACCAATCAATTTGAAGGTTATGGAGCTGGTAATCACTGGGGAACACTCGGGGGAGTCAAAGATGTCAATAATGATACTTTTATAAGCGCAGAGAGCTATCCTGGTAGTAATAATGATGAACTACGCTTTATAACAAGCAATATTGAAAAGATGATTATAAAAACAGATGGTAAAGTCGGCATCGGCAGACAGAATCCTGAATATTTGTTAGATGTTCAAGGAGATATCAGAACAAACTCTAACCTATTTGTCAATTTCAATGTAGGCATAGGTACTACTAATATTTCAAGCTCGCTGCTAAATATATATGGAAAGGCTGCAAATATTAAAATACAAAATCCTCATATTAATAATCCAGTATCTTCCATAGACTTTATAAACGGTATTAATAATTCCATACAAAGCAACACTTTATTTGGATGGCGAATGTCAAATAGCAATAACAGCTTTGTAATTTCATCTGGTAAAAATAATATTATAAATGATTGTCTAATTATTGACGGAGGGACGGGTAATATAGGTATCGGAACAAAATCGCATATTGAATTGGATAATAATGGCGATACTTATAAAATAAATATCAATGGCAGTATCAATATTGAAGGAGAGATATATAAACAGGGTGTATTATTCGCGCAAGGAATTAATGGAGGAGGAGGTGTAGGGGTTATAACTCAAAATATGCCTATACAAACATTATCAAAGACATATAAACAAACTAAATCATATTTAGAATCTGGACTTGATAATGATGGAGGTTGGAAGTTCATTGATGAAAATGTTAATAGCGGCTTTTTAATAAAAATTAAATCTTCTCATAGGACTTCAAAGATTTTATTAAATCTCTCAATGCATATTGGTATTGACAGTGCACCAGAATCAATATGGTGGGGTCTAAGATTATATCGAAAAATGGTAGATAATAATCAAAATATAATAACTGATTGGCACGAAGTTGTAGCATCGCGTCCTGAAAATAACCCTGATAATGCTACACCTTGCTGGCTATCTCATACACTCGGAGCCAATCTTACAAGTTATGAAAACTTCGTAGCTAATATAAACGGCACATTCTTTGATACCCCCGATTCAAGATACAATGTTTATTATACAGTAAAATGGAAAACGAACTTAGGAAATAATTATGGCGGAAGTGCAAATATTTATCTAAATAGACCTGCCAAATATAATTCAAACAACTCCTCTGTATTATCTTCAACATGGACAGCAACCGAAATATGGCAATTAGGAACTCCATATATACCCAGTGAAGGCTCAAATATAATTACAATTTATAATCAAGATTTTGTGGGAATAGGCAATACGCAACCGCAACACGCCCTTGATATTGCGGGAGATATTAACATAACAGGGACATATAAGATAAATAACGAAATATTCAGGGCGAGCCAATGGACTACTAATTCTGATAACAATATATATTATAATAATTACATAGGTGTCGGCACTGTCAAACCTGACTGTTTATTGGCTTTGAGTGGAGCAAGTGCAAAAATTAAAATCCATGATGATGGGATAAATAATGATGGAAGTGCCAGTACTCAATTATCCACCTCAATAGAATTAATTAACGGTTCAAGCAATCTCATGCAATATAACTTAAATAAATGCGGATGGAGAATGTCAAATAGCAATAACAATTATATAATCTCTTCGGGTAGCAATAGCATAATTAAAGACAGGTTTTTCATAGACAGCACAGGTAATATAGGTGTCGGCACTCTACCAAATCATAAATTGGATATTGATGGTATTATAAATGCAAAGGCTTTTAATTTGAACGGCTCTCCTTTTGTTTTGGAGTTTACGCAAGGAATGACAATACAAACAATACACAAAACCTATTCTAAAACAGTTGAAAAAGAATTGAACTCAATTGGATGGGTTCCGATAGATATTCAAAATGACGGATTTTATGTCAAGATAAAGCCCTCGCATATTCAATCAAAAGTCCTCGTATCTATGACATGTCATATAGGTATGGATTATGCCGAAGATTCTCGCTGGTGGGGCCTGCAATTATATAGAAAAATAGGCAGTGGCTCTTGGGTGCCTATAAATGATGCTAATGGAACTAATGGTGGAGGATTAGAATGTAGTCCTTGTTGGATTTCACACAATCTTGGTGCAGACAATAGTACTTACTCGCATTCCATAATAAATGTGTCGGGTTCCTATGAAGATATGCCGAATACAGAAGAAGATGTTTATTATACGGCATATTGGAAATCAAAATTAGATAATACAATCGGTAAGCTATATATTAACAGACCAGCCTATGTTAATAATTCTAATTATCCGCTAACATCTTCAAGCTGGACAGCGAGCGAAATATGGAATAATGGGACGCCCTATAAACCTATTACAACTACAATAGCAATTGCATACGACAAAGTCGGTATTGGAATGACACCGAGCGAATCAAGCGGATATAAATTGGAAGTTGCCGGTAATCTTAAATGTACCAATTTACAATGTGTCTCTGTTACTCAAACGAGTGATGCACGATATAAAAAGAATATTGAAAATATTGAGAATGCCTTGGATGATATAAATAAATTGAACCCCGTTTCTTATTTATTATTGAATCAGGAGTCTAGTGATAGAAAATCTTATGGCTTTATAGCACAAGAATTAAAGAATATATTCCCAGAAGTTGTCGTTGATCCCAATACTGATAAAGAACTGTATGGTATAAATTATACATCTATAATACCTTTATTAACGAAATCAATTCAAGAATTGACCAAAAAAATAGAATTACAACAAAACGAAATTAATTATCTTAAACAAAAATTATAAAGCTATGTGAATTTTTTTTATTAAATATAAATATTAATATTATAGATAGAGAGAACTAATAATATAAATGAATATATTAAATGTTGGCTATGGTACAACAAATCCACAAACTTTAATTCATTTAGTTCAGTGTAATGTTGCTCTCCGCTTAGAGGATCCGCGAAATAATGTTAATAGCGTTATTAATATAGATTTTAAAAGAGGATCCGGATCATTCGGTAATAGCACCAGCGGAGATTGGAGATTATCCAGTTCAAATACGCAATTTAATATTGAAAAACACACAAATAATTTAACCTGCAATATAGCGTCTATAAATGAAAATGGAAATATTACTATTGCCAATGATATTATAATTGGAGGCAATTTTATTAAAAACGGTAAAAATGTTATAGCCGATGTTTCTAACTATATCAACGCTGTTGACAGTAATCTCAATAATGTAATAAATAATACAGTACTTACAAGCAGTGACTCTAACAACTCCAATGTCAGCAACTATATCAACGCTGTTGACAGCAATCTCAATAATATAATAAATACTACTGTACTTACACGCATTGACTCTAACAACTCCAATGTCAGCAACTATATCAAAGCTGTTGATAGCAATCTCAATAATGTAATAAATACTACTGTACTTACAAGCATTGACTCTAACAACTCCAATGTCAGCAACTATATCAAAGCTGTTGATAGCAATCTCAATAATGTAATAAATACTACCGTACTTACAAGCATTGACTCTAACAATTCCAATGTCAGCAACTATATCAAAGCTGTTGATAGCAATCTCAATAATGTAATAAATACTACCGTACTTACAAGCATTGACTCTAACAATTCCAATGTCAGCAACTATATCAAAGCTGTTGACAGCAATCTCAATGTTATCATAAATACTACTGTACTTACAAGCATTGACTCTAACAACTCCAATGTCAGCAACTATATCAAAGCTGTTGATAGCAATCTCAATAATGTAATAAATACTACTGTACTTACAAGCATTGACTCTAACAACTCGAATGTCAGCAACTATATCAAAGCTGTTGACAGCAATCTCAATGTTATCATAAATACTACTGTACTTACAAGCATTGACTCTAACAACTCTAATGTAAGCAACTATATCAAAGCTGTTGATAGCAATCTCAATAATGTAATAAATACTACTGTACTTACAAGCATTGACTCTAACAACTCGAATGTCAGCAACTATATCAAAGCTGTTGACAGCAATCTCAATAATGTAATAAATACTACTGTACTTACAAGCATTGACTCTAACAACTCCAATGTCAGCAACTATATCAAAGCTGTTGACAGCAATCTCAATGTTATCATAAATACTACTGTACTTACAAGCATTGACTCTAACAACTCGAATGTCAGCAACTATATCAAAGCTGTTGACAGCAATCTCAATAATGTAATAAATACTACTGTACTTACAAGCATTGACTCTAACAATTCTAATGTCAGCAACTATATCAAAGCAGTTAATAGCAATCTCAATGTTATCATAAATATAAAAGACACATCTTTATCTAATTATTCTCTTGGCATTAATGACAGATTAAGTAGTATTATAACCTCAAATAATAATACTATGTCTAATTTTTTATTAAATAATTCTAATACTCTTGCACTAAGAATAGATAATATTACAACAGACGAAATTAATAATGGAGTAAATAACAAGTTTATAGTAAATAATTATCATAATGATATATTGAATGTTGCTGGAAAGTTCAATATTTTTTCTGATAACAGTTTTGTTGATATAGTAAATGTTTACGAGGATAATATTAATAGCAATAGTATTTTAAAAATATTACAAAATGGGAGAGTAGGAATAGGCAATTCACAGCCAGACGAAAAATTAGATGTTAGCGGCAATATGAATATTACAGGAATATATAAAAGAAATAATGTTGATATCATACAGCAGACAAATGATAATATAGTATCTTCATCTAACGTATTAAATAAAAAAGTTGATGATTTATCTGCCTCGCTATTTTACTATGACTCATATAATTTAAAAATATCAAATATATTATTACCACGAGCAACTTGTAATAATTTTGGCGCAATTAAACCCGACAATATAACTATTAAAATAGATAGCAATGGTATTATAAGTGGTAATCTATCAGTTGATTTATCTTCATACGCTACTAAAAATGATTTAGATTCAGTCGTGTCCGGTCTTACATTCATAGATCCAGTAGAACTTGCTACTACTGTGAATATTACGTATCCTCCTACTGGCCTAATACAGATAGATGGGGTATTTACTTCGCTAAATAACAGAGTCTTAGTAAAAAATCAGAATCTAAAATACGAGAATGGTATTTATACTGCATCAACAAGTACATGGAGTAGAAGCGAAGATTTCAATAGTACTGAAAATATCAAAAGTGGTTCTTTCGTATTTGTGAAAAATGGCAATACTAATAAAAACTCAGGGTATGTATTTAATACTTCCAATTTTGCAACATTAGGAACAGATTCTATTAACTTTACTCAATTTTCAAGTGCAGGACAAACAACGGGCGGGGCAGGTATTGTTAAAGATGTAAATGCACTTAATCTTAATATTAAAGATGAAGGAGGTATAGAAATAGATGGCAATAATGAAATATCTATCAATTTAGGACTTGCAAATATAAGCAGTGTTTTACCGGTAGCTAAGGGGGGGACTGGCTCAACTACGCTTGAAAATCTAATTAATCTCCCTTCACATACAACAGGCATTTTACCCATAGCTAAGGGCGGAACAGGTACTAATAGTCTTAATAATTTAATTAATTTATCTTCGCATACTACGGGTATTTTACCAGCATCCAAGGGTGGTAGCGGAAAAGATATATTGACATTAAATCAGGTAATAGTAGGCAATGGTACAGGCGCAGTTATTCAAAGCGACGGATTGACATGGACTAATAATACTCTATTTGCTACTAATATTTCGGGTAATGGCACCGGCATTACTCTATTAAATGCAAATAATGTAGCAAGTGGTATATTAGCCGTTGAAAGAGGTGGGATTGGGGCATCTTCCTTCAATAATTTAATCAATTTATCTACTCATACTAATGGTATATTGCCTGTTTCCAAGGGAGGCACAGGTGCTAATAATTTAGCTGCAAATCAGCTCTTAGTAGGGAATGCAACAGATGCTCCAATACAATCTGAAAATCTAACATGGAATAATATAAGCAGTATATTATCGGTTACCAACATAGAAGCAACTACTTTATCAGGCTCAGGAGCGAATATTACTTCTCTAAGTGCTGCAAATATATCAACAGGGACATTATCAATTGCAAGAGGAGGTACTGGTGCGAGTAGTTTTGTTGAAAATCAGCTTATTGTAGGTAATGGTGCTAATGCGCCTATACAATCTGCAAGCTTATCATGGAATAATACAACAAATACTCTTTCAGCAGCAAACATAGCAGGTTCGGGCGAGAATATTACAGGGTTAAATATTGATAATATATCAACAGGTGTCTTGCCCGTTTCTAAGGGTGGCACAGGTGTCAATAATTTAGTCTTAAATCAGGTAGTTGTAGGGAATGCCACAAATACTCCTATACAATCTGCTAATTTAACTTGGAATAATACTACAAATACGCTTGCTGCCACAAATATTACAGGAAACGGATCTTTAATAACTGCTCTAAATGCAGCAAATATATCAACAGGGACATTATCAATTGCGAGAGGCGGTACAGGAACAGGTAGTTTTGTTCAAAATCAGCTTATTGTAGGAAATGGTACTAATGCGCCTATACAATCTGCAAGTTTATCATGGAATAATACAACAAATACGCTTTCAGCTACAAATATAGCTGGTTCAGGAGAGAATATTACAGGTTTAAATATTGATAATATATCTGCTGGTGTTTTGCCTGTTTCTAAGGGTGGCACAGGTGCTAATAATTTAGCTGTAAATCAGCTCGTTGTAGGGAATGCAGCCAATACTCCGATACAATCTGCTAATTTAACTTGGAATAATATAGGTAATATATTATCAGCAACCAACATAGAAGCAACTACTTTATCAGGCTCAGGAGCAAATATTACTGCTCTAAGTGCCGCAAATATATCTACTGGTACTCTTAGTGTATCCAGGGGTGGTACAGGAACAGGTAGTTTTGTTCAAAATCAGCTTATTGTAGGCAATGGTACTAATGTGCCTATACAATCTGCTAGTTTATCATGGAATAATACGACAAATACGCTTTCAGCTACAAATATAGCTGGTTCGGGTGAGAATATTACAGGTTTAAATATTGATAATATATCTGCTGGTGTCTTACCTGTTTCTAAGGGTGGCACTGGTGCTAATAATTTAGTCGCAAATCAGCTCGTAGTAGGGAATGCAACTGATGCTCCAATACAATCTGCTAATTTAACTTGGAATAATATAGGTAGTATATTATCGGCTACCAACATAGAAGCAACTACTTTATCAGGCTCAGGAGCAAATATTACTGCTCTAAATGCAGAAAATATATCTACGGGTACTCTTGGTGTATCAAGGGGCGGTACAGGAACAGGGAGTTTTGTTCAAAATCAGCTTATTGTAGGTAATGGTACTAATGCGCCTATACAATCCGCGGGTTTATCATGGAATAATACGACAAATACGCTTTCAGCTACAAATATAGCTGGTTCAGGAGAGAATATTACAGGTTTAAATATTGATAATATATCTGCTGGTGTTTTGCCTGTTTCTAAGGGTGGCACGGGTGCTAATAATTTAGCAGCAAATCAGCTCGTAGTAGGGAATGCTGCTAATACTCCAATACAATCAGCTAATTTAACTTGGAATAATACTACAAATACACTTGCGGCTACTAATATTACAGGAAACGGCTCTTTAATAACTGCTTTGAATGCTAATAATATATCATCGGGGACATTATCAATCGCAAGAGGCGGAACAGGTTCCAGTACATTGACAGCAGATATTATAGAACAGGGGACAGTTAAAAGATTTATTGAAAACGATACTATAACAATGCCAGATATACCTCTTAATGTTAATAAAATATTATATATGGGGGCGAGTATAATTCCTACATTAGATAATACTTTTTCATTTGGTTCGTCTGATAAGAAATGGAAAAGTATATTTGTGGGTGCTAATACAATTACAATAGGCACTACAAAGTTATCTGCAAGTCCTACGGGAGCTCTCGAAATGAGTTCAATTAGTTTTGCTGATAAAATAAATCTTATTACTTCAAACGAACTTCATAGTCTCACAGGAATTACTAAAAATGTACAGCAGCAAATAAATGAATTAAATCTGGATAATATAGCAAATGGTGCTATTAATAAATATATAATAAATAATCAATATCAAGGCGAACTGACAGTAGGTTCGCGATTAAATGTAGGCTCCTATTATTCTACTCAAAACCAAAATGGAAATCTTCATGTATTCGGGGATTTGATATTAGAGGGTGATGTAACAACAAACAGTCCTTTTATAACACAGATACATAGAAATCTATCTAATTACAATACTGGCTATATTGATATTTATAATATAGATGATTCTTCCAATAAACCGAGTGTTAAAATCAGACACAATACAGGATATTCGAATGTATTCGAATGTTATTCCAAGGATGACAATAATATAAATAACCCTCTTTTTATAATAACATCTAATGGAAATATCGGAATTGCAAATGAGATACCTACGGAAAAATTGGATATAATAGGTAACATTAAATATACTGGAAAAATTAATAATATAACAGCAAGCGAGATGGCGCATTTGTCGGGGATAAATTATAATATCAAACAGAGAATAGCTGATAATGATATCAGGCAATCTAATTATGTATTAAACATATCTAATATACTAAATATTGATTATTCGAATAGAGACGCAAATATAAGCAATTTTGTAATAGATGTTAGAGAAGCGTTAGATGAAAAAATAATAACGTCTAATAATATTCTATATTTATATGCAAGCAATAATGATATTAATAATTCAAATTATTTATTGAGTACTATTATCAATTTAAATAATACACAGGCTAATAGTGATTTAAATATCTCCAACTATATCTCCGCTACTTCAAACGAAATAATGACTTTTATTAAAAATAATGGAGGAAATCAGATAGAATTGATATTAGAAACTTCAAATGTGCTATTTAAATATTCATTTGATAATAATACATTTCAATCAAATTATGTGGCTTCTACATCAAATATTCTTATAGCATATTCAAGTAATATTAATATTAATCTTTCAAACTATATTCTTACGACTTCCAATAATCTTGTAAGAAATGCAAGCAACATTAATGTTAATCTGACAAATTATATTCTGACGACTTCCAATAATCTAATAAAAAATACAAATAATGTTGATTCTAACCTTTCTAACTATGTACTGGCGACTTCTAATAATCTAATAAATTATTCTATTTCAAGTGATAAGTCTCTATCTAATTATGTAATAGCTACTTCAAATACATTAAATACTAATCTAATCAACTTTTCGAGAAATGCTGTTAATATTACACAAGGCGTAATAAACTCAGATAGATTACCTGAAGCTACTGCTGATAAAAAGGGTGCTATCAAAAAAGGAAATAATGTTAATATATTATCCGACGGAACCTTGAACATAAATCTAGATGTATATAACGGCAATACATTTATTAATGGCGATATAACAACTTCTAATTTAACCGTATTAGGTTCTAGTACTATATTAGATACTAATGTGTATATAACAGAGAGGTTAGAGATAATTAATGATAGCTTAAATAATGCCGTGGATATCAGACAAAAGGCTGCTGGATATAACATAATGAATATATCCAATCTAACAAGTGAAGTATTTAATATTGATTACAATGGCGGAATTACATTTAGAGAATCGATAAATAATATAACAGTATCAGATTTTGCTAAAATTGCCAAAATAACAGCGAATGACAATAATGTCAGCAACTATGTAGATGCAGTAGATACCAAACTATCTGCTTTAATAGCTTTTAATGACACCGATACATGCAATTATGTCAAAGAGACGAGCAATGTCTTAGCTGTTGATTACAATAGGCTTAATAGAAATGCAAGCAACTTCGTAATATCAGTTGATACTAGACTATCTTCTTTAATTGCTTATAATGATACTGATGTAAGCAATTATATTAAAGAGACAAGCAATATAATTGCCGTAGATTACAATAGGCTTAATGGAAATATTAGCAACTATATTAGAGTTACTAGTAATTTTATTGTAGATGATTATAAGAATCGTGATGTAAGTGTTAGCAATTACATAAATGCTATAAGTAATATTTTAAGTATTACTATACAAAGTACAAATGATTCATTGATTAGTAGCGATGTGTGGAATAAATCTGGTAATAATATTGATAATAAAAATACGGGAAATGTTGGTATAGGAACTACGAATCCACTGAAAAAACTACATATTTTACAAGCACATAATTCGGAAGGAACTATTGATACTACAAATGTAGATATTGTTGACGCCGATGTTATTATATCATCTATGTCTTTGCCATCTAATAGAAAAGATGCTGGTATAATGTTTGTTGCAAGTAGTGCAACAGGAAGTGCTAATATTTCTACACCATCATCTTTTATTAAGTCAGGTTGGACAACAGCTGGAAGTACTGCTTGGAATAAATCATATATAGATTTTAATACTCACGCTACAAATACTACTGCTTGGACAACAGACATGAGAATACAGGGTGGTAAAGTAGGTATAGGAACTACTAATCCTACGCAATTATTAACATTAAATAATGGTAATATATTACTAACTGGAACATGGAACTCTTCATCTAAATATAGTATTCAATGTATAAATACTGATAAACGCGTAGAGTTTGATAATGTAAATGGCACAGGAATATTTGATAATAATAGAATTACTTTTAATGCAGGTAATCAGCGTATTATGAATATTGTAAATACAGGCAGTGTTGGTATTGGAATTGACAATCCAACCGATGGTAACAAACTTCATATTGTAGGAAATACTATTACGGATGGCAATGCTTATATAACTGGAAACTTAGTAGTTAATTCAACTTTAACTGTTAATGGACAAGTATTAACAACTTTAATATCTACAAATGATACTTCGGCTAGCAATTATGTCAAACAAACAAGTAATGTATTAGCTGTTGATTACAATAGGCTAAGCGGTAATTCCAGCAACTTTGTTAGCGCTGTTGATACCAGACTGTCATCTTTAATATCTACAAATGATACATTGGCTAGCAATTATGTCAAAGAAACAAGTAATGTATTAGCTGTTGATTACAATAGGCTAAGTGGTAATTCCAGCAACTTTGTTAGCACTGTTGATACAAGACTGTCATCTTTAATATCTACAAATGATACATTGGCTAGCAATTATGTCAAACAAACAAGTAATGTATTAGCTGTTGATTACAATAGGCTAATTGGTAATACAAGCAACTTTGTTAGTGCTGTTGATACCAGACTGTCATCTTTAATATCTACAAATGATACATTGGCAAGCAATTATGTCAAAGAAACAAGTAATGTATTAGCTGTTGATTACAATAGGCTAAGCGGTAATTCCAGCAACTTTGTTAGCGCTGTTGATACTAGACTGTCATCTTTAATATCTACAAATGATACATTGGCTAGCAATTACGTCAAAGAAACAAGTAATGTATTAGCTTCTTCAATTACATATTTATACGATAATGCTTATAATGACCAAAAGACTTTAAATGTAATTAATAATAGTAGTTATTTGATATCAAGTAATAAACTACAATTACCCATAGCAACAACATCACTTTTGGGTGGTGTGAAAGTTGATGGAAGTACTATAACAATTAATTCAAGCACAGGTGTTATATCAGGGGCTAATACTTATGTTTTGCCTACGGCTACCGCATTAGTTTTGGGAGGTGTTAAACAAGGAACCAATACATCTATTAACGGAAGTGGTATTATATCTGTTGATTTAAGTACATATACTGGAAATGCTATTATAAATGGAAATCTTACAACATCTAATCTTACTGTCTTAGGTTCAACAACTACATTAGATACAAATGTATATATAACAGAGAGATTAGAGATTTTTAACGATAGTCTTAATAATGCAGTAATTATCAAGCAAAAGACAGCAGGATATAATATAATGAATATATCCAATTTAACAAGTGAAGTTTTAAGCATTGGCTATAATGGTAATATTACTTTTAAGGAATCTATAAATAACATCACAGCTGCTCAATTCAATCAAATTGCAAATATAGCAACAAACGATTCTAATGTCAGCAATTATGTGAGAGCATCAAGCAATGCTCTTGTTTTAGATTACAAGCTACTGGATTCTAATGTCAGCAATTATGTGAGAGCATCAAGTAATGCTCTTGTTTTAGATTACAAGCTGCTGGATTCTAATGTCAGCAATTATGTTAGAGCATCAAGTAATGCTCTTGTTTTAGATTACAAGCTGCTGGATTCTAATGTCAGCAATTATGTGAGAGCATCAAGTAATGCTCTTGTTTTAGATTACAAGCTGCTGGATTCTAATGTCAGCAATTATGTTAGAGAAACAAGTAATTATTTATATAATAATTATAGCAATTTAATAGCAAATATATCTGTTCCTTCGAGCACTACTGGCGGAGGGTCGAGTGGTGTAAGCTTTTTTAAGAATATTACAAATACAAGTAAAAAAAGTATATATTATGGTGCTCCTATAAAAATTGGAGGGGACAAAACAATAGATGTAGATAATAATTATGTAATGGATATTGTGGGTAATATTAGAGTTACTGGTAGTATTACAACTGGATGGCTAGGTGATAATGGTTCTCAAAGTGATGGTGGTGGAATAATTAGTTTTGGAAGTAATGTTATTAATAGCGCAATTTTAGCAGAGGCAAGCAATTTTGTTATAATATCAAGCAATAATATATTAGAGGATTACAAAAGATTAGATGCTAATGTTAGCAATTATGTTTCTAGTACAAGCAACTTTATAATTACATCAATTAATTCAACAGGATATTTAACTGCAAATTCTCTTCCTATTGCGACAACTGCTAACTTAGGAGGTGTTAAAGTTGATGGTACTACAATATCAATAAATGGTTCTGGTGTTATATCTGGTTCTCCTGCTTTAACTGCTGGAACTAACATAAGCATTGTAGGAGGGGCTATTAATAATACATATTCTCTTCCTACTGCAACAACTACTGACTTAGGAGGAGTTAAAGTTGATGGAACTACAATAGCTATAAACGCAGGTGTTATATCTGGTTCTCCTGCTTTAACTGCTGGAACAAACATAAGTATTGTAGGTGGTGCTATTAATAATACATTAACTGCTGGAACAAACATAAGCATTGTCGGAGGGGCTATTAATAATACATTAACTGCTGGAACAAACATAAGCATTGTCGGAGGGGCTATTAATAATACATATTCTCTTCCTACTGCAACAACTACTGACTTAGGAGGTGTTAAAGTTGATGGAACTACAATAGCTATAAATGCAGGTGTTATATCTGGTTCTCCTGCTTTAACTGCTGGAACAAACATAAGCATTGTTGGCAACGCTATTAATAATACATTAACTGCTGGAACTAATGTAAGTATTGTAGGTGGTGCTATTAATAATACATATTCTCTTCCTACTGCAACAACTACCGACTTAGGAGGTGTTAAAGTTGATGGAACTACAATAGCTATAAATGCAGGTGTTATATCTGGTTCTCCTGCTTTAACTGCTGGAACAAACATAAGCATTGTCGGGGGTGCTATTAATAATACATTAACTGCTGGAACTAATGTAAGTATTATAGGTGGTGCTATTAATAATACATTAACTGCTGGAACAAATATAAGTATTGTAGGCGGGGCTATTAATAATACATATTCTCTTCCTACTGCAACAACTGCTGACTTAGGAGGTGTTAAAGTTGATGGAACTACGATAGCTATAAACGCAGGTGTTATATCTGGTTCTCCTGCTTTAACTGCTGGAACAAACATAAGCATTGTCGGAGGGGCTATTAATAATACATTAACTGCTGGAACTAATGTAAGTATTGTAGGTGGTGCTATTAATAATACATTAACTGCTGGAACAAACATAAGCATTGTCGGAGGGGCTATTAATAATACATATTCTCTTCCTACTGCAACAACTGCCGACTTAGGAGGTGTTAAAGTTGATGGAACTACAATAGCTATAAATGCAGGTGTTATATCTGGTTCTCCTGCTTTAACTGCTGGAACAAACATAAGCATTGTTGGCAACGCTATTAATAATACATTAACTGCTGGAACAAATATAAGTATTGTAGGCGGTGCTATTAATAATACATATTCTCTTCCTACTGCAACAACAGCGGACTTAGGAGGAGTTAAAGTTGATGGAAGTACAATAGCTATAAACGCTGGTGTTATATCTGTTGCTAGTGGAACTTCACAATGGACAACGTCAGGGACACACATATATAATGCTAATTCTGGAAATGTTGGTATTGGGACGAATGCGCCATCAGCATCACTAGATATAGTAAAGACACAGGATGCTGCAACTACAATAGATTTATTAAACATGAGATTTGATTCTAACTGGGGATTAAAAGTACAACAGAATTATTCAGTTGCGGGAAATATACAATATGATTTTATACATCGTTATAATGCAGTTGATTCTAATTTATTAACATTCAAAGGTAATAGTGTTGGTATTGGAACTAATAATCCTACAACAGGAGCATTATTAGATGTTAATGGTAATTTATTGGTAAGAGTATATGGAACAACTGGAAGTGGAACGCGAGGTATATTTTTTAGAGGCGGTTATTTAACAAGCCCATGGCAATATAATTGTAGTATATTATTATTTGACCATTCCGGAGGTGGGGCTACTGATGGTTTAAGTTTTAATGGTTATTCGGGATTAAGTTTTTGTACTGGTGCTAATACAAGACAGGAAAGAATGAGGATTGATAGTGCTGGAAATGTTGGTATTGGAACAATTTCACCAGGACAAAAATTACATGTAGATGGAGTCATAAAAATAACTGCTAATAGTGCACCAACAAATGACCAACTTGGGGTTTATATATGGAATCAAGCTAGTGTAGGACCGACAATTGCGGGTGCAAATTTTGAAGTTAGAACAGGAGGAGACAATTCAAGATTAAGGATTGACACTGCTGGAAATATGGGGCTTGGAACAAATGTTGATATACAATCGAAATTAATGATTAATCCAATAGTTTCTGATAGAAACGCTTTCAATCACAGTGAAGCTCCTTTAACTATTACGCAACCTACTGCAACAAGTACAAGCGTATTAAATGACCCCAAATCTGTTTTACATTTATGTCGCCAAGGTACATCAGGACAAGCGCACGGCGCAAGAGCAACTTTTAAATTATGTAGATATGAAAACTCTGGAGTTAATAGTAGATCAAGATTAGATTTATTATTATCACATAACAGTTATGATGAAACAGCTTCTGTTAGTTTTAGAAGTGATGGAAATGTAGGTATTGGAACAACAAATCCTGGGTACAAATTAGATGTCGGCGGAACTGTTTATGCCGGAAATGGTAGTTTCCTTTTATCAACACATACTGCAACAGCGTCTAGACAATTTTTTGGAAAGGAATATACTGGGGAGATTATTGCTGGAATGGAAATAGAAAATACAACAGTTGGCGGCAATTGGTCACAAAAATTACATTTTACAACACATAATTGGGGTGTTAATTGGGGGAGAAGAATGACGATTGCTGAAAATGGAAATGTAGGTATTGGAATAAATCCTCCCGCTGATAAATTACATGTTAGCGGCGGTAATATACTATCGACTGGCGATGTAATAGCATATTATTCCGACGAAAGATTAAAAAATATTAAGAGTTATATTAAGGATGTTCTTCCCACGCTTGATGAAATAAATGTGTTTAAATATAATAGCAATGATTTAGGCGAAAGTTTTGGTTATGACAAAGATAAGGACGAAATTGGTTTAAGCGCACAAGAAATACAGATGCATTATCCAGAATTAATTAATCTAGCACCTTTTGATACTATATGTGACTCTACTACAAATAAAAAGATATCTAAATCAGGCGAAAATTATTTAACCCTTAATTATACCAGATTAGTACCAATATTATTACAAGGAATTAAAGAATTAAATAATAAAAATAAAAATATGGACAAAGAATTACACGAATTAAAAGAGAAATATACAAATATGGAAGAAGAATTAAGAAAATTAAAAACTTTAATATTAAATAGATAAAATATTAGTAGTAAATGTCAGGTTCGACCCCTTCGTCGGGGCAAATATCTCTCAATAATTTACAAAGTGTTTTTGGCGGAACTAATCCTATAAGTTTTAGTGAGTATTATCTAAATGCTTCTACTGGTTATACAACAGGTGTATCTGGTATTCCCAATATAGGAACACAGATAGCATTAAGTAATTTTTACGGCAAAACGAAAGCAGTTGTTTCTAGTTATCCGCCGGCTCCTGTACAAACAAATCAGGGTAGTTTTGGTAATCCTTGGGGTTTTGGTAATACAAGTTATGAGTGGTTAACAGGTGCTAGTGGTACAAATCTAACAAGAACAGGAGGTTCTACATTTAATAACTTAGGTTCTTCTGGACAGAGTAGACCTAATTTTATAAATAATCAAAATTTAATATTACAAGCAAAACCCGGGGATGCTCTTAGATTTGTAATACAAAATGGTGCATCATCGACATCATATTATGAATATAATTCCCTATTATTACATCTTGGTGGAGGTTGGTTTAATGTTCAAAGCGTAGGTGGGTACGGTGGTCATACGGATACTATCAACTACACTCTTTCAGCGAGTTTAGCACCGGGAAGTTATGGTATATTTGTCTATAATAATTATAGTTCTGCTGGAAGTTCATCTTATGCATCGGGTAATTTTTATTCATTACATGTTGTAGCTTGAATTACAATTTATTTTTTGAAATATATATTATAATTATGTTTTATTATATATCGCATATAATATATAAGTAAATTTAATATGGCTTTACAGGCATCTGGGCAAATATCTCTCAATAATTTACAAACACAGTTTGGTGGAACAAATCCTATAAGTTTTAGCGAATATTATCTAAATGCATCTACTTTGTATACAAGTGGTGTATCTGGTATTCCCAATATAGGAACACAGATATCGTTAAGTCAATTTTACGGTAAAGCTAAAACAGTAGTCGCTTCTAGTTATCCGCCAGCTCCAGTACAAACAACTCAGGGTAGTTTTGGTAATCCTTGGGGTTTTGGTAATACAAGTTATGAGTGGTTAACAGGTGCTAGTGGTACAAATCTAACAAGAACAGGAGGTTCTACATTTAATAACTTAGGTTCTTCTGGACAGAGTAGACCTAATTTTATAAATAGTCAAAATTTAATATTACAAGCAAAACCCGGGGATGCTCTTAGATTTGTAATACAAAATGGTGCATCATCGACATCATATTATGAATATAATTCCCTATTATTACATCTTGGCGGAGGTTGGTTTAATGTTCAAAGCGTAGGTGGTTCTGGAGGTCATACGGATACTATTGACTACACTCTTTCAGCGAGTTTAGCACCGGGAAGTTATGGTATATTTGCCTATAATAATTATAGTTCTGCTGGAAGTTCATCTTATGCATCAGGTAATTTTTATTCATTACATGTTGTAGCTTGAATTAAAAGAACATACTGTAATTCTAAAACTTATAATTTTTACGCTATATAAAGAATACTATTTACTATTTAATATATATATGGAAGGTCTTCTTGATACTAGAAATGAATATATTGAACATATACAGGATATAATAGCTATACCATTATCCAAGCGTATATATGAGATATGGTGTGATTGCTCAAAAATTAAAGGGAGCATTAAAGAGTTCCAGAAAGAGCTAATACAAATAAAAAAATGGAATAATAATATTATATATGAAGAATACAAAAAAATTATTAAAAAAACTAAATGCAAATATTTGCCGGACCTTATTAAAATGATTATAATAACTACTATAAAAATAAAGATTTATGAGTACAAGGACCAGTTTAACAATATCAAAATTAAAATACCATTGGCCGAGGATTTCATTCACAAATGCTATATAAATATATCAATATTCTCTTGGAAAAACGCTTATCTATTTAATAATAAAAATATTAAGGATTCTGAATATCAAAATAATTTGAATATAATAGAAGAGAATATTAGAATAATTATTAAAAAAACATTTAGAGATTTCATCCCATTTGACGATATATTCCAGCAAATACAAGAGAATATTGAGGATATTGATAATGCTGAAAGCGATATTCGTAAAACTAAATCATCTAAAAAAGGTAAATCTGAAAAATCATCTACAACCAAAGCTCGGTCACACGAAGATGCCAAAGAGGAATCCGAAGAAGAACCAGAAGATGCCAAAGAGGAATCCGAAGAAGAACCAGAAGATGCCAAAGAGGAATCCGAAGAAGAACCAGAAGAACCTGTAAAATCAACTAATTCTATTATTGTAAAACAAGAATCTAAAAAAGACCAAAATAATGAAGAAGGAGACAATTCTAAATATCTAAAAGACAATGAAAATAAAGGTGATGATAAAGCTAATAAGGACAAAGAAGAATCCAAACAAAAAGATGGGAAGGACCGGGATTACAAAGAGGCCGAAGTGAATGCTGATAATGAGGTTGATGACAAAGAGGATGAAGAGGGTGAAGAGGTTGATGACAAAGAGGATGAAGAGGGTGAAGAGGGTGATGAAGAGGATGAAGAGGATGAAGATGAAGATGATGAAGAGGATGAAGATGAAGATGAAGACGAAGATGATGAAGAGGATGATGATGAAGAGGATGATGATGAAGAGGATGAAGATGAAGATGAAGATGATGAAGAGGATGAAGATGAAGAGGATGAAGATGAAGAGGATGAGAGAGAAAAAAATAGAGATGGTGTAAAAAACGGAGGTAATATTATAACTATTACTAATAGTACAGATGATAATGAATATACAACAGAAATCTACAAAAAGGGCGGGTTTTTGTATTCAAAAAATAATAAGGAAGAAGCAGAAAATACACTTTTGCCTATTAATATTGCACAAAGAGCCAACTATGAAAATAATTTATTACAAAAAAAGGAGACATATGAGAATATTGAAAGGAAGCTTTCTGTTGAAAAAGACATTGGAACTGGAAAGAATAGTGAGATTAAAGAGATAGTTATAAATAGTGACAATAATGTTAAAAACAACAAGCTAAGATTTTTTTAATATTTTTGGTTTTTTTTTACCTTAATCAATTTTGTATTTTTCTTTTTCATAAAAACACCAGGATCAAAGTCTTCGTTGTCTTCCTCTTCTTCATCGTTCATAAGTCCCATTAAATCTCTTTGGTCTTGTAGAGCCTGCATTTCCCATAAGTTTTGCGAACACATTTTATAATTACTATCTTGCGCTTTGTACCAATACACATTATCATTAATATTATTGGATTGTGTTTTATTATCTATGACAAGACATTCGAAGTTTTCAGTGCATTGATTCATTACTTGATTAAATACGTCAAATGTCGGGAACATTCCGGCATAATGATTATATATCTTCTCTCTTTCTTTTACTATATTGTTCCTGAATATGAAGACATAATCTATATTTGAGCGTAAATCGGGAGGCAAGCCGAGGCCATGCTGCATAGTTATAAGCAGGAAGATTTTGTAATGGCGACCGTTCATGAAAATACATCTTATATTTTTATCTTTTAATGAAGCCTTATTATACATACAATCATCTAATATCAAGAAGGCTCTCGGGTCTATCGTAGATGAACCATGCTTTTCTAATTCGCGCTTTCTGTCCTTTGTAATATTAATCTGCCTATTTAAAAACTTGCTAACAAGCTTCTCTTCTAATTCGTCATATATTAACATTTTAGGTATGAACTTCTCAAAATATCCATTGGCCCTTTCTGTCTGTGATACTACAACGCCAACAGGTATATCTCTATTATAGCTCAAAATATCTTTCATACAATAACTTTTACCGGTGTTTCTCTTACCTATAAAAACAACGACGGAATCGCTTTTAATTTTTGTAGGGTCAAACTTTTTAAGTTCTAACTTCATTTATCTTATAATAACAAAAATAATATAACTACTATACCACAATAAAAATATACATATATAAGATTATATTACAAACTTATAAATATATTAGCATGTCATTAATTCATTATTGGATTAATCTTGATAGAAGCAATAAGAGAAAGATATTTATGGAAAATCAATTTAATAGCCGCGGCATTAAGAATAAAAGAGTAGCTGCTATATCACCTGATGATTTTGATGATTTATTAGAAAACAAGAGGCCACTTACTTGTAAGCATCCGGGTTGCGTCAATTGCGAATATGAGTTCGCGTGTATATCAAGTCATATCAAGGCAATGAAAGCTGGCTTGGAAGACGAAAAAAATAAAGATAATGAATGGTTTGTTATTATGGAAGATGATATGTATCTACCTTTTAATATAAATTATAAGGAACTAATCAAAGATGCCCCAAAAGATTTTGAGATATTGCAGATGTGCATATCATATGGTAATACTGTAAAAATATTATATAACGAACTGTTTCTTAAAAATAATGAGAGCTTTGTTAAATGGCGATACTTACTTCCTTGCGCAGGTATGTATATAATTTCTCGTAAAGGAGCGGAAAAATTAGTTAATAAGTTTTATAAAAATGGAAAATACGATTTTTCTTCTTGTGAATATCAGATAGTAGCAGATGTAGCAATATATTCGACCGCCAATAGTTTTGCAACTACATTTCCTTGTTCTTATCCAAATATTGAAATGGGTTCTGAAATCCACCCTCACCACCTTGAAGCCCATAACAGCGCTATAATAGATATTAAGGCAGTTCTTAATCACGCAGTGACATATAAGACTATTAAATACTTGACTATGTATGAGGATTAACCTTGGTGAGAATCGGGATTGTCTTCTTTAATCATATATTTTTCGTTAAAAAAATATAGGACTATCAATTGTTTTCTATGATTTCTCAATTTGTCCGTACAGTATAGGATGTAATCGTCACTATTATTGTTTAGATTCTTATTTTTAATCCATATTTTAAATAGTTCATTGTATAGAACGACGGATTCTTTAATTAGAGGATATTTCTCAATTTTATTTGTTGCCAACATTTCAGCCTCTTCTGCTAATCCTATTATATGTAGGAAGTGCTTGGTAATGCAATCCCTGCATCTTTTATTTTTATTTGTCAAATGTTCTTCCAATAATATGGATTGTTTTATTATTTGCTGCATATTATATCTCGGGTCGCTCACAGGGTCTAAGGCGTCGCATGTAGTAGTGCATTTATCGCTCGGCTTGTCGCTTCCTGATTTGCTCTTTGATACATTAGTGCTGTTTATTTCTATTAAATTGTTATAATTTATATCTAAACCTCTGTTTTTATTTATAACCCAAACTACAATACTTGTGCTAATAATAATTGTTAATATTATCGCAAATGTTTCTACAATATTAGACATATATATTCTAATATTATATTATATTATAATAATATAATGCTAGAATATAAAAATATAATATCTGAGTATTCCGAATATTTTTTTGAAAACTTTAAAGGTGGAAAGGGCGGAGGCTTAGGTGGTCGGAGAAAAAAAAAAAGAACTAAGAAAGAAGAAGAAGATGAACTAAGAGATAGTATTAGAAGTACTGCCGTTTTTTTTGCTATATTTGCATTTATATATTATATAAATGCTTTGTACCCCAAACAGACGACATCTGTTTTGAAGAGATACGAAGCCTTTGATTATATAAATAATTTTGTATATCTCGCTGTCTTTATTATAATCATTGTGTTATTATATACAATAGTAACGTATTTTTATAATAAAGATAACGATGCATCTACTGAATACATAGTAAATTATAAATTATAAATTATAATGTTTTGTTTATATTAGAAAATTGAAAAATATGAATAAGGTTGATATGTTTGTGGATGAAAAAATAATTGAAAGATTTAAAATGGCTAAACTTTCTTCTGGTAATAGTGGGGGTACTGTCGCAACAGGAGGTACAGGAGGTGCTGCTGGGGGTGTTGCTGGGGGTGCTGCCGGAGGTGCAGCTGGGGGTGCTATGGGTGGTGCTGCCGGAGGTGCTGCCGGAGGTGTTTTTGAAGGAACAGCGAGCGGAGTAATGTCGGGAGGCGCAGCATCTCTTATGAGCAATTCTGGTTCAAATAATATGGTAAGATGTCCTATCGAAGACACATCGTTTTATTGTGTAGTAAGCAGAACTGCGAGTATAACTGGTATGATAGTATATATAATAATGATACTTATATTCTTTTCTTTATTTATTTATTTTCTATATAGCATGTATAATCAATATTATGGTTCTCAAAGTTCTAAATCAAATAAAAAATAAGGCTATAATATAATAGAACTTGATATAATATGAGTACCAATAATACCTATGAATGTACAGAGTTAACTAATATGAGCAGGGGTTTATATAATACAGATTCAAAAATGCAGGGTTGTTCAGAGTTATCTGCATTAAATACTATTATTAATAATCAGCCAATAACAGCTGTATCGGCTAGTGGCAGCAGCGGCATATCAAGATGTCCTGAGTTATCTAATTTTATTAAAAACAGTAATACTAATGATAATTTAAATATTTTCAATAGTAATTTAAAAATAATGAATTATTCGGGTAGTCCTATTTATATATTGTTATTAATAGCAATAATAGCTAATATTTTCTTAGCAATTCCTTTGACACCAGTATTTATTGCCGGATTTTTTTGTATAATCATTTTGATTTTGATATTGGCTATGCTTTGTATATATCTAATACATATGCTTCTATTTCAAGAGTAGATATAAGAGGGTTATTAAAGAGTATATGAACCATCCCCATGCTGTATCAGTTAAAGCGAGAGTAATTTCAAACTTTTCATAAATTATCAAAGAAATTAAATTGTATATACCATATATACAAAATCCTACACTCCCGCCGTATATTACTGATTTATAGGCCTTCGTTTGTAAATCGTCGCTATTACTGATATTATTTAATGTTAATGGTATAGCGATATGTAATAATGATAACAAGATTAATACATAGCATATTATTATATATACAACTCTTCTATATGTTATTTCCGTTTGTTTTCCTTGTATTCTTATAATATTTTCATTTTGCTCGCGAATATTTAAAAATATCCATATGATATCTAATACCAAATATACTACCGATACTATTAACATTTTTATATTATTATCCATTATATGAGGGTCTAGTTATTCTCTATTATTAGACAGTCAATTTATTTTCATTCCATTTGTCTGCTGCCATCTTCATCAAATCCTTATATTGCTTGTCGGGGTTTTCTGCCTTCAGTTTCAAAATCTCTTCCTTGACAAAAATGTTATATTTCGTAGGCTCCCTTTTTACAACTTCGCCACTTGCCCCCACCGATCTTTTCGTTTTCTTAGCTGCTTCTTTAAAAGCTGCGGTAATTAGTTTTTTATATTCATCCAGCGTATAGCTATTTGCGCTGTCAATAGATTCTTTAAAATATTCAATAACCTTATTAGTATCAACATTTTTTGCAACGGCTTTGACTTTTTTGTCTTGCATACCAGATTCCTTGACGGAGATATCACTTGACTCGTTCATATCAGCAACATTATACATTTTGACTACTTTAAATATATATTATACCCATTGTTTTATATAATTTTTATCAATATATAATAGTATAGCAATTTTGTATATAAATATGATTAATACAAATAAAAAGATACACATTTATAATAGATTTAGAACTATATATACTTCTAAAAATAGATATTACATCAGACATAATAAAAAATATATAGATTTATATACAATTATTAAAAAGACTAACCAAAAGGGCAGCCAGCGTGGGGGAGGAAAGAAAGATAAAAAATATTTTTTAGTGCAGGAATTGAATGGTATAAAAGATAGTATTGTTATTTTTAAATTACTAATAGATGATAAACAGTCAGAAGCTATAAATATTTATCTCAATTTAATAGAGCTAATTAATTCTAAAAAAGATTTAATTATTAATAAAATAAATACTTATCCTTTAAATTATTTTGATAATGAATTAAACAAAGCGGCCATTATAACATATGTTAAAAATGTGCTATATAATAATATTTTTGATAATTATTTACTCAATATAATACCAAGAATAGATATAAAAAATCTTATAAAAGGTACTGATAAGGATGCTATTGAAAATATTATTAAATTATTACTTCACTTAAATAATAATAGTGATCAAAGAGTTTTGCAGGATACTATGAATAAAATCGAAAAATATAACGAAGTTATTGAATCAACTATAAAAGACAACTGTAATAATTATGAAGCTTTAAAAAATATTATACAATCATGTATAGAGGTTGCTTTGAATATAGTAGAAGAAGCAATAGCTGATACTAGTAAGGAAGAAGAAGCACAAGAAGTCGATGATGAAGAAGAAGATGAAGAAGAAGATGAAGAAGAAGATGAAGAAGAAGAAGCACAAGAAGTCGATGATGATAAAGACGATGAAGATATAGGATCAGATAAAGTCAGTGTAGAAGGAGACGGCAATAAAGGCAAAGAAGACAATCCTAAAACCGTAGTCAAAGCAAAAAAGGGTAAAGAAAAAGGAGCAAAGGAAAAGAAAAACAAGACTACCTATCAAAACGAGATTAAAAAGGTTATTGATGAAGAAATGGATGCTATAAAAGAAGGTTTAGATAATTTGGAAAATAAGGATTATCTCGATAAATTATTGCCTGTTTTAGAAAAAGAATCCGAATATTATAATGTGTTTATTGATAGCAGCAATGATGTTTTTGCTAATTATGAACTACAAAATTATTTTAATAATATCAAAGAGTTTTTAACAGATTACAAAAAGCTGTATAAAACGAATATTGATACTATGAATGCAGAGCTTGGTGAAAAAAAAAAAGAAGAGGCTGATATGCAAACATGTATTGAAACTAATAATACTAATATAGCTGACGAAGAGCAATCTCTTAAAGTATTAAAAGTAACACTTGAACAAGATAAAACAGATTATAATGATATTAAAATTAGAGAAGAAAAAGAAGTTAATAATAGTGACCAAGTTGCTGAACAGGATCCCCCCGAGCAACTTGGTGGCAAAGGCGGTTCTAAACACCGACTGAAATATGCAGAAAAAGGCACTTCTAAACGTTACAAAATATATCGCAGTATGGCAAGAATAGTAAGTGGGGGGGATGGAGATAAAGATAAAATAGCACAAGATGAAACTCAAACAAGTGAAGAAGATAATGATATAAAAGAAAGGGGTAAGGAACTTAAAAATAAAATTAAAGAGAATAATAAAAAATATGCAAACCATATTAGAACTATTAGGGAATTAAAGATAAGCGGGAATGAATTAAAGAAAAAAATAGAAAAGGTAAAAAAAAAGATAGAGACAATTGAAAAAAAAATTAAACAATATGAAGAATTTTTAGTTAAAATTACAGATTTTTTATCCAAAATAAACACGATATTGAGTAGTATTGTATTAGATAAGAAGCCAATTAAGACTTCTGGTGCTAAAAACCCCGAACTAGAATACAGTAATATAGCTTTATATAAAAAATATATTGAAATAATTATATTTAATATTAAAGCAAAAATCCTACATTATTTTCTAGATAATTATATACAATTTTGTAATGATTTAAATGAAAGCAGAGATATTAATAAAAACAAGGAAAACTATGGCAAATTAAATGATTCAATTGAAAATTTGTATAAAAAAAAAGAGTCAGATAAATCCGTTGAAAGTCTTGAAAAAAAAAATATAGTAGCTTTGTCTGATCCTAATACTAGTCGTGACGCTGCTGATAGTGCTCCTAATACTAATACTGTTCCTATTGCTTATCCTAATACTGGTCATAATGCTGCTGCTAGTGCTCATAATCCTAATACTGTTCCTATTGCTTATCCTAATACTGGTCATAATGCTGCTGCTAGTGCTCCTAATCCTAATACTGTTCCTACTACTGATCATAATACTGGTCATAATGCTGCTGCTAGTGCTCCTAATCCTAATACTGATGCTGCTGGTCCTGCTGCTGGTGCTGTTGGTGCTACTGGTCCTGTTGGTGCTACTGGTCCTTTTAGATTAAAAGGAGATTTTGGAGCTTATGGAGATTTTAAAGGTGCTGGAAATGCTCCCAAAACAGGTGGAAAAGGGAAACCAAGAGTGTGTGCGTATCTTACTGACGTTGAGGGTAATCTTGATTTTTTTGAAAAATATGTTAGAATATCAAAGGTTATTGAATGGGTAGATTCTAAAAAAAATAGATTAAGATTTAAGCAAAAAGATAGCATGTTTGTCTTTGGAGGTGATTGTCAGGACCGCGGCATAGGTGATATAAGGTTTGTCAATTTATTATTAAACTTTAAGAGCGAATATCCTGATCGTGTAGAGTTTATAATTGGGAATAGGGATGCAAACAAGATACGCATATATTCTGAAATGTCTGAAAAAATAGACACCAGTGATATAAATGCTAAAAGTAAATATTTGGCGAAATATGATAATTTCCCTTATTGGGTTAATAAGGGCGAGAGGATTACATTAAGAAAATATCTAGAAGATAATAATTATAAAATTAATGCTGTAAGCCGATTAAAATATATATTGGACTATACAATGGGTTCAAATGGTTGCTTTGATAAAAGAAGGAAAGAGCTTTCCATTATATTAAATAAAGATCCTGATTCAATTAGCGACAATGATATAATTACGAGTTTCTTGAACTCTGTCTCACCCAACCCTAATAATATCAAAAATACTAATGATAACTATATGCTTAAATACTTAAAAAATGGAAAGATAGCTTATATATTTGGGGAACATATATTTGTTCACGGTGCCGTTAATAAAAATAATATTGGTTATATTCCTAACAATAAAAATATAGTTGATGATGTAGACAAATGGGTTTCTGGTCTTAATAAGTGGTTTCAGAAAGATTTAAAAGAATATATTGCAAATCCGGAATATGGAGGAATAAGCAAGAAACGCAAAGGATATAAAATAATAGATTATGCCGTTCCTTCTGACAATAAAACAGTAGTTTATTCTGATAATCTTAAAAATGGAAATGGCCAATACATAAATGCAAAGGTTATAAAGTATTTAAATAAGGGAGGTATTCACAGTATTATATCAGGCCACAGACCACACGGAGATTGCCCTCTTGTTCTTCGCAGTAAAAAATTAACGGCCGTCAGTGCAGACACTTCATATAGCAAGAAGGGACATAGGTCTAAATGGGGTATTGATAATCGCGGAAATGCCGTAAGCGAAGTTTTATTATATTTCAATGGAGACATACAAGTACACGGTATATTACAAGATAAACGAAAATACGACTATATTATAAAAAATAAAGAGACAAAACCTGCCAACCCCGACAAACCGGACAAACATGCGCCCAAGTATGACAAATATATTGGCTTACAATTAAAAAATAATTATTGGGTAAAAAATGTGAGGTATGATAAGAATGCCAAGAATGCCAAGAGTGCCAAGAGTGCCAAATATCTCATATCATATGCCAAAGGTTTTGAATATGACGAGAAATGGATAACGGAAGCTGATATGTTAAAATTACTCTAATTAGACATTGTGTTGCACATATAATATTAATCTTTAAACAGTCTATAAGAATATATCATTTAGCCTTTTCAATAGCCTCTCTATAATTATTATAAAGGTTCTTAGACATAGCAGTTCTTCACTGTAATATTCTTATTTTTTCAATTCAATTTTGAGTACATCTCTTGATTTATTTTGTAATTTCCAAAAAACTTTTGAAACTTTTAAAAAAACAGAAAGATGTACTCAATTTTTATTTCACACTTTTTATAAAAATCTGGTTTCTTTTTACACATTTGGACATTTAAAATGCTAATATTAGATTATAATGACCGAATTATTTATAGAAAAATGTAAATTAATACATGGAAATAAGTATGATTATTCAAAGGTAGATTATAAGAATGCTAATACAAAAATAATAAAGACTAATATTAGCATTTTAAATGTCCAAATGTGTAAATTTATGTTTCATATGATGTTTATGAAATTAGAAGTCATTCGTCAATATACCAATCATATAATACTCTATCATCTTCATCAAAATCTTCTTTTTTAATTTCATATTTCATGTGATGTTTTATGAAATTATAGAACTCGTTCATTAATATACCAACCATATAATATTTGCTATTATGATACAAATAATACTCTCTAATACAATCTATAAATTTTTCTATCATTTTTGCTAGAATACTATCATAATTCGTTTCATTTATCTGCAATGCCAATACCACTAATTCAGCATCATACTCTACTGGTTCGTTATAGGTATTAACATTAGCGGGATTCTTTAAGATAGAGAACATCTTATTCTCAATAGTCTTTTCAATCTTCTTCGGAAGAAACACCTTATAATATTCTTCACGGTGTTTATCTATCTCTTTTTTTGTAATTTTATTAAAAATCACACAGGTATTATTAATACACTTTGTGGTTATAGCATTATTATTTGTCAAAATCTTAACACCAAGAGAATATTCCGTTCCGATAATATCCATCAGGGAAATTGAGGACATTTATTGAATGCGAAAATACACTGGTATACACTGGGTTATAGAGAGAACCTCGCGAAGGTTTATTAAGGTTTTTAGGCGTGGCTCTATCGATTTGATTGATAGGTGATTAAATCTATCTAATTTTCTCATCAATTTTTATATTTTTAGAACATATATTCTACTTATTTTTAAAAATAAGAAATATATACACGCATATATGATAGCATTATTTATTGTAAATAATTCTTATATCTCATAATCATATAATAGGTATCTTCATTTATCAACATTATACAAATAGTATAGAAATGTTTTTTAGTCTTCTAAAATCTAAATTAAAAGAAGCAAGGGTTATATTATGATGACTTAAATAATAATATTAAAGAGGTAATAAAAACGATATCAGAAGACTATTATAAGAGAATATTAAATGGAACATATAATAGACAAACCAAATATATTAAGAAAAATAAGGTAAGAAAATACAAAAAATACAAATACTAATATCGGCATTTTAAATGTCCAAAGGTGTAATATATCTGAATGGTACTATAAATATCAGAAGGCATCTCAATAGACATTCGCTTCGCTTTCTCTATCACCTCTATAAAACCGAGTTGGATGTGGTTTCCCCCATCCGCCATTCCCAAAATAAAAATTGATTTAATATGATATATATTGTGGTAATACATTGTTATTGTTGCGGTTATGAATAATGATAATCAAAATATTGCTGATAATGTTGATATTGAGAATATTGTAAGGCATAATAATAATCACAAGAACAGGACATATACGGATGAGGAATATAAGAGCATTTCTGATGAGTTTTTGAAAAATATAGAGAATATTAAGACTAGCGATGATATCACAAAGTTTCAAAAGCATATTCAGAGAACTGTCAAAGTATCTTTGTCAAAATCTAACCTTATTTATTTCTATAAAGCTCTGAATATTGATAATCTTAATATTAAAAATCTTATTACTAAGAAAAAAAATAAATCCAATTCAGGTGTCATAGTAATTACTATATTAACTTCTGGAACTCCTGAATATATAGACAACGAAGGAAATAAAGTAGTAGGCAAGTTCAGCTGTCGCCACAATTGTTCTTATTGTCCTAACGAAAAAGCACACGCCGGCAATAATTGGGTTGATCAACCGCGCTCCTATCTTTATAGTGAACCGGCCGTTCTAAGAGCCAACGATAACAACTTTGACCCAATATTGCAATTTAATTCACGAGTGGATGCTCTGATTAATATGGGGCATGTTGTTGATAAATTGGAAATAATCGTATTGGGCGGGACTTGGTCTAATTATCATAAAAATTATAAGGATTATTTTATCACAGCTACTTATTATGCTGCAAATACATATTATGAAAAACGAGAGATGCTCTCGCTGGAAGAAGAGATAACCTTGAATGAGAATGCTAAAATACATATTATAGGCCTTACACTTGAAACTCGTCCAGATTGTATCAGTCTTGCCGAAATAATAGAGTTCAGGAAATATAATTGTACTCGCGTTCAACTCGGGGTTCAACATACACACAATGATGTTCTCAAAAAAATTAAGCGAGGCCATTCAATAGAAAATGTCTATCGGGCTATTAAACTTCTCAAGGATAATGGGTATAAAATTGATATTCATTTGATGCCCAATTTACCAGGCTCTTCGTATGAGATGGATAAGGAAATGCTTGAAGCCTCCTTATATGACGAGAGATTACAAGTGGACCAATACAAAATATATCCGACAGCCATTGTTCCTTGGACGCAAATTAAAGAATGGTATGATAGCGGAGAATATAAGCCTTATGACGATATCTTACTATATGAATTGATTAAGGATTTTAAGAAAAAAGTACAGAAATGGAAGAGACTCAACCGAATTATAAGAGATATCCCATCTACATATATATCTGGCGGATATAAGCACGAATATGTTAATATGCGCCAACTATTACAAGATGATATGAAAAAAAATAATTGGTGCTGTAATTGTATTAGATGCCGAGAGATTAAAGATGTCAGCATAAATCATTCAAGTATTACTATTGATATTACCACATATAAGGCAAGTGGAGGAACAGAATACTTCATATCTTTTGAAGCCGACGGAAAACTTAGCAAATACCTAATAGGATTTATTAGGCTTCGCCTTCCTGGCTGCGATAGCGGCGATAGCAGCGATAGCGTAGATAAATCTACACAATTTCCTATATTACATGATTGTGCTCTCATTCGTGAGCTACATGTTTATTCTAACCTTAGCAATGTCGGAAATAATATTGAAACTTCATATCAGCATAAGGGATACGGCAAGAGATTGATAGAAGAAGCCGAGAGAATCTCAAAAGAACAAGGATATACAAAGATTTCCATTATTAGCGGTACAGGTGTAAGAAATTATTATAGAAAACTTGGATATACCCTTAAAGACACTTACATGTACAAAGATTTATAATATATATATCTTATTATATATATAGAATAATATGGAGGAATCGGAATATAAGGTACTTGTTGTAGTTGATTTACAGAATTGTTTTATTCAAGGAGGTTCTCTTGGTAGTCCATATATTAAAGATTTAAAAAAATTTATTGAGTTAGTTCAAAAAATAGATAAACAAATTGCTACAAATAGCTATGATCTCGTTGTATTTAGTAAAGATTCACATCCGGTGAATCATTCGTCTCTTTTCGATAAAGTGGATCCTCCAAATGGTGTTTATACATATCATTGTAGAAATAGTAAATATGACTGTCTTTCTGAGAAAGGAAAAGATAACAAGTTTAATGCTACATATATGTCAACTAAATCTCAAGATTTATTAAAAGATTTTTTATGCAAAGGTAAAACAGAAGCTGTAAAAAATTCGTTTTATGATAAAAAAGTTGTTTATGAAGACAAATCAGACTTTAACTTTTATAATCCAGAATTACATGAACATTTTGATACGGCGATTAGCGATACAATTATTAATATGGTTACCCTTAAAGATGAAGATAAAGTCTCTGACCCAGATATAACACAAATGGAAATGTTATTAAAAGTAATACATGAAATGGATGATGAAAATTTTACTATTAATAATAATCAGTCAATGAATATAATAAGTTTGATAACTAAATATATCAATGATAAGGAATTAGACACAGATAGTAAAGCGTATTTACGAGATTATTTAGAAAAAATACCACAAAAATATAAAAATGAAAAAATACAGGGATTAGATTTAAATTATTTATTTTATAATACTAGTTTAAAAGATGTAATATATGATTTAAATAGTTCTCAATCTAGCGCTGAAATAGGAATTAAAAACGAAGAAAATATTAAAAATATACCAAAATATATTGATCAAGATTACAATGTTCGTTCTATAATTCCTATAACTCACAATAAGACTAGCTTTATTACTTTAGAAAAAGGGCAATATTGTAATTACGAATCATATTCAGCATTTAATTATCATACTAAAATTGTAAAAGAAGATGATCGTGATAAGTCGCTTTTTTATAAACGTTTTAAGAAATACGATAGTAGGTTAAATAAATTAGAAAAATTACCTGCTGAAAAGAGCCATAGTACTGGACTATTTGAATATATATTAGATAATTCTGGTAAAAAAAATATTAATATAGATGTATGCGGATTAGTTACTAATATTTGCGTTATCAATACTGTTCATCAAGGAATCGCTTTGTGGGAAAATGTATATAAAAACACAAAAAAAGATATAACTTGTAAGTTTAATTTATTAGAATATTTGTCACTTCCATTAGCTATTCCTGTACCCGGTTATAGTTATTTGAATTATAACTATAGCGAACAAATTAATAAAAACCAATCTGATAAATCAGGTCAAGTTAATAATTTAAAAGAACTATTTCAAACAAAGTTTGAAGAAGATGTTCTTAACATAAATCCCCTCATAAATGGTGAAATATATTATATCGTAGATTATGGAGATGGTAATAAATTTATTCACACAATTAAGCGTGATGCTAATATTAATATTAATAAATGTTCTGATATTCCACAAAATGGTGGAAATAGACTCAAATATAGAAACAATAAATTAATAACAAATAAGGTAAAAAAATATGATGAAATAGTATATACTGCACCTAAAACTGCACCTAAAACTGCGCCTAAAACTGCTCCTAAAACTGCGCCTAAAACTGCACCTAAAACTGCACCTAAAACTGCGCCTAAAACTGCTCCTAAAACTGCGCCTAAAACTGCACCTAAAACTCCTCCTAAAACTGCGCCTAAAACTGCACCTAAAACTGCACCTAAAACTGCACCTAAAACTGCACCTAAAACTGCGCCTAAAACTGCGCCTAAAACTGCGCCTAAAACTGCGCCTAAAACTGCACCTAAAACTGCGCCTAAAACTGCGCCTAAAACTGCGCCTAAAACTGCGCCTAAAACTGCTCCTAAAACTGCACCTAAAAAATAAATATTATATATTTTTAGTTTACTTAAATGTTTATATCTTTTGAAGATTATAGAAATCTTCACCTTATTACTTTTATATTTATGATATATTTTTAATATATATTAAATAATTAGAATAATAATATAATAATGTCTGGCAAATATCCGGCATTTCAAAAATTAATAAATAATACACTCGGACCTAATTATGCTAATGCTAATGCCAATCATAATCCTAATGCAAATGGCGCAGCTTATGGACCTATAAGCCGTGCTCCTAGTATGCCGGCCAATTATAATCCTGAACAAAGAGTTTCTATATTTGATAGAACGCCTTCTGAAATTGAATTTGAAGAGAGTCTGGAAATTATTATAGAGGATGATAGTAAAGGCAATGATGTCGTTGATAAGTGGCTACCACCTTTTGTTCCTTCTTGGATAAAACACAGAGATGCTGCAAGAAGAAAAATACCTTTTTCAGTATTGATAATGTCTGAGGAAAAAAAAGAGTTGAGAGATTTAGATGAATTATGGGATGATTATAATTTAGCAACAAATAATCCACGCGGTTATATTGTTGCCCTTCTTGACGGAAAACAGGATATGGTTACACTTGTAATGAATAAATGTGGCACCGGAATAGAAGCCTATCGTAATGTAATAAAATGTCTTTTATTATATAACTTAAAAAGAATACACAAAATAGTTGAATGGGAGGATACTCTCAATGCGCCTGGAATACCTATATATGATTCAAGCCCTAATAATATATTTAAACATATTAATGTACAGAATATCTTTGATGTAGGGACTCTCAACAAACATGAACAAGAGTTCGTAAGAATAATGAACGCAGAAGCAATTTCACTGTATCCCACTGTAAATAATCAAAATATAAAACCTACAAGCTCTCCATTCGTAGATATGGATACCTTTGACCAAATAAGAAATGATGCCTTTTTTACTCTTACAAACACCAATTTTCGCATATTTTTAAATAGAGTTTCTATTAAATACTGGAAATGGTTAAGATATAATAAACAAATATAATCCTCTGATGAATGGTTCTAAAATTTTAGCAGTTTATTATTAGCTGTTTTTAATCCTTTTACTACTGCATCAAACTCCTTATTAATTTGCATTTTAGGTTTTGAATTCTTCTTGAAATCATCAGGAGATAATACTACTCTCAATCTAACGAGTCCTTTATTTTTATATTCCTTCTTTTTCATAAGCTCTTCGGTAGTAATCAAGCCTTTCATAAAGTTTTTAACTATTGTTTTAGGTGTTGACGATGAGCTGCGGGAAGCAGAAGCAGATTTTGTACTTCTTGCCGATCTTGAAGAATCATTGCTATAACTTTTCATTAGCATTTTATCCATCTTATTTATTATCAATTCTAATATATATACATATAAATATTACAGATATAGCGTATATCCCCAAGTTTCTATTTACTCTTAACAGTAAAATATATGTATTTTTTGGCATAATCTTTTACATCGTATATCTCGTTGCTTTGCACTTTCTCTATACTGGGTATTCTATTATTATTTGGTACATTCTGATAAGTTATGTATTTTTTATATTTATTGTCGCCAGAACCAGTCCCTGAGCCTGTTTCTATGGCTTCATTGATATTTATTTCATTATGATATACCTTTGCATTATTATCATCATCTAAATTATCTATATTTATCATATTATTATATGTTGTTTTCAGCTTATTTATAGTTATATCATCGGTGTATTCTTCAATATCTCTTCTTATACTTAATATTGTTTTGCCAAATGCATCCTTTTTAACAGCGCTATTTTTAATCAATGACAATTCCAAATCATCTATCTCATCCTCCTTATCAGTTATATCAAAAATCTCTTTTAAATCATCGAGATTCTTAGCATTTTTAGAATCAGCTATGCTTTTATTTATAGCAGTATTAATATCCCGAACAGTTTTTTTATTATATTCAAATAAATCATTGTTATTCTTGGTAGATTTTAGATATATTGCACCAGTTATAGATATATCTACAATTATATATATATTAAGAACTATTATTATATTTTTATTTTTTGGGTAATCATCCATAAGCACCTTGTATTTTGTATTGCTCATCTCTTTCTTAGACGAATCATACAATTTAATATTAGGCTTATAATTTATATTGTTATACACATATGTTTTAATCTTATAAGTTTCATATGTATCCAGATTTTTATTAGCAGTCAGCAATATCAAATTGTCTGTAACATCATTTTCTTTTATTTCATTTTTAATGTTGGCATATGATATATTTTGTTTGTTGTGTTTAACTAATGAATCCATATCTTTTGGTACGCCATAAGATATAACAAGGTTATTTGCATTCACCAATTTTGCGATTTGCTTTCCGGTTTGCTTATTAGTCAAAGTATAGATTTTATTTTTTATATCAGCGTTCATATTATAATCACCCGCAATTAGATTATGATTAATGCCATTTATTTTAACAGGTATGTCAGTTGGTAAATTCATACTTTTCGTATTTATAGTAACTGGATGGTGGTATAAAGTAATACTTCCTATTTTTGTCGAACTTCTATCTCCCCAATTATTTACTATTTTAAATACAATCTGCTTATAATCGCCTGGTATATCCAATTTGTAAAATTGCGAGTAATCCCAACTGGCACTATTCGGTAGAATAAATGTTAATACTTTTGTAGTTATCCAAGCTCCCTTGGCATTTTGATATTTCCCAAATACATCTATATTTTTAGCATTGCAAGATGTATTATATAGCCCGTTTATTCCATAAAATTCAAAACCCGATATAAAATTTACCGCCGACATCGTTATAGTTATCTCAGGATTAATCCCGTTCGCTCCATAAGCACTGTTATGATATGTTGTATGCGTTTCTTCTTTATCAAGTCCCCCACAGTTTGCATGACATACTACATCAATAAAGCTAGGATAATACTCAACAAAACTATAATTTCCTGGGCTGGCTGTATACATTTTTTCAAGCCACGCACCACCACCACGCCACCGCCAAAATACAACACTCCAGCCAAGTGGAACTCTCATAGATTTAATATTACCTATATAATATCCAAAAACACTTTTTGAAATTTCCCTTTCATGTCCCGAATAATTACGGTCAGTATATATATATACTTTGTTATCTACTTTAACTCTTCGTATTTCTGTTATTGTTTGTGTTTTTACGCGTCTGGCACTGTCTTTTAATATAGCGCTTAGTCCCTGATTTGGTAGTGTTTTTAATGATGATTGTATAGTCCAGCCACCGTGAGATAGAGTTTGGCTTGCGTTATCAATGCGGTGAGCATCCGGAAAATGAGGCATCGCAAGTATTTGTCCGTTGCCACCGAAAGCATAATTAATGGTCATCGTATTGTCTTTGATAGTAGCCTTCAATTCGTCACCGTTTATTTTAGGCTCTAATATTTTCTTTTCAACATATTTTTGATAGGATATTTTTCCAGGCTTTAAATATTTATTCAAGAAGTTCTTAGTTTCAGGGTCGTAATTAAGCGCATCTATCGTAATTATATTTATTATATACTTGTCTATTGTAGATATCTTGTTAGCAAACACATTTTTCGCCTTCTCTAATTCTTTTAGCTCGGCATATTTAACTACTATTTCTTTTCTTATAGGAACATTCAAGGAATCTATGCGAGTATCTATGTGATTTTTTATAATTTCTAAGATTTTTTGCTTATCCGCAAAATTCTTAGGTTCATAATTATTACCTACTCGCGTTCTAAATTTATCAAGAATATCCACGGTAAGTTCGGTATCATTTATAACAATGGGTTCAATAAGTTTATCTATGTTTATTAGAGCAACCGTATTAAGCTTGGTATCATCTGTTATCAATTTATCATAGGATATTATTTCCTCTTTATCACACAAAAGGTTTCTTTCAAACTTGTATATCGTTATACCAAGCACCTTATCGTTTTTATTTATTTTAAATTTGAAAGCTTTACTATTAGTATCGTAATAATATGACGTAGAACTGGTATCTAATAATTCAGTGAGAGAGAAGGGTTTACTTTCAAATATGTTATTGTTTGTTGCGTTTATTTCAATTTTATCAATTCTCTCAATGATATTCTCTTCATTTATAAATAAGCGATATAGAGCTACATTTTTCAAGGGTGGTGTTAGCATAGTATCATAAGTATAGCTGCATATGCTTTCAATAGCATATTTCTGATAATCCTTTTCTTCTGATAGCGAGGGATTAAAGTTCATCTGTATATATTCCTTTTTGCCTCCATCAGCAGTTTGTAATGTCGTATATTTATCTTTATTATATGATAGCAAGACATTTTCCGAGTATTTATGTGCGTTCAAATCATTATTATCATTTTTCAACTTAAAACATCTGCTTTCTTCGCTGAAATTATTGAAGTCTGATTTATTAGCTCCTTCCTTTGTTAGTATTTTTTTAGCATATGGCAAATCCACACTATTTTCTACTGTATTATTAATCGTGGCTATTTCTTTCCAGCCATCTTTAAAAATGTATTTACTTGAACCATTTTTGTTAAATCTAATTTCGCAGGGTCTAAGGGTTACTATTGAGTCCTTGCTTGGATAAAATAGGGGGGTATTGTCTAATTCTAATTGTTGCTTAGAATATATCTGTGTTCCTCCGCTAGTTTCACCATATTTTTCTAACAATTTATTATGTTTTCGATTGGAATCTTTCAAATAAAATAATATAATTACTATAAATAACATAATGAAAATAGATAAGTAAATATATTGTACATTCTCTTCTAAGCTTATTGTATTATAATTTAACATAGGATGTTTATATTTTTTCCTTATTTATTCATTATATTTTATTTATTTTCTTATTTCTTTTATAGAAGAAGAATTGAATGAGTGTTGCTGGATACGAAAAAGTAAAAACTAAAGTTATTGAAGGAAAAAAAAAGTGCATTTATAAGAAACACAAGGGAACCAAACTATATGTTAAAGGGTTCGGGAAAATGAGATCCGTAGAAAGCTATGTAAAATTATGCAAAAAAGCTGCTGCAAAATCTGCCAAGCCTGCTGCAAAATCTAAAAAGGCGCGTTCAAAATCCGCCAGAAAATATGGCGGATTCTTACAAGAGTTTTTTGCCAATATAGACGATTTATCTAACAAACCCAGTGAAAAAAAAGATAATAAGCAGCCGCAGCAGCCACCTGTAAACAGTCAAGAAGTTGTTGCAAATCAACATTTTAATAATCCTTCCCCCCAGTCTGGTAAAATGGATCCTGCTAATATGGCAACAAAAGGAGGTAGTAAATGTGATAGACAAGGCGGCTATCGTAGCTACCGTGGTGGCAATAATGGATTCGTATCTGCATTAAATAACACAGTTGGCAATGGCTTATCTAATGTTTCAAGTGCTGTTTTAGGTGCTGTTTCAGGCGGCTATCGTGGCGGTAATGATATTGATGCTGTTTCAGGCGGCTACCGTGGCGGCTACCGTGGCGGCTACCGTGGTGGCTACCGTGGTGGCAATGGAACATTATCTAATTTACAAAACACTGTTGCTAGTGGTTTATCTGCCTTTTCAGGCGGCTACCGTGGCGGACAATTAGACCAATTCCAAGATGCCTCACATGATGCCTCACAAAATGCCTCACAAAATGCCTCACAAAATGCCTCGCATGATGCCTCACAAGATGCCTCACATGATGCCTCACAGAATGGTGGTAGACGCAGAAGAAGAAAAAAAGCCCCTATATCTATTCTTGACAAATTAATGATGGCCGCAACTTTCAGAAAAAACTCTGCTAAAAAGGGCAAAAAACTCCGCCGTAAAGGAGGTAATGTCTTTAGACAAGCCACGGATGCAATAGGTGACTTAAACTTAATGGGTGGTAGACGCTAAACACTGCACTCTAATCATTAACGAAATTATTATATCTCGCGTGCAATAATAAATACTTTATAATAATAGTTATAATAAATTATTTGAATTAGCAATGCTTTTTCATAATCATCTATATCGCCTGTCTCGCCTGTCTCGTGTTGAGTATATTTCTTTTTATATGTTATTTTTGCATCATATATGTCATTGTCGTATAGGATTTTTCTAATTGCCGTTTTTTTCAAGTTTGACACCAATTGTGTTATATGAGATTTCAAGGTAGCCAATGCATAACTCTCTATATTCAGATATTGCTCAGAATCAATCTCGACATTTTTAATAGTTTCACTATATTTCAGTATTTTCCTGTTCATTCTCTTGCTAATAAAGCTGTCTTTCGTATTCCTGTAATTATTCCAATATGATATGTATACATCACAATATCGGCGCTTAGAAATATCCATAATCATTTCTTGAATATCCTTCGGAATATCATGAAGATAATTATCTTCAAACATTATCTTTCTTATCGTCAACTCGTCTTTCGACCTGTCTATCGCTTATTATATATTATTATATACCTTGTCAATTTTTAATTGTTGATAAAAAAAATATAAAAATACAGAATGATATACAAGGGGCATTTCGAGCCTTCGTAGAGCTACTGATTATCTCTCAATTCTGATTGCATATACGATAGTATAATATGCAGAGAATATGTATTGAGATAGCAGTGCTTTCTCGTAATTAGATACGAGGCTGTTATTTCCAGGATTGTTCCTTTCGTATACTTTCTTGGCATTATAGATTCCGTTATTTCTCAGGATTTTCTTGACTTTCGGCATCTTCATGTATTTAATAATATCATCAATGTGATTTTTCAGCTTCTCTTCGGCAATCTTCTGACGATTTGTAAATGCTGGTGTATCCACGCCGGCCTTATATACACAATTCAAACGGCATACACTCTTGTGCATCCTGTCGTCAATGAAACTATTGTATCGCCAGCTAAAATTATCTCTCTCTGTCTTGACATGGATATTGTAATCATCTTGGCGCCAATACATATCAATCATTTCCAGAATATCAACAGGAATCTCTGTCAAATAATTCTCCTTAAACATACTGAGTATCAATATGTTCTCTTCTGGACTGGCTTGTGGCTGGCTTGTGGCTGGCTTGTGGCTGGCTTGTGGCTGGCTTGTGGCTGGCTTACAGGTTGTGTTAGCGCTTTTGAGGCGCTCTGATGGTCTGGTTGGTTAGACGATTATATTTTATAGATTTTAATCAATTTTTCAGTTATATTGCAAAATATAGGACATTTTACGCTAAGTATATAAAAAAAATGATTATATATAGAAGTGGATATATCTTTAATAACTATGGATAAAGGAAAGAAAATAATAGTCATCGTCGGATTTCCTGCATCTGGTAAATCTACATATGCTAAAAAATTAGCAGCGAAATATTCTAAAAATGGCATTATATTATCGCGCGATACATTAGGTGGTGCAATAGCTGACATTTTACCGAAATTGAAGGAACTTTTAGAATCTAAAAATAACTATAAAATAATTATTGATAATACAAATATTACCATAGATACCAGAAAGCCTTTTGTAAAATTGGCGCAGACCTTGAACGTTCCAATAGAAGCTCATTATATTGTAAATACTATTGAAGATAGTCAGGTTAAAACATTACATAGGATGTTTGATAGATATAAACGCTTGTATATGACTGGTAAAGCCGAAAAAAATACAGAAGCTCATAAAGACCCCAATGTATTTCCGCCGGCTACTTTGTTTGCTATGCGAAAAAAATTGGAGATTCCAAAAATTGCCGAGGGATTTACAAATGTAATAACAGTAGAAGCTCCGTCTATTAAATGGGATGGGCGAAAATACAGGAATAAGGCGGTATTTTTTGATATAGATGGGACTCTGCGATATACCGAACATCTTAAACATAAATATCCTCTAATTCCCGAAGAAGTTGAGCCGATGAAGATTATATCCTTGGAAGAACAGAAAGTAAAATTGAAGGCTCTTCTTAAAAACAAATATAAACTGCTCGGTATAAGTAATCAGTCTGGCATTTCTAAGGGTGTTGTTAGCGAAAATCAGGTCATCGCATGCATGAATAAGACTCGTGAAATGCTTGGAATGACCGAAAAGGAGTTCAATATTACTTATTGTCCCCACAGCGCCTTTCCGCTAAGTTGCTATTGTAGAAAACCACAGGTAGGGCAAGTTGTAAACTTCGTAGAAACTCTAAAATTAAATCCTTCTAAATGTATCTTTGTAGGAGATAGAAAAACTGACGAAACTACTGCTATTAGAATGGGGATGCAATTTATTACCGCAGAAGACTTCTGGAAAAACGCCTGATATCCATATAGATTTCATATAGATTTCATATAGATTTCATATAGATTTCATATAAATATCATATAAATATCATATAGATTTCATATAGATTTCATATAGATTTCATATAGATTTCATATAGATTCCATATAGATTTCATATAAATATCATATAAATATCATATAAATATCATATAGATTTCATATAAATATCATATAAATATCATATAGATTTCATATAGATTTCATATAGATTTCATATAGATTTCATATAGATTTCATATAATAATGATATAAATATCATATAAACAAATAGGTAATTAAACAAGTAATTAAAATAATTAGAGGAGCGAGAAGTAATGAGTTTTAATAATCAGCTTTTGGAGAAATATAATGTCAAGTTGTTTAGCATAGAATACACCACCTATGATATTATAAATGATTTTCTTAAAAATAATCAGAGTGAACAGCCATTCTATATCATAGACTTGGGAGAAATTATTAAATTGTATGAGAAATGGATAACGAATTTTCCTAATATTAAGCCATATTATGCAGTCAAATGCAATCCAAATCCCGTCATATTGGATTTACTATGTTGTCTAGGAACTTATTTTGATTGCGCATCGGAAAATGAAATCAAGTCTGTCATAGAATACACGAACGACCCTGACAAAATCATCTTCGCCAATCCCTGCAAAATGTCTTCACAAATAAAATATGCTCGCGCTAATGATGTTGATATGATGACCTTTGATTGCGAAGAAGAGCTGTATAAGATTAAACTGTATCACCCGTATTCAAAGCTTCTTTTGCGCTTAGCCGTAGATGATAGCAACAGTATCTGCCAGTTTAATTCAAAGTTCGGGTGTAAATTGGAAAATGTGGAGAAACTAATGACGCTTATGAATACTCTAAACTTGAATCTCGTAGGCTTCAGTTTTCATGTAGGAAGCGGTTGTCGTTCTCTCGATAACTATTATAATGCTATAAAAACCTGCCGAGAAGCTTATGACTTGGCTATTAAAAATAATATCAACATTAATATCATAGATATTGGTGGCGGATTTCCGGGTGTATATTCAGATACTTCTATAAATATTGAACAGATTGCCGAGACTATCACAAGCGCCCAGAAGGAGTTTTTTGCTACCGAGATAGAAGAAGAGACTATCCAGTTTATCGCCGAGCCTGGGAGATATTTTGTAGAAAAATCGCATATCCTCGTGCTCAATGTAATCGGCAAAAAACGTGAGAAATATTTGAACAAGGATACGGGCGAATTGGAAGAAATAATCATTTATTATCTTAATGACGGCGTTTATGGCTCCTTCAATTGTATATATTTTGACCACAACAATCCTATAATACAACCCTTCAATGAACGCAATGAAAAGATACTATATAAGAGCAAGATTTTCGGACCAACTTGCGACAGTATGGATTTAATAGCGAATGAAATAATGCTTCCCGAATTGGTCGTTGGCGAATGGGTATATGTAGAGAACTTCGGGGCATATACTACGGCAGCCAGCTCATCCTTCAACGGCTTTATGACAACCGACTATAAATATATCCTTCGCAATTAGGCGCAGACAGCCCGAACTTTCCTTTATTTCTTTATAATATATAGTTGATTATGTAGGGGAATGAAAGGAGATAATGTGATATATTTTACAGTTGATGATGTAATAGATAAATATAAGAATAGTTATTGGAGCAGGAGCGAGGAAAATTATTTATTATCTAACATTTTGGCAGTAGAATATTCTATGATTGCCACGGTATTGAATAAGGAATACGATGATGTTATATAAAATAATAAAGAACATTTTGCATAAGGAATATATCAATGATATATTTAATAAAAAATATAGAGATGATGAAGGTACCAGTATATTGCGAAAGAAATATAAATTGGAATACATCAGACACAGAGATTGACAAAATATTCCGCTCAGCCTAATTGAGGGAATCTATGAATATTGTGGATATGGTACAGGTTGATGTTAGACCATTAAATAACGCCATCGCACCGAAGAGTATCAATATGATCAAGGGAATCTTATTTATATTTTTATAGGAATATGTAGCATATAGCGTGTAGCCTCCGACGAGTAATATGAGAGAGCCAAGAATTATTTGGGTTATTCTCATAATATTATAGAGATTGAAACTATTGGTTCCTATTACATTTATTTTTACAGTATTATTGTTTTGTAAAGAAACTGCATTGACTCCCTGAGATAAATTATTGAATTGAAGAGAATCGCTGACAATTACATTGCGGTCGTTGGCGAAATACTTGTTCTTTATGAATTGCGAGCGAGATGCCGAATTGCATACGATATATATCTCCTTCTTGTATTTTAGATGCGTTTTTATCATATCCACGTTGAACCTTATCATATACATGGGGATATAATACACATCGTAATTATAGGATTTATCAAAGCGCCTTGCGTATACTTCGTCGCTCTTTCGTATATCGATAAATAAATAATCAGCCATAATCTATGTTTTTATCTTATTTTTCTTACTTTTTTGCAACATTTTATTTATTATTTGTCTGTGTGAATATTAAGAGGTTTTATGAATACTTCATTAAACTTATCCATTACCTTGTCATATGTATAGTCTCTGAAAGCATTCCAATCCTTCGTTTTTTCTATGCTCGGGTTAAAGCTTGTGAGGATATTATGTAATTCGCTTAAACTGTTATACCAGATTCCCTTGTCTCCAAGTAAATGAAAGTGTGCATCGCTACCTATTTTGGCGGCTATGACAGGCTTATTCTTGCTTGAAAATTCGCCTATGGCTAATCCAAAGGTTTCGCCATCTATTCGCGCCCACAACATAGCATCGCAAGTATTGATGAACTTTGCCTTATTATTCAAATCTATTATTTTGTCTATATAAATAATATTAGGTATATTCTCACAAAATGGTCGCGTATTACACAATAGGAAGTATATCTTCGGGTTATTCTTGGCAATACTGACGACCAGCTCAGGAACACGCGGGATATTGAATTGGTCGTATCCTCCATGTCTCCCAAATACTACGGCATCATCTGGGATATTTAATTCTTTCCGCATATTCATATTATCAGGCAAATCTGGTAAGTTAATCATATACGGTACAACGGGGATATCTGTATTGCCTTTTTCATACATAACATATGGCGATATAGTAGCATAGACATCGCCGTGGGGAAAATAGGTGTTGAAAACACAATGGACGACCGTTTTACATATATCTTTGGAAGCTATTTTATTGTCCCACTCACCTGCCTTCTGCATATACAAGATATCGCATTTTTCCTCTTTAAGTATGTTATCGGCTTCTTGTTGCCAATTGGCATAAGGCCTAAGTGTAAACTCCTTGCTAAACTTTTCTATTACATCGGGAAAATTATACTGATGACTATTACAATACATAATTATACTCTCATTCCCCAAATAATACTTATTATAATAAGCATAATCATATAGAGAAACCGTTGTTCCTCTCTCGCATAACTGATTGTCGTGAAAGGCAATCTTAATCTTCTTTTTCATATCCATAATATATGCTTATTAATACCTGCAATATGTTTATATGTAATATATTTCCAAAAAATAAAATATCAGTCCTAAATTTAAATCCTGCAAAAATCATATATTTATATCAGATAGTATGATTTTTGCTACATTTGGTATATGGCGAAACTTCTCCATATTTTAAACGCTTCTTGTTATCAATCAAAATATTATCATTTTTTAGCGTTTTGTTTTTTGGCTATTTCTTTCATTGATTTTTTATATTCAACTAGAAATAAAAAATTATAATATTGACGACATTATTTGCATAGATGAAACAAGTATTAACTCTTTACAATTAAGACATCATTGCTATAATGAAGTAGGTAAAATATGCGTTATTAAAACTAATTCACAAGAAGTTTTCAAAAAATATACAGGTGTTTTTGCTATTTCAATAAAAGGTGTAATCGGTTATGAATTATATAATAAAGGTGGTATAGATAGTGATAGGTTATTAATATTTTTAGAAAGGTTTATTACTAATAAATATAAAAACAAGGTTATCATTTTAGATAATGCAAGTTCTCATAGAAACATAAGAGTTAAGGAATTAATAAATAAAAATAATAAGTTGATTTATTCAGTTCCATATCAACATTATACAAATAGTATAGAAATGTTTTTTAGTCTTCTAAAATCTAAATTACAAAAGAAACAAGGATTATATTACGAAGACTTAAATAATAATATTAAAGAGGTAATAAAAACAATACCAGAAGCCTACTATAATAAAATATTAAATGGAACATATAATAGACAAACCAAATATATTAAGAAAAATAAGATAAGAAAATACAAGAATTACAAAGACTAAAATCGGCATTTTAAATGTCCAAAGGTGTAATAAACTTTATTATTATAAAAATACTTAGACACACAGTAGTTAGAGACACTAGAATATCTATATTTTTCATTTTTAATTTTCAACTTTTAGAAAATCCCAGTTCCTTTTTAAGACACCAAAGGTAATATAAATAGCCAGCGATAGCCTTTTCTATCCTTCAATAGCCAGCGATAGCCTCTCAATATTTATTATAAAAATACTTAGACACACAGTAGTTATAGAGACGCTAGAATATCTATATTTTTTCATTTTTAATTTTGAGTACATCTCTTGAATTATTTTGTAATTTCTAAAAAACTTTTGAATTTTTTGAAAAAACAGAAAGATGTACTCAAATTAAAATTTTCAATTTTTAGAAAAATCTGGTTCCTTTTTAAGACACCAAAGGTAATATAAATAGCCAGCGATAGCCTTTTCTATCCTTCAATAGCCCGCGTTGGGGGCGGGTTCCCCCATGCTATATTCATCTACCTTTATTATTTTTGCCCTTAATTCATTTGCTTTATTAGTGCTTACATCATCGCGATAGTTTCCTTTTTTAATAAGCTTATCAACATCATAGCATATCTCAAAGCCATCGCTAATCTGTCTTATTCTATCATCTTCATTATCAGATATATATACATTTTCTGTGAGTACCTTTCTCAATTCAGTAGGCGTAGTTATAGCGTTTGAAATAATCGTAGTTAGCTTATCATCATTAGGACTATATTGCTTTCCCAAAGGATATGTCATAAACTTAATAATACTTCCTATGATTTTGATAGGAAAGTTGGTAGCGATGCCATTAATATTTTTTTCTATATTACAATAATAATCATTTAATGAATAATATAGTATTTTATCAATATCCTTGATATCCTTGTGCTGCTTGTAATACCATAGGCAAGCATAAGACATATAGATATCCGCTAATATATCAGCATATCTCCCAGATATATATTCGGCAGTCTTTATCTTTCCGCCCATCAGTAATCCCATATTCGCAGCAAATGCAAAGTTGGCTACTTGTCTATTCAAGTGATTCTCATGATATCGCGAGATAGCTTCTTGTGTAGCTCCCTTCTGATTTCTATGTATTTTTAGATATATTCCATAATATACTGATTTAACCAGGTTATTCAAGGTATGATATACAATCTTGTTAAAGTGTTCTCCAAAGCCCTTCTTATCATTATTCTCTATGCTTGTTATTATATTTAGCAAATGCGGGTGCGAACGATTCAATCCTTGGCCGAATATTATTAGCGAACGTGTAAGCGTATTGGAACCCTCCACAGTTATAGCAACCGGTGTCGCTACATAACTTGATGCCAGGAAGTTCATAGGGCCCTTGCATATCCCTGCGCCTCCCAAAATATCCATTCCATTATTTACAGCTATTCGCCCATATTCCGTAAACTTATATTTCATAATCGCTGATATGACAGGAGGCTTCTCGTTATTTGCTAAGATAGCATTAAATAGCGATTGAGCTGCTATCATTTTATAATTAATTCCCGCAATTATAGCAAGCTTCTCTTTGATTCCTTCCATCTCTGCAATAGGTATATTGAATTGCTTTCTTATTCTCGCATATCCCCCAACACCAAATGTACAGAGTTTAGCAGTAGCGACAGACATTGCAGGTAAAGAGATTCCTCTCCCTTCTCCAAGAGATTCCATAAGCATCTTCCAACCCATTCCACATCTCTCTTCGCCTCCAATAACACAAGACATAGGTACGAATATATTCGCGCCCCTTATAGTTCCATTCATAAAGCCAATATTCAAGGGATTGTGGCGGTTTCCTATATCAATCCCCTCGTATTTTTCTTTTTCCAATAAAACTACTGTAATTCCTTCCCTGCCCTTTGTAAGCAGTTTATTGGGATCGCTGAGTTTAAACGCTAGACCTATTAAAGATGCAACAGGCGCAAGAGTTATATATCTTTTTGAGAATGTCATTCGTATCCCTAATATCCCATTTTCCTCTACTACAATTCCTGTATCATTCATAGCGGCCGCGTCAGACCCAGATGTCTCAGTAGTTAAACCAAAGCAAGGAATGTGAGTGCCGTCAGCCAATTTAGGCAAATAGTAGCTTTTTTGCTCTTCTGTTCCGTAATGATATAACAATTCGCCTGGACCCAACGAATTAGGAACCATTACAGATACAGCAGTCGCAATATTACGCCCAGCAATCTTTTCAACAATCAAAGAATGCGCATGCGGACTGAATCCCTTTCCATTAAAATGCTTGGGTATTACTAATCCCATAAAGTTATTTTGCTTTATATATTCCCAAGTCTCAGGTGATAGATTCTGTCTCTTTTCTATTTCGTTATTATCTATCATATGACACAGCTTATTTGTTTCATTATTTAAAAAGCTTAGCTCGTCGGCTCTAAGTGATATATTGTATTTAGAAACTATACTAGATATATCCACGCGACCCGCAAAAATATCACCTTCTATTGAAACGCTCCCTGAGTTTAATGCGGCCTTTTCAGTCTCTGATATTTTAGGCAATATCCGCTTTATAATATTATAAGCGTACCCCGAAATAACCCTGCTAACAATCATTCTCCTCACTAAATTATTTATTTATTTTAATTTTTATATAGGTATATATTAGAAATAGTTTTTAAGAATGAGTTATCCCCCCCTAGATATGATACTACACTTCAACTTTATACAGTAGGCGAAATATTAAGTATAATGAATAAAGAGTATATTGATAAAGATAATAGAATATATTATAAATATAAAAGTAATGATAAAGAAGAAGATGATGACTATTATTTTACAAATAGCGAAGGAAACTACATAGATACTCCAAGTAAGGATAAATACAGTAATATGGGACCTGAAGACCAAGAGAGAGCGAGAGCGAGAGCGAGTGAGCATGAAGAAACATTTTTTAATAGTTTAATTGATTTAAAAAATTATTATGAGTTATACAAGAATAACTTAAATGAAAAAGCACTCAAAATTAATGATAAGGGTTTTGTCAATATTTATCAACATAGTGATACCATTCGTCGTTTATCACCAACTAAACTTGAAAAAGATAAGCACATTACATTATATGATTCTGTTTATATAGATGTTCGAAAGGAACATCCATATAAACAAGATGAAGAAGAAGAAGAGGTAAGCGGCGGAAAAAGAATATCAAAAGGCAAGAGCAATAAGGTGGCTAAAAAACCTGTTGTATCTCAAAAGAAGCAAAGTGTATATAAGGAGATTTTTGGAAAACAAATGAAAATCTATAAAATGCCAGATTCTCGCAAGGAATATGTTAAATATAAGGGCGAATTGCATCCTATATCTGAGTACAAGAGCCTAATGAAGCAAAAAGCATTGGCAAAACCAAAAAGCAAGAAATAACCCTGCTAACAATCATTCTCCTCACTAAATTATTTATTTATTTTAATTTTTATATATAGGTATATATTAGAAATAGTTTTTAAGAATGTATACATTCTTAAAAAAATTCGTTAGTTCTAAAAAAAAACATCAAGAAAATATCTATCCTATATTTGACTTAATTAGAAAATATAGTCTAGAATATTATGATGATGGTAAAGGCGTTATTATTCCAGAGAGTATTGATAATTTTATAAATAATTTATATACCTTGATAAGTATTTCTAAAAGTGAAAAAGAAGATTTTAATTATATTCAAACTCTTTTTAATACCCGCATTGTAATGTCAGAAAAACAATTAACATCAAAAGGCTATAATGCCTATATATTAACGAATGATATTAAACAAGATAATCTTGATGAATTAATTAATTTTATTATCGAAAAAATAAGAAATGATAAATGGCTATATCGTGATTACATAACGGTGATAGATATATATTTAGACTATATTAAAAATATAAAAGACCCTGCTTTGAATATAAATAAAGATGAGCTGATAAATAATGAAAAAGAACTACGACGAAAAATACGAAAACAAATAGAAGAAAAAAGTAACAAAAGAACCTTGGAGATATTACGTCATAGCTTACGTCCTGACCACGATGGAAATCTCGATTTAGATGGCTTCTATGGTGGTAATAATAAACAGTATAAAGAGATTTTGGGAAAGAGGAGAAGAATCTATAAAATTAAGGGTTCTCGCAAAGAACATGTAAAATATAAAGGAGAGCTGATACCAGTATCTGATTATAAAAAACTCTTTAAAAAATAGGAAGAAATTAAGATAAAATAAATTAATTTATGATATAACGACATAGTTGGGACATCGCCAGTAATAGCTTCTCTTTCTTACTAACCGGTTTTACTTTCTTAGATATGTAAGTTTCGCCAAAAAGTCTATACTCTATCTGTGTTAATATACAATAATTATTATTCAACAGCCACGATATATATACGGCAACTGCTATATGAGTATTGTAGGGCGAATAAGGATAAATCGTATAGATTATAAACATATAATGAAATGAGAATGCGAGATATTTCAATATCATAATATTCCTCTACTGGTTTATTCATAGTATCACAGCTATTTCTTAGATATTTTTAGAGAATCTCGCAATATACCTTTTATTATATAATAATCTCCCTATAATATAATTTAAAATCTCATTCTTTATTTAGAATATAAAAGGATATAATGCCACTTGGCTATAATCTACATGATGGTACAGTATATAAAGGAAACCTCGTCAATGTACCACCCCGAATTGCAGAAAAAGCACGAGAAGAAACAGCTCGGTATCGTACAAACACTGCATATTATGAAAATTTAGCAAAAAAACAAAGAGAGGAAGAGCGCGCGCGCAGGGTAAGAAAGCAGTCAGAATTGTTTGAAAAATATGGTACAAGGGATGTAAAAGAAGAAGTAAGTGATGAGAAACAGCAGATAAGATTAACAGAACTCCGGCAAAGTAGGGGGAAATTTGCCGCCGCTACTCATGAAGAGCGAAAAAAAACAGAAGCAGAAGCAGCAAGAAGGGAAGAAGCAGATAATTGGAGGAGAGACTGGTCGATAAGACGAGCAGATAAAAAAGTAGCAAGAACAGCAGCAAGAACAGCAGCAATAACAACACGAGGACAAGGTGGTGGTTTCAGACATAAAAAACCATCGGTTCCTCAAAGCAAAGAAATACTCGGTAAAATAAGGCGTATATATAAGGTTGCTGGCTCTCGCAAAGAACATGTTAAATATAAAGGGCAACTCATACCTGTTTCTGATTATAAGAAGCTTATGATATTAAAGCGATAATTTTATTTTTACCATTATAATATAAGAATTGATATCTATATTAGATTATAAAAAACTTGCTAAACTTAAAGCCAAGTCCCTAGCTAAGACTAAATCTACAACTAAGCCGAAGGCTAAATTGACTACTAAGTCAACAATTAAGTCTAAGCCGATAATTTAAATATATTCTTTTTATTAACACATTCCGGGCATTATACATCTTTGGATATCATATGGAGTTTGTTGCTGCTTGAATAGTTTATTAGGAATATACCTAGTAATATTAGAATAAAGCCGAGGAACTCTTCGCCAGTTATCGTCTCGTTTAGATACAGATAGCCGAATATTAAAGTTAGCACGGGATATATTGAGGTTAATATGGCAACTAAGGCAATAGATTTGTCATTATTTACGATATATAGATATATATATTTTGAAATAAATAATAAGATAGTTATAAAAAATATCCCCGTTATTATGCTGGTATCATTCAGCAATATAGTAACGTCCTTGATAATATACGCGTTATCATAGTATAACATTAAAAATAATGCGGCCAAAAATTGAATACCAGAACCTATTATGATAAATGAAAGGATGTTTATCTTTCTCAATAAATATTTTTCAAATATAGGCGAAATGCCCCATATGACATTCACAAATAAATAATATAATAACAGCATTATACTATATATAAACATAGAATATATTATATTATCTGTAATGAAAATGAACAATCACAATAAACTTATAGCATCTCAATATAACATTATCTCAAAAGTATTTGACAATTCCCGTGTAAGAATATGGAACAATGTCAAACAATTTCTCCTTGACAGTCAAGAAGTCGCTGGCGCCAGAACAAATACTTTGTTAGATTGTGGGTGTGGTAATGGTAAAAATATGATATATGCGCAATCTCTGGGATATCACAGCGAAGGCTTTGATATCTCTAACAATTTATTAGATATCTGTAAAAATAAAGGGCTCAATGTATACTATCAAGATGTATTGAATCTCAAAGCTAATAAAAAATATAACAAGATTATCTCAATAGCCGTCCTACATCATCTACAAACATTTGAAGAACAAATAGCCGCCATCAAGATTTTATGCGATTGTCTGGATAATAATGGAAAATTACTCGTATCTTTCTGGTCAAAAGAAAAAACCTTAGAAGACATCAAAGAATATCGCCAAGACTGCCAAGGTGCAGGAGCATGCAACAGCGAAGACCGAGGCTTGATAGTCGCTGATGTAAGAAGTAAGAGCGATAGTAGAGATTTTGTCCCGGGCCCTAATTATGTTAGTTGGAAGCTTGATAGAGAAAATATTATTCAGCGATTCTATTATATTCACGATTACAAAAGTATTCAGGAATTGGCAAAAAATATAAATGTCAAATATACGATATCTTGGGAACAGCAAAATTGGTTCATTCTATTTTCGAAAGACATATAAGGAATATCTGATATATATATGTAGGCGAGATATTATATAATATCTTTCCCACGCTCTCATAGCTCAGTCGGTAGAGCGCTTGGCTTTTAACCAAGTGGTCGCGGGTTCGAGCCCCGCTGAGGGTGTCATAATTTATTTTTACAATATTACAATATATATGTAATCTGGTAACATATCTATTATTATGATGATGTGACTGATGATGCTGAATAATATTTAGAACTCGCTGATGCCAAAGAGTTAGATTTTGCCGAATAATACTTAGAATGAGACGATTCTGATGCGGATTGTGGTGATTTTTTAGAAGCCCGCCTTGGCGGTATTACTGTTAAATCTGTGACGGTTATTTTCTTAGCCATCGTTTCGTCGGGGCATATTATATTGTTTTTGTAATAGTTTATTGAGTGCCTGGCGTAATCTATGTAATATTTTGTGTTGAATGGCAGGAGTATCTCGTCCTCTTCTTCGTAGCCGCTGATATTGTCTATTAAAATAGCTTTACAGCCAGCAGATAATTTGACACGCATTATACAACATTGAATGTTGGCGTATCCGATTGCAACCTTGGGATTTAGCGTATGACTGGATAATGTTTTGGTTATATGGACTCCGCGCGTAGAATTCTTTAGATAATAGTCATCATTAGAGCCTCTGTAAATTACAAGCGTTTTTTTGACACTCGGGCATTTTTCAAATATATTATTGATATCGCGAATATATAATAGAAGTATTTTGCCCCAATCAAATGTATTATATTCGTCCTTTATATATTCTTCCAATTCAATTCGTGACAATTTAGAGAGTTCGGCGTTTTTCTTGTATAAATACTCTTTAATCTGGTAATAAAACAGGATATAATCTCGGTTAGATTTAAACTGCGTTTTTTCTACGATTAGCGTGGATTTTCTCTGAATCTCATAGCCGACATCATCAATATGCTTATCAATTATAAAGCGGTTTCTAATAAAATAATTAGCTATTATATCGCCATCGTGCGTATGACATCGTAGCGTGTATATTTCTTCGGGACTCATAGCTCTAATAAACTTGTTCTGTTCCTCTATCCATTCTGCGTAATCATCCGGATTTGTTGAGACATATAACTCGTTTATGAACTTGTTATTATATTTATTGCGAAACGCTTCAAACTTAATTTTAAAATCCTTGAATATAATCTGGTCAGGCTTACTGTGGCTTTCTGATAATATATGCTTGTCTATCTTGAATGTATTATAGGATATCTTGATTTTGTCGCTCTCAAACTGTTTCGAGAGGGCCGTATATTTCTTGTAATATTCGCACAATAATTCGTGTTCAGAATCCATATAGATATCCTTATTACGCTCTATATTTTTTCGTGCCCTATACAAACCATCCAAAAGCGATGCCTTAATATTAGAAGATATCTTGATATTATTCGTAGCCATTATATCGTATTTAATAATAGAGAACATAATAAAGCGATTCTGATATTACTTAAAACAATGGCTAATTATATTATATGCTATGATAAAATATGAATATTATGAAAATAAAAACTGTTATATCAACCTTAATTGTGTAAAGGGATATGAATATGAGCTATATGTCAAGAATATGCTTAGAGATTACTATGATATATCCGAAATCTATATGTGGGAAGAAGTTCCTGACGATTTATTGATAATTTCTGGAATAATACAAAGCGATGATCTAGATATTATCAAAGGAAAATATAGACGAAATAAATATAAGAAGAACTCAAATATACTTTTGGATACAGGAATAGATATTGTTTTTACTACCACAGACAATCACATATACCTCGTTCAGTGTAAAGCATACAACTCTATAATATCTCAAAAACACTTATCGGGATTCTTTAGAATATTATTAGATACCTATATAATTGATAAAAATAAAGATATTATAAGAGGCCTCATTGTTCATACCAGCGAAATCTCAGATATTATTAAAGAAAGTTATTGCTATAAAGAAAAAATTATAAGCGAACTTTATTTACCCTTTCATCTTACCGCATCACTGACTTCCCGAAAAAGAATCATATTCTCTAAAAAATATAATAAACTTAATAAATTAAATATTATATACATGCTAAATGTCAACTGCATAATACTATATATTCTATATATCCTTAACCTATATCTCAATAAATAACCCGACAGGACTACTTAGGATTACCTTATATCCAAGATTATTCTTGGATAAAAATGTTCCAATTTAAAAACTTTTAAATAAAAATTGACACCAAAACAAACCAATAATATTACTATCACAGAAAACAAGTCAAGTCAAGTCTAGTCTCAGTCTCAGTCTCAGTCTCAGTCTCAGTCTATCAAACTTCAAAAAGCCTTTCTAAGTTTTATCCAGAACAGTTTTAGGAGAATGTCCGCTGCTCAGACCACTCAGACCTTTCAGACCTTTCAGACCTTCGCTGTCATTTACAAGGAGCGTATGATGAATATGCCTGACGAGCTCAATGCTAAGAAGGATATTGATGAGTATTCCAAGAAAATTACCAAGGAAATCAAGGAAGAAGCCAAGAATTCCAAGATTGAGAAAGCCGAAAAGAAGAAGGATGACAAGAAAAAGAAGAAGAACAATCTGGACGAGAATGGCAATGAGAAGCCTAAGAGGGCTCTCACCAAGTATCAACAGTATATCAGGGACAATCAGCAAAGGATTCGCGATGAGTTTCCTGACCTTTCAAATACTGAAAGATTCTCCAAGTTGGCCGAAGAGTGGAAGGCTTACAAGGCGACTCTTGAAGATGTGGAAGAAGCTGGTGAAGCTGGCGAAGAGGCTACGGCTACGGATATGGAGATTACCAATGTGTCCGAAGATGAAGAAGAGAAGCCTAAGAAGCAAGCGAAAGAGGCTAAGAAGCCCAAGAAGAAGGAGGCTAAGGCCAAGGTTGATACTGAGGCAGACGAGTAAAAATAAATATAGGGGTTATATGATTTATGTATTTTTATATTTTATTTCTCGGGTTTTGATTTTGCCATTGCTTTTTGTTTCATTAGGCTTTTGTACTCAGATATAGGATGCAATTCGCCCTTATATTTCACATATTCCTTGCGAGAATCTGGCATTTTATAGATTTTCATTTGTTTCCCAAAAATCTCCTTATATACACTTTGCTTCTTTTGAGATACAACAGGTTTTTTAGCTACCTTATTGCTCTTGCCTTTTGACTTTCGTTTCCCACCTAATGATGTTAATGATGTTATAGGAGGATTATATTTGTCGTATGCCTCAGACAAACCTTTATTAAATATAAAGCCCTTAATAAAATACAGTGGTCTATCAGAACCATCAATATTCATAGTATTTTTGTCATTATTTACATTTACATTTGAGCCATCATCTTTGTCTTTGGTTATAATATATTCACCTTTCTCATTTTTATTTATATTTAATGAAAAAGTTGTTTCATTATATTGTCCCGCCCAATATGGTGTTATTGCGTTACCATATAATTTAACTGTTTTCCCATCAAAATCACCATTAAATAAGCCTTGACTTTCGAATAATTGATAAAATGTAAAATCCGAAGAAGAATCGCGGGGTTTAGTAATTATTCTTTTATATATTCCAGCTTTTTCTTCTTCTTCTCTTTTCTTTTTCTCTCTTTCCTCTTCCTCCGCTTTCCACTTCTTTATTTGTATTACTAGTGCTCGTTCCTCTGCATCTTGTTTCAGCTTTTTCAGATAGTCGTGTCCAGTCGAAGTAGGCGATGGTGCATGTGGCTGCATCCGTGTCTGTGCCTGTGGCTGTGCCTGTACAGGTGTGTGTGCCGATGCCTGTACCGGTGTGTGTGCCGATGCCTGTACCGGTGTGTGTGCCGGTGGCTGTTCAGAATTAGATAAACTTTTTGTATATATTTTTTTTCCATCATATGTTAGTGTATATGGTGGAAATATATCATCATCATTTTCCACGAAATATTCAGAGTAATTTTTGTTAATCATATGTCTAGGATGAATTGTATCTAAAAAATTGTATTTTTCAGCTGTATCAATGTAAGTGTTATACATATTATTTAAAGTTTTAAGATTCGTCCATTTCTTGTTCAATTGTTCCAATATCCTGTTCAATTGTTCTTTTTTATTATATTCTCGTTGACTTCTTATCTCTTCATTTACGGCGTCAGTCCAATTCATAAACAAACGATTTTTACTGTTATATTCCATACTTCCACGCAGAAGTTTACCTAAGAGTAAGAGTATATCTGTTTCAGAAGGCTCTTGATTATTTTTATTATTATTCATATTTTCTAATTCTAATATAGTATTAGATAATATATATCTTTAACCTATATCTCAATAAATAACCCAGCAGGACTACTTAGGATTACCTTATCCAATAATAATCTTGGATAAAAATGTTCGAATTTAAAAACTTTTAAATAAAAATTGACACCAAAACAAACAAATAATATGACTATTGCAGAAAACAAGTCAAGTCTAGTCTCAGTCTCAGTCTCAGTCTATCAAACTTCAAAAAGCCTTTCTAAGTTTTACCCAGAACAGTTTTAGGAGAATGTCCGCTGCTCAGACCACTCAGACCTTTCAGACCTTTCAGACCTTCGCTGTCATTTACAAGGAGCGTATGATGAATATGCCTGACGAGCTCAATGCTAAGAAGGATATTGATGAGTATTCCAAGAAAATTACCAAGGAAATCAAGGAAGAAGCCAAGAATTCCAAGATTGAGAAAGCCGAAAAGAAGAAGGATGACAAGAAAAAGAAGAAGAACAATCTGGACGAGAATGGCAATGAGAAGCCTAAGAGGGCTCTCACCAAGTATCAACAGTATATCAGGGACAATCAGCAAAGGATTCGTGATGAGTTTCCTGAGCTTTCAAATACCGAAAGATTCTCCAAGTTGGCCGAAGAGTGGAAGGCTTACAAGGCGACTCTCGAAGATGTGGAAGAAGCTGGTGAGGCTGGTGAAGCCGGTGAGGCTGCGGATATGGAGATTGCCAATGTGTCCGAAGATGAAGAAGAGAAGCCTAAGAAGCAAGCGAAAGAGGCTAAGAAGCCCAAGAAGAAGGAGGCTAAGGCCAAGGTTGATACTGAGGCAGATGAGTAAAAATAAATATTAGGGTTATATGATTTCTGTATTTTTATATTTTATTTCTTGGTTTTGGTTTTGGTTTTGTCAATGCTTTTTGCTTCATTAGGCTCTTGTACTCAGATATAGGATGCAATTCGCCCTTATATCTTACATATTCCTTGCGAGAATCTGGCATTTTATAGATTTTCATTTGTTTCCCAAAAATCTCCTTATATATACTTTGCTTCTTTTGAGATACAATAGGTTTTTTAGTCACCTTGTTGCTCTTGCCTTTTGATATTCTTTTTCCTCCTTCTATGCTTTTGGGGGTTTCAACATCTGCTAAAACAGCATCATATAAACCTACTGGTATTGTACTTTTTGATATTGTTTTAAGTTCTCTAACTTGTTCTGTTATAGATAATGCATCTTGTTTACCTAATGTTTGTCCGCTGTCAAGATAATCCTTAGTTGTATTTAACAATTGTACTATTTCCTCATATGTAGGAAAGTCTCGTTTGTCTATTTTATAATTAATGTTCTTATATGTTATAATATAATATACTATATTAACATTTAGTATATTATTGTATATTAAATTATATTTTTTTAATATTTCTGCTACATTAAGAAAATTTTTTAGTGCATTTTTAATTATTAATTGTGCTTTTTCGCCATGTTCTTCTTCTGTTTTTACCGTATCTATTATTTTTTTCGCTACGTCTTCGTCATATACTTCTTCTACTTTTTTTTCTTCTTCTACTACTTTTTTTGCTTCTTCTTCTGCTATTATTATTTTTTTTACATCATCATAAATATCTAAGTATAAACTTTTTTTACTTTCTGTGTTTACAGGCGAACGTATCGCAAGCTTATAAGACAATTCTTTAATTTTTATTAAATAGTATTCGTTACTTAATTCAGCCAGGTTAATACTTTCATAAATTGCTCTGTACGAGTTTTCACTGAGCGGATCCGTAAAATAATAATATTTTTCATTATATTTTATATACATTTTAGAATAGTCTTTTGGGTTGACTGCTCCAAAATCACATTTCTCATTATTCCTTAATAGTATTACTACTTCGCAAAATATTTTAATTCTTATTAAATCTTTTCCATTCATTATATTATAATATAGTATTAGAAAATATATATATATACAATAAATACAATAAGAAAATACTCGCGATACATTATTCATTAAATTAATTATATAATGGTATGGTGTGTGTGAGTTTATTTAAACAAATGAAAATAATATAATTCAGCATCTACCGAATAAAAAGTATTGCTTGTAATTTATATCAGTATTTTTATCTTTATCTTCATTCAACATACTTATATGACAGCTTGTTGGTGATGTTGTATTTTTATATTTTATTTCTTGGGTTTTGGTTTTGGTTTTGGTTTTGCCAATGCTTTTTGCTTCATTAGGCTCTTGTACTCAGATATAGGATGCAATTCGCCCTTATATCTTACATATTCCTTGCGAGAATCTGGCATTTTATAGATTTTCATTTGTTTCCCAAAAATCTCCTTATATACACTTTGCTTCTTTTGAGATACTGCCGGTTTTTTAGCCACCTTGTTGCTCTTGCCTTTCGATTTTCTTTTTCCTCCTTTTTGTGTTTTTACAGATTTTAAAACATCATAATATAAATATGAACCAGTTCCTCTATTAGAATAGAGTGGTGATACTGTACTAATATTTCTAAATGTTTGTATTATATTTATTACATCAGCCTTTTCCAATCTTTGTCCACTTTTAAGATAATCTATTATTGTTTTTAATATATATATTTCTGATTTATATCTTTCTAAGTTTTTTTTGCCGTTTTCGCTAAAAAGACGAAAAAAATATTCCTTGTAGTCATAAACTATATAACGATCAGTTACGAATTCGTTTTCATCTTCCTCATATAGAATATCTAATTCTATTAATTTTTTTGCTAATTCAAGATGATTTTTTAGTGCATTTTTAAATTTTAAATATTTTTCGGGATCATCCTCATCTATATTTGTTATTAGTTGTGCTACTTTATCTTCTTCTGATTTATTATCATCATCATCACTTATATTTGTTATTAGTTCTGGCTTATCATCATCTTCTTTTATTACTTGTGTTTTTATATTATTATTATAAATATCCAAATATAAATTGTTGTTATCTTTGGTTACAGGTGATTGTATCGCAAGCTGATAAGAAGATTTTTTCATTATATTAAGAAGTTCATTGGCATTTTCTAAATCAGATTCACTAGGATACATTGATATGTAGCTTTTTTTATTATTATCATTTTTAAAATAATAATTCTTTTCATTATAGATTATGTAGTATAATTCACTCTTATTATCATATGTAAGTTTAGCATCATTCTTTAATATGTTTACTACATTTTTAAATGTACTTTTTAAATCTTCTTCATTCATTATACTATAATATTAAGAAATAAAATACTAAAATATATTAAATATATTAAATTAGGCGCATTCCGTCGCTCGTTATGTATGTGCTTACTTCTTCCATCTTGATATCACAGATTTTTTTAATGGGTTTTCCATATGTCCTAGGAAGCTTAGGAAATAACGTCGCTTTATTAGGCCAATGTCGGTGTTTAATATATCTATTTTTGAAGATTTACATATTATTACTGTGTGTTCTTTTTGTATTTACATATCATGCGATAGATAGCTCCTTAGTAAAAAAAATATGAGTTTTGTGTTTGGTGGAGGGAGGCTGTGTAATTATATAATTATTGGGCTACTGGAAGTGCTGCGGTTTTTGCTATCATATACTTTTCTTAAACTGATATTTTTTGAGGCATTGCTAAAATTCTCATCGTATTTCCAAGCAACCAATTTATGTAAATCTTCTAAACTAAAAGTTAAGCGATTATCTATTGACATAACATTATAATGCTCGTTATCTGTTATAATTATACAGAACTCTTTACAATCTCTATATAGCATAGATACTCTTGGGTCTCTGAGTTTTTTAGGATATTCACTATTTATATATTCACCTATTTTATCAATATGTGTTCTAATAATATTTATGACAGTTTGCTTTAATTCAAGTAAATTACTATTACTGCTACCGTCAATAATCGCATCAAGTTTTCCGTTAATATAACTCGTGATTTTTTTTCTATCATCGGGCGATATTCTAATATCTATAATGTTTAGTTTAAAATATTCAAGCAAGTATTTTCTTACAGAATCCTTCTCAATTTGATTTGGGATTCTGCCTTTAACTTTTAGATATCCCATTATTTTTTTGGCGGCATTAGTATTATCAAGATTTATCTTTAATATATTATTAGTTATTAATGCTTCTACTTCCGTAGCATTTACACTTAACATATTTGCAGAATCGCTATATATCTTATTTTTCTCAAAATATGTCATACTATTAAATTGCTTACCAGTTTCTTCTATGCATACCGATATTATGTTTTTTGCTAATACCAAATAATCTTTGAAAACTTCAAAATAATGTTCTTCTTCTACTATCATAACCTTAGTTAGTATTTTTCTTAGTTTGGAACCCGAGGTTATTTCTGTTCTACCTATACTTACCTTACCATATTTAGATTTTAGCACTTCAAAAATAGAATTGTAAAAACAGTTATTATTTCTTCCAGAAACATTTATATACGATAATTTCATATTAAACAACCTACCGACATCTCTAGAACTATTCATACTATTATAATAAGCCTTTAAAAATATTTACATTACTTAATTAATCGTTATACACATATATCTCAATAAAAACAAATAATCTGGAATAAACATATTCTATTTTAGCATTTTTTTAAATAAAAATTGACTGTTGTATATGGGACAATTTTTGTAAACAAATAGCGCGATGACGAAGTTTGCTTATGAGTATGAGAAGTACTTGTGTGATGCTGAAAGTATCAAAGAAAATGTTCTTAAATATGGTGTAGCAATATGTCCAATATTAGACACAGAAGAATGCGAGAATATGATAGAAAATAAATGGGAAGTATTGGAGAAATTAACAGCAGAGTTTGAAGTACCTATTGATAGGAATAATAAGGCTACTTACAAGCAGATTAACGAATTATTTCCAAATCATAAGATGTTGATACAGCACTGGAAAATAGGACATTCTAAATTGGTGTGGGAAGTAAGGCAAAATAAGAAAGTAATAGAGGCTTTTGCAAAAATATGGGGAACGGAGGATTTAATTGTGAGCTTTGATGGTGCTAGTATTTACATTTTGGATAAACCAAATCGCGAATCTAATTCGTGGTTTCATGTAGATCAGAGTTATACGAGAAATAATTTTGAATGTATTCAGAGTTGGGTGAATGCGTATGATACAAATGAAGGAGATGCTACACTAGTAATATTAGAGAATAGCAACAATTTTCACGAAGAGTTTCAAAAAGAGTTTAAAATTACTGATAAAAAAGATTGGTATAAATTGGCGAACAAAGAGCAATACGATTTCTATATAAATAAAGGGTGTAGAGAGGTAGCTATAAAATGTCCTCGTGGTTATGGAGTATTTTGGGATAGCAGAACATTACATTACGGAAATCCAGTTCAAAAAACGGCGAACGACGATTATAATTATAGATGCGTGGTATATGTTTGTATGGTTCCGCGAGCATTTGCGAAAAAGAAGGAATTGGAAAAGAGAGCTAAGATATTTAATGAGTTGAGAATGACTTCACACTGGCCTAATAAAGCGACGTTATTTCCTAAGCTTCCTAGGACATACGGAAAACCCATAAAAAAAATCTGCGATATAACTATGGACGAAGTAAGTAAATATATAACAAGCGAAGGAATGCGCTTAATCTAATCATTTAACTCGCCAGTTCTCATAAAAATATCATATATATCTTGTGCGTAATTTTCGGCAACATCAGTCTATATATTATTTTTATATTTAAATAGATAATGCGAAGGCATAATTTAATAGGTTTATGGTAGAACATATATTACAAAATCTTTTTTATATAAAAAATTAAAATCTTTTCTATTATAATAGATAATAGAAGATAAATATATGAGTAGTTGCCACAATTCAGTAATACATTATAACAAAGAATTACTAGATAGTATATCAGAAGATAGGCTAGAATATTATAAGGAAAGAAACTCAGACAAACTTAAATATGCAAATTTACTTGATAATAAACTGTCAGGATTGTCAATACAAAAAGGCTTCTCCTTTTCTGAGTCTCTTAAACAATTAATACAGATTTCTGGTATAATAAAAGACAGTGGATATGATATATACAAATATTATATATATAATAATTGTATTAGTTATCATTATAGTATAATTGAATCTTCCCCTCCCTTCCATAATGGTGCTAAATTATGGGAGTATAGTTTTCAGATGAAAGATTGGATTGACAACAGTAAATCAGGTGGAAAACCGAAAGCAAAAAGCAAGAAAAACAAAATATCTCAAAAGAAACAAAGTGAATATAAGGAGATTTTAGGGAAAAAAATGAAAATCTATAAAATGCCAGATTCTCGCAAGGAATATGTAAGATATAAGGGAGAATTACACTCTATATCAGACTACAAAAACCTAATGAAACAAAAAGCCGCAACAAAAGCCAAAAAATAAAATATAAAATGCATAATACATAAACCATACAACTCATATATTTATTTTTTTACTCGTCAGCATTTGCTAATTTCGCAGCTTTCGCATCTTTCGTAGCTTTCGCAGGTTTTGCGTTTTTGTCTTTATTCATATTATTCATATGATAAACCCCCCGTTCCTCGCGAGTATTTCCCTTAAATATCGTAATATATTATATATTTTCTTTTCTCATAATATATTAGAGTTAAAAAATGGGTTTGCAAGACGATTTTTTACAAGCTAGATCACAAGAACAAGTACTTGATGACCTAGAAAAAAAACTTGAAAACGCATTCATTTTATATGATAATGATAAACATAATATAACGGATTATGATATATTAAAGAGTTTGAAAATTTTGGAGTCATTACATTATGATTGGATAAACACACATTATAAAATAAAATTTTTAATTTCACATGCGAGCGAGATTAATGATAATTATGAAGTTATTAAATCCAATGTAGATAGTGATAAAAAAAAGGATTACAACGAGATTAGAATTGGTGGAAAAAGAAAATCAAAAAGCAAGAAAAACAATGTCTCAAAAAAACCTGTTGTATCTCAAAAGAAACAAAGTGAATATAAGGAGATTTTAGGGAAAAAAATGAAAATCTATAAAATGCCAGATTCTCGCAAGCAATATGTAAGATATAAGGGTGAATTACACTCTATATCAGACTACAAAAACCTAATGAAACAAAAAGCCGCAGCAAAAGCCAAAAAATAAAATATAAAAATGCATAATACATAAACCATACAACTCATATATTTATTTTTTTACTCGTCAGCATTTGCTAATTTCGCAGCTTTCGCATCTTTCGTAGCTTTCGTAGGTTTTGCGTTTTTGTCTTTATTCATTTTATTCATATGATAATATCCCCAACCCTTCCTCGTGAGTATTTCCCTTAAATATCGTATTATATTATATATTTTCTTTTCTCATAATATATTAGAGTTAAAAAATGGGTAGGATAGATAGTTATTATCAAGACGGAGTTACAAGAAAAGGAAAATCAGAAGAAGAAAAGAAACGGGCAATAGATCTAGAAAAAAAACTTGAAAAAGTATACAATTTTGATGGTAATATAACGGAGGGTCATAAATTAACAAGTTTATATAAATTGAAAGGAATATATGAAACTTATTTGGAAAAAGATGATGAAGAAATTGTAGGATTTTTATTTTCATATGAGAATGTGATTAATTATAATTATAGTGTTATTGAAGGGAATGTAAGTCCTTCAACTACGAGTGAGATTCCTCAAGATATGTGGGGCTATTATGGTGGAAAAAGAAAATCAAAAAGCAAGAAAAACAATGTCTCAAAAAAACCTGTTGTATCTCAAAAGAAACAAAGTGAATATAAGGAGATTTTAGGAAAAAAAATGAAAATCTATAAAATGCCAGATTCTCGCAAGCAATATGTAAGATATAAGGGTGAATTACACTCTATATCAGACTACAAAAACCTAATGAAACAAAAAGCCGCAGCAAAAGCCAAAAAATAAAATATAAAAATACATAATACATAACTATTCATATTTAATTTTTTACTCGTCAGCATCAGCCTTTGCCTCCTTCTTGGGCTTCTTAGTCTCTTTCGCGGCTTTTGTAGCTTTCGCAGCTTTCGCTTCCTTCTTGGGCTTCTCTTCGTCATCTTCGGACACATTGGTAATATCCGTAGCCTCAGTTTCGCCAGCTTCGCCAGCTTCACCAGCTTCTTCAACATCTTCAAGAGTAGCCTTGTAAGCCTTCCACTCTTCGGCCAACTTGGAGAACCTTTCGGTATTTGAAAGCTCAGGAAACTCATCACGAATCCTTTGCTGATTGTCTCTGATATACTGCTGATACTTGGTAAGAGCCTTCTTAGGCTTCTCGTTGCCATCCTCATCCAGATTGTTCTTCTTCTTTTTCTTATCGTCCATCTTCTTTTCGGCTTTATCAACCTTCTTATTCTTGGCTTCTTCCTTGATTTCCTTAGTAATTTTCTTGGAATACTCGTCAATATCCTTCTTAGCATTGAGCTCGTCGGGCATATCCATCATACGCTCCTTGAAAATGACAGCGAAAGTCTGAAAGGTCTGCGCAGCGGACATTCTTCTAAAACTGTTCTTGCTAAAACTTAGAAAGGCTTTTTGAAGTTTGTGAGACTTGTGAGACTTGTGAGACTTAGCTTGCTTTGACTGTGATAGTAATATTATTCGTTTGTTTTGGTGTCAATTTTTATTTAAAAAGTTTTAAATTGGAACATATTTATTCTAGACAATAATATGAGAACTATTTAGTAGCTATATTTTATGTTAAAGGGTTTGCTGGTGCAATTACTGTAATAGATATATTTGAAGAGGAACTCTTGATGTTTGAAGATATTGCCATGTTGTATATTTGTTCTACACGAGATTCTATATTTTCTACTCGTTCTATTAGCTTTTTAACTGCACCATATAGTGTGTATTTAATTTGTGTCGTATTTAATGTTAATAAATCATTTATCCCTTGGTCATTATCTAATGTCATTCTACCAACTTCAACGGCTTTTGGATATACCTCTTGTACTTCTTGTGCGATGAATCCTAATTGATTCTTATCATTTGTATTAACACAATTATCCTTAAAGTTAAAATTGTATAACTCTATTTTTTTTACATTATCTAAACATTTTTCATATGATGCTTTAACAATATTCTCTTTTATTCTTCTATCTGATTGAACTACCCAATTTTCTGAACCTGTTTGTGTATATCCACCCCCTGATGCAAATATAAAACCGCGGACATCAAGCGAATACTCAGGACTCGTAGTACCAATCCCAACATTTCCCATATGATACACATTAGTATTTGAAGAGTTGTATGTCCACTGAGCGCCTACTGGGTCTTGTATTGGATTTATGATATTATAGCGGATTGATAATGGACTAGCTAAAAGTTCTTGGCCGTATATATACCATTCGTTAAAGTTCAGAACTGTGCCAGTACTAAATAATTTATTAACTACAAGAGCATAATAAGAGTATGTATTTGTTATTTCAGGAGTTGTCTGTTCATATTTAAAAGAAGCATTATATACGGCATCTATTTTATTTACAAGTTCAATCCAAGTAATATTATCGTTTGAACCATATATTTTGAAATCTTTTGGTGCTCTATCGCGAAGTGCTTGAACCCCTTCATTTCTCATTAAAAACTCAAATCTTGTAAGTTTTATAGCAACAGGCAATTGTATTTTTACCCAATCTCCTAAATATCCTGCTACTATAAAACTTGTACTATTAAAATTGCCAGCTGTATATCTACCTTCGGGCCAATGTCCACCAGTTGCATTCGTTGTATTAAAACAAGTCCATGGATCTAATCCACTTCCAAATGTAGAAGAAAATGATACAACATAAGTTCCGTTACCATAAACTTGTCCAGATACTGTTGTTGTGGCTGCTGTAAAGTTTCTAATTGGCGGATACATTCTTTCAATATTATAATTATTAATAGTATTAATAAATGTCGAAGGTTTAGGAGTTATTAATATATTTGAATTATTCACATTAATATTATATGTTCCTTGCAATATTATGTTACTATGGTTATTAATGTCTGTTAGTGTAGGAACAGGGAAGTTTAATGTATATGATGAGTTTGCTGGATATACTAATGGAACATCATTATCATATTTAACATATACGCCCCCTTCAACTGCTGGAAGATCATAGCCCAAATCCCATTCTACATAGAGATTTGTAGATATATTAACATTCCAATTCCCGTCATCATATATATAATACATTGAAATAACAGGGTCTGGATTGGAAGCTCCTACTCTATTATATATAACTTGATCGTACGTCGGGCCTTGATAATTAGTAGAGTTTTTAGCTGCAAATCCTAATGGTTTCATTGTTGTTTTATAAGCGTGAACATATACTGATTGATAATTATAATTTGTTGTAAATGTACTTGCTTTTTTCATTTCACTTGCTTCAAATACCATCCACAAATCTTTGTAATCAGGATTTAGCTGACTAATGTGCATAACAAATAAATAGTATTTAACTTCTGGTTCATTAAAAGGAACCGCCCATTCATTTGAATTATCACTGCTATTACCTAGCGTGTATGTTCCTGATATTGAAGAACCATTAAAAGTATTTCCGGAATACACAGTTGTCCATGAAGCAGGCTTGTGTTTTATTTTTACCCAATTTGTCATTCCAGTCATTTCACTAATAGCCCCATATTTTGGATAATCGAAAACCAATTTTTTATGCGTCCCACCATCAAGCTCAAATACCATCTTTTCATCACCGCCAATATTCCATTCAGAAATCATCATATATCCACCAGAATAACTTCCTATTGTTGATAATACCACCATAGTATAATAACGATATTTTGGTAGATTTGCTGTAAAATTGACTATTGTATATTGTTCATTAGTATATGTTAGTGATGTTGTTTGGTCGTGTATCTGTGTCCAAGAAGAATGATTATTATCATTCCAACAAGAAGCATCATCTGACGCAAATATTTTAAATGCATTAGGTGCTCCATTTATAAAAGTACTACCTGTATATCCAGATTGAAGAGGGCGCGGAGCAATTCTCATTCTTTTTGGATATATAGACCTTCCAAAATCTACACCTATTGCTATACCCGCAAATGTTTTAAATCTTGTAGTGCCGGTATATGTATTGCCTGCACCATTATATATTAGTTGCGAATGATAATGGTCTTGCGAAGTTATTATATTATTAAATATTTTATATACATATTCAGTACCTAATATAGGATCAGATACTTTGGCAATCACATTATAACCATTATCCGCCCAAGATGGTGATGTAGTAGATGGCGTTCTCGGATAATAAGCGTCTGCTACAAGAACAGACGGGTTAACAATTGGTTCCGTAGCCAAAATATTATTAGTAGGAATAGTGCCTAATAAATATCTTATAATAACTATGCCTGAACCTCCATTACCTCCCCCGTATACATCCAATCCATCTCCTCCACCACCACCCCCAGTTCCTTCTATTCCATTTTGGGGTAAAACAGTTGATGTACCACTTCTACCGCCACCTCCTAAACCTCCGCTGTTATAATAAGGACTCGTATTATCATTAAAATTGGCACTACCACCGCCGCCACCGCCAGCATAATATATGTTACCTCCTGATAATTCGCCTTTTATATAATTTATATTATTTCCAAATATTTTAGCAAAATTATATATAGTCCCGTTAATATTAACTTCACACAATCCATTTCCTCCAACACCAATCATATCGTTTGCAGTAGCAATCGTGTTTATTGTATCAACATCTCTACCTCTTTGTCCGGCCCCTCCGCCACCAGAACCATACCATGGATTATCGCCTCCTCCAATACCACCTTCATTACCATAACAAAATAAACTATTATATACAGGGGTCGAAACATCTCTATTATACGTATTATATAATACAGGTACAATATTACTTATAACAATATTATCTGTTGCTAGAAGACCACCGTGTGCATTATCTTTTCCACCATTACCTCCACCGCTACCACCAGCTAATGCTGTTTGCTGAGATGGATTAGTATAATTTGTATTGCCGCCTAAACCACCACCACCGCCCTTAGATCTAAACAATGTGTTACCTTGTAGTATTATTTCACTATCTGAACCATTTTGTCCTCTTTTAGCATTAATATTACTCAAATCTGTATTAATATTTCCGGAAACACTAGAACCATTTCCGCCCTTTCCAACTTTAATATTATAACTTCCTGATGCAAATGTATAATTTGGATAAAATATTAATGCACCTGCCCCTCCACCACCCGCCATTCTTCTTGCTCCGCCACCACCACCGCCAACAACCAAGATATCACAGGTTGTATTTTTAGTAAAAACCCTTGTATAATCTGTTGTATTTGCTGTTGACCATGACAAGTATGTATAAGATTCGACAGCATATACATTACCATTATCTATATATGTCATTGGAGTTACAGGAGCCGTTTGAATATTATTCCGGACTATATTTTCATAGATTTCATTTTTGCGATACAAATCACTCTTAACAGTATCTATTATATAATTACTGCCCGTATTGTATTGAATTTCTATATTACTGTGATTCAAAATAATAGGCATATATATTCAAGATATGCTTAGATTCTCTATAATAATAATTATAAATAATTATAGCTATAAAAAACAAAGGAGAATTAAGATGTAAATTGTTTATTGAATGTCATAGGTTGTTTTTATGTGTTCCATTTTTATCTTGATATTTTCTATTTTTTCTATTAAGCTTTTTACAGCCCCATAGAGTGTATAATCTATCTGAGTTATATTTAATGTTAGTAAATCATCTATTTTTTCTTCAAGATTCACTATCATTTTACTGACTTCAACTGCTTTTGGATACACTTGTTGCACTTCTTGTGCTATGAAGCCTAATTGATGCCGGTCATTAGTATTAACACAATTATCCTTGAAGTTAAAATTGTACAACTCAATGTTTTTAACATTCTCTAAACATTTTTCATAAGAAGCTTTGACTATATTTTCCTTTATTCTTCTGTCCGACAGAACAGACCATTTAGTTAAAGTACTTGATGTATATCCGCCAAGAGATGAATATATAGTACCACGAACATCAAGTTGATACTCTGGACTCATAGTTCCTATTCCAACACTACCCATATGATACACATTTGTATTAGAAGAGTTGTAAGTCCATTGAGCCCCAACTGGATCTATTACTGGTTTTAAAACATTATAACTAATTCCTATTGTAGAAGAAGAAATAGGAGATGCTAACTTAGGAATATGTTTCCCTGTCTTCGAAACAATTGAAGAAGAATTATTATTTATAGTAATATCATACTCTCCTTCTAATAAAACATTATTAATAGTATTGATATTTGCTAATGTAGGAACTGGAAAGTTTAATGTATATATTGTACTAGGTACTATTGTGTTCGCAGTAGAATCTCTAACTAATACACACATACCGCCATCTAACGGTATCATATCCTTTGGATTAGGATTTGATGCGCCATTTTCTGCATAGACAACTTGTGTTCCATAATTTTGTATTGAAATTAGGGGGTCTTCGGGAGTGCCTGAACCTCTATTATACCACAAAGCAGTATAAGGCACTGATGATATAGACGATTTTATTATATTAGCTGCTGTATTATTATATGAAGCATATGCTGTTGTTTTTGTACAATATAGCCAATGATTCATATTTAAAGTTGCAAATACGAACTCGTCAAACGTTCCAAAAGGAACAGTCCAATAGTTAGTATAAGAATATGATATTCCTGATTGTGTAGTTCCTGTTAAATTATCATTTATAGGATACCACGAAGCTGTCGATGTTGCAGGTAAAAATCTTACAATTCTCCAGCCTCCTACTCCTGTTTTAAGTTGTGCTTGATATTCTGCTCTTTTTCCAGGATCAAAAGAAATTACTGGGTCATAAGAAAAGTTTAATGATTTTTCGTCAGGTATTTTTCCGGTTTTTGAAAGTGATTTTAGCTTAATTATCACAATACCTGAGCCACCGTTGCCTCCTTTGTTGTTGCCCTGATAATGCGCTCCTCCACCACCTCCCCCTCCTGTATGCGGCGCTCCGTTTCCTCCTGGCGTATTTGTTTGTGCGTTTATTACTCCTCCACCACCTGCAAATCCATTAAAATATCCTATACCTCCACTTGTTACTCCAACAGCACCACCACCACCTCCACCTAATCCACCATTTCCTCCTGTTGTAGAATATCCTGCTCCTCCACCGCCACCTCCCCAATAATAAGGTGTTGTAAGAATATATGATAATTTTCCTCTTCCACCATATGCTCCTCCTGCTGCGGTTGAAGGACCTCCTCCTACTTCTCCTGCTCCTCCGCCACCTCCACTATAATAATTTTGCCCACCATAACCTCCGCGAAATCCTTGTCCTTGTACACCCGTTCCTGCTTTTGAAACGGTATTTACAGGGTCATATCCCGAACTACCACCACCAGAACCACCATTACCACCTTGCCCCCCTAATCTATGTGGTTGATGACTAGAACCTCCATATCCACCTCCAATAGCAATATAATTATCAAACGAAGAGTTAGAACCTTGCTTGCCGTTAATTCTATAAGGATGAGCGGTTGGTTGCCCGTTTGTTCCCGCAGCTGGCGCACCATCTCCTCCCTTTCCAACTTTTATAGTATATGTTCCGGCCGTAACTAAAACATTATTCAATTCAATAACGCCACCACCTCCACCGCCTCCTCCCATGTCCATACCTCCACCACCACCCCCTGCAACAATAAGCATATCGCATATAGTATCCTCGGGAATATTAATATAATATGTGGATTGATTTTCTGAAGAACCATTATGTACAAACATTCTAGTACTTTCGGTAAAATATCCTGATGTATATATATTCGGAGATACAATAGGAACTGTTGTTAAAAAATTGTTAGAAGGGATAGTTCCCAATAAATATCTTATAATTACTATACCTGAACCGCCATTGCCTCCTTTTGTAGTTGCACCATTGCTTTGTCCCGCTCCTCCTCCGCCACAACCATTAACAGTAGCATCATATCCGTTAACGTTTTGAATAGTTCCGTTTCCACCACCAATTGAACCTGCTATTCCTATTGCTTGATTACCTATTCCGGAACCAGAACCATTTCCAGAACTTCCTCCTCCGCCTCCCGAACCATATATAATTGTTATACCTGTAATAGAGTTTGATAGACCTACACCACCATTACCAGCATTTGTCGAGCTTGCATTGGTACCAGCAGTCGTATATCCACCGCCACCACCGCCAGCACCCCATTCAAAACCGATACCGCCATTTTTACCTTGCCCTACGGTACCACTTCCCGCTACACCTGCGCCGTTATAATGAGATGCTCCACCGCCAGAACCACCAGATACACCATCTCTTGTAACACCAGCAGCACAAGAACCGCCGGCGCCACCACCTATTGCAGTTAATGTTGTTAATCCTGTACCACTAAAAGACGAGTTCATTCCATTTGTACCTCTTGTTCCAGAACCACCGGTTGTTCCAGATGTACTACCTAATCCTCCCATGCCAACTTTTATAGTATATGTGCCGTTTAAAGTAATATTTTGTGAAAAAATTACACCTCCACCACCACCCCCACCACCTCTATCATTACCGCCAGGACCACCGCCTCCAACTATTAAGATATCACAAGTTGTATTTTTAGTAAAAAATCTAGTATAATCTGCTGTATTTGCAGCCCCGTAGTATGTATAGGATTCCACTGCATATACATTACCACTATCAATATATGTTATAGGAGTTACAGGAGCAACCTGTATATTATCCCTTATTACAGTATCTATATTTTCATTTTTACGATACAAATCGCTCTTAACAGCCTCAATAATATAGTTACTGCCAGTACTGTATTGAACCTCTATATTACTGTGATTCAAAATAATAGGCATATATATTCAAGATATGCTTGGATGCTCTATAATAATAATTATAAATAATTATAGCTATAAAAAACAAAGGGATATGACTGCTGATATATAGAAATATGATGTGTTTAAGAATAATAATATGAAAGATATTTATTTAGAATAAGTTTCGGTTTTATAAAAGTTAAAAATACAATAATTATAATACTTAATTATAATAGATTAAGAAAAAATATTCAATATGATAGAAAAATGTTCTATTGGTAATATGAGTTATAATATTCAAAATATAACATTAATAATATTAATATTAATATTAATCATAGTTATAATATATTATCTTAGAAATAGCACAACAAAACATGATGAATTAATTGAGAAATACACAGCGGGTTCATCAAAGTCAACACCAGAACCTACTATTACAAATACCAATATTAATACAACAAGCTATACTTCCCACACAAATGTAACTGATTCCGTTAAAAATAGTCAATTTCCAACAGATGGGACTGTTGTTACTTTAAGACCTTGTCAGGTTCAATTTAATAATACTTTTGACGCTGACGGTACAGGTACTCATAAATATGTTTACGAAGACGGATGGCAAGAGATAGCGACACTTAAAGAAACGAGCGATTCCTCGCCTATAAAAATAACAAACAAAATAATATCTAGTAAAAATGAAACAAATAAAAATGATGTTAATGCAGAAGGAGTAAAAGATTTTGTAAATTATTCAGAACATTCTAAGTGTTTCAAAAGAATATCTGGATCAGATAATAAGTATAGATATCAAGGTAATAATTTAATAAAATATAGCACAGACAATCATGTAGAATTAAAACTTGATGCCAAAGGTGCGTCTGAAAAATATATGCAAATGGAGTTTGATTTGCTACCAGAAAACAGTTCTACATATTATGATAATCTAAAAAACTCAATATGTTCTTTAAAATATGCGGATACAGTTTCGGGATTAAGCGGAAAATTAATAAGATTAACATTAAATGCCGATAATATAATTACAAATATAGATAGAGTTATCATAGATTCTGCTAATAATCATATTTTTAATATAGATAATAAGTTTACTATTTCTACTTTAATAGCAGGCGGTAATTCTGGTAATTATAGATATAACCAAGATTTGCAATTATATGAGTATGTTACTACTAATTCAGCAGCATCTGGTCTTATAACTATAATAAACTTATATCAGTTTGATAGAAATTTACTATGCGATAAAACTTCTGCGGCGGGCACAACTTATCAGAATATAAAAACGTATAAAAAACTAAATAGTGCTAAAATCGATGTTTCTAAACTTATAGATTTCAATTTGCCACCTGCTATTAAAATTACAAATACTACTATTCCAAATGACTATAAAGATTATAATATCAGTGGTAGTAAAATAAATATTACAACTGGCGACTTTACAAAGGATACCTTAATTAAAAATATTAATAGCATAATAAAAGAAGAATTAATCATTGTTAATAAAACAACGAATAAAGATATTATAAATAAGGTAGACGAAAGAAAAACACTAGTAGACAATAGGGAAAGTTTTATAACAAACAATAATACTAAACAGATTTTTATCAATAATGCTATAATAAAGAATAATTATAATTCAACGGGTTCAAAATATAACAGCCTTCTTAATGAGAAAAATTATAATTTAAAATTAAATCAGTTTAATTATATTAACGAATCAATTGAATCTAATAGCAAAAATATACAAATAGCTTCAGGCGACGAACCTACTTTTAAAGAATTACTTTCAGCGGGAGAACAAGATGTATATGAAACTATTGTGTATAAATATGATGGTTCTGGTGATTTTAAGGAATATGATGTTACATTTTCTCCTAATACCGAATGTAAAATATTGATAGTCGGCGGAGGAGGAGGAGGTGGTCAATTTGGAGGAGGAGGTGGAGGAGGAGCTATATTATTTAAGGATAATTTGATATTAGATGGAAAATATGTTATAAGAGTAGGTAAAGGAGGTAAAGGACAAGAATGGGATAGATTTGGTGTAAATGGAGAAGATGGACATTATAGTTTATTTCAAAAATTTAATGTAGCAAGCGAGACATATATTGCTAAGGGCGGAGGCGGAGGTGGAACGAGAAGGTGGCACACGCCTAATTGCGATTGGTGCGGTGTTAATGGAAATCCAGGGGGAAGTGGTGGAGGCGGTTCCCATTCAAATAATCCAAGTAATCAAGGACAAGGCGGTGTTAGCAATAAAAACACATATGCTAACTGGGAATCTTATGGAAATGCAGGAGGTAAAGGAAAAGGTGGCTTCTGGGGCAGAGAACCATCTCATGCATCAGGGGGAGGAGGTGGTTCCGGAAGTGTTGGTGGCGATGCTACTAATTCAAATGGAGGTGGGAATGGAGGAACCGGAAAGCAGTTTATTTCAATATTTGGATCTTCTGTAGGACATAATGGATGGTTTGCTGGCGGTGGCGGCGGTAATACATATTACGGCGCTGGTAATCCAGGATATGGAAATGGAGGTAATGGATTATTAGGAGGAGGTGGAAACGGAGGATATGACCCTGGATTACCAGCTAAAGATGGTATTGACGGAACAGGAGGTGGTGGTGGAGGAGGAAAATGGGCTACTGTCAATAAAATAAAAGGCGGTAATGGTGGTTCGGGTATTGTAATATTAAGATATAAAAAAAATGCTGTAATACAGACTAATAATATTAGTAAAAAAATCACATTAAGAAATGAAAGTAGTTTTACACATATTTATAAACAGAATGGGACACTAGTATTAAATTCTTCAATAACTGCTGAAATATTAGTTGTAGGCGGAGGAGGTGGAGGAGGCGGAGGTATAGGTGGCGGGGGCGGAGCAGGAGCTGTAGTTCATATAGAATCGGCTAGTATTCCAACGGGTCAATATACTATAAATGTCGGGGAAGGTGGTTTGGGAAGTCACAGAGGTTCTCATAGCAATAAAGGGTCAAACTCATCAATAATTGGTAGGTCTTTAAATATAATAGCAGAGGGTGGTGGTGGAACAACAGGAGGGCATGATCACGGCGACGGATTAGTCGGTGGTTCAGGTGGAGGAGCAGCTGGTCCAAATAGTATTATAAATAAAGGGGGGGCTGCGGGAACATCAAGTTCATTAGGTGGATTTAGTGGTAAAATATATGGTAATAAAGGCGGGGACAATACTGCTCCTAGAAATGGCGGTGTTACAAACGCAACAGGAGGAGGAGGTGCAGGAGCTGCTGCTTCCAATACAAATCCAAGCGGCGATGTTAATGGTGTTACTATTTATACTGGACAATGGTATAGTGGAGATAGGGCTTTTAGAGGAGAAGGATGGTACAATTTATGGGATATGGGATTACCAAATGATACTATAAGTTCAGTTCGTGTTCCAAATGGTTATAGAGCTATTTTATATTATCATGGGTGGTTCAGTGGATCTACAATGACATTAGACGCAGATACACCAACATTATCCTGGATGGATAATCAAGCATCGGGTCTTGTAGTTCAAAAAATTGGCGGAGAGCCAGGCAACGGAGGCATTGGTAAAGAGTTTAATATAACTGGAACTAACGTTTTTTACGGAGGTGGAGGTGGTGGAGGAGGTCATCATACAGCAGGTGCAGGGGGGAGAGGAGGAGGGGGGAATGGTTCAGCGAGTGGTAACGGTGGAGAAGGAGCTGATAATACAGGAGGTGGGGGCGGAGGCGGAGCTTGGGCTGATACTTACGGCGGTAAAGGTGGTTCTGGTATTGTTGTAATTAAATATAATAATACAAATATTAAAACATTCAAATTGAGTGTCAGAGTAAAAACTTATTTTACAATAATAAGTGGTGGTATTACAAAAACGCTATTTTTACATGGAGCATATAGAATAACTATTACAGCAACAACCTCTACATTAATGAAAGATCCTACCAATTTATCAGGAATTATAACATTAGATATTGTAGGTGCTACTAATGGTATTTTAAGATTTGATTCTAATGAAATAGATATTGTATATAATATATTTAAATCAATCAATGATATAAATAATACTGATATCATAAAATTAGCAAATACTAATACAAATATATATACTGGTGAAAATACTATACCTTACAATAATACTAAATATAACAGGTATAAAATTAGCACATATATATCTAGAACATATAAGACAGCTAATAATGGTGTTGATGGTATTAATTTTAATATTAATTTATATAGTAATACTGGTGATCTAATAAATAGCGACGATTATAGTATCAGGTATAAATATTCACAATCAATTTTAGATACAGACGTAATAATACCCCTCGATATATATCTGACAATTAAACCAATAACCACAGGCACAGCTTACACAAGTTTTACTGTAAAAACTTATTCGAAAACATCTTCTGGCGGAGATGATGCTGAATTATATGCTTTTATAGGAAATACTGAAATAACTACATTAGTAGGTTCTGTTGCTTCAACAACTATTAACAATTTTAATAATATTACTAATTTTACCAAATCATTATCCGATAAAGATGTTTGGGGTATTGTAGCAAAAGATGGGGAAATAGATATATTAAATTCAGCTATTATTACAGAAAATAATGTTGCAAATAAATGTAATAGCCAATCAACAAGAATATGCGATGTAAATAGACTTGTAGAAATTAAAAAAGCGATAACACAAGCAACGGAAACATCTAGCACTCCTTTATTTAGAGAAGGCGTTTCTATATCATCTACTGAATTATTTCCTTTGAGTACTAATGTAAATCCTATTCTTGATTATAGCATAGAAGACTATATATCTTATGAATCTTCTACTAAAAAGGTTCCTGGTGACCGTAATACACAATTTAATATTTTAGATAGCGCAACTAAATATATATATTTTGCTATACCGTCAGCATCGTCTTAGTGCATGTGCAAATTGCCTAATATTCCTTTGTTTTTTATAGCTATAATTATTTATAATTATTATTATAGAGCATCTAAGCATATCTTGAATATATATGCCTATTACTTTGAATCACAGTAATATAGAGGTTCAATACAGTTCTGGCAGTAATTATATTATTGAGACTGTTAAGAGTGATTTGTATCGTAAAAATGAAAATATAGATACTATAATAAGGAATAATATACAGGTTGCTCCTGTAACTCCTAATACATACGTTGATAATAGTGGTAATGTATATGCAGTCGAATCCTATACATACAATGGAACTGCAAATACAGCAGATTATACAAGGGTTTTTACTAAGAGTACTGTATGTGATATCTTAATAGTTGGTGGTGGCGGTGCAGGAGATAGACAGATTGGAGGGGGTGGAGGAGGTGGAGCTGTTTTACATGCTACAAATATTACAATACCAGCAAATACCTATACAATAAAAGTTGGAAAAGGAGGCGAGGCTGGAAACGGAGGTAATAGCGAAGCGTTTGGAGCAACTTGTCTTGGAGGTGGCTCTACCGCATTTGTTGGATGGGGTACGCAAAATAACGGAACAGTCGGAGGAAGTGGTAGCGGTGGTAGTTCTGGTTCACCTTCAACAGCTACTGCTACTGGTGGTACGGCCGGAGTATCAACAAAAGGGGCTTTGTTAAGTTCTGGAACCTTGTATAATGGTAATGTTGGTGGTAACGGATTGCCGCAAGCTGCAGCTGGTAATCTCGGTTCTGGCGGAGGTGGGGGTGCTGGAACAGCGGGTTTTAATTCATCACAAACACAATATACTACAAGAAGTAGTTGGATTGCAGCAGGAAGACCATCAAAAGGAGGGGATGGTGTGGCAATTAATATAACAGGGACTACATATTATTGGGGGGCTGGCGGAGGTGGTTCTGGTCATCTTACTCATGCTGGTGATGGCGGTTTAGGAGGCGGAGGCGGAGGAGGAGGAGAAGGAGTTGTTGGAACTTTAATCTTTGGATTTGCAGGAAAAGACGGTATTAATAATGGTATAAATGGTTCAAATATTGGTCCGCAAAATGGAGGAAATGGTGCACCAAATACAGGCTCCGGAGGAGGAGGCGGAGGTTATAATGGGAATAGTGGAGTGTATAACGCTGGTAACGGAGGTTCAGGCATAGTAATAATAAGATATTTATTAGGTACCATTCCTATTAATAATCTTTTTTTAACAAATGAACCTACATTTACATCGAGCATAACACCGCAAACAACACCTACTTTATTTACTTTTAAACATAAAAGAGGCACAAATACACAAGAAATATATAATATAACTTTTGATACTGATATTTTGTGTGATATTTTAATAGTTGGTGGCGGTGGTTCTTCTGGAAATGACGGCGGCGGTTATGAACCAGGCGGAGGCGGAGGCGGAGGGATTGTATATATGGTTAATAAAACATTAGTAAAAGGTACATATTCTATATTTGTTGGTATAGGTGGTGATAATGCTAATGGTGGAGATAGTGAGATTAGAAATAATGATACTAATACGGCACTTGTTTTTGACGGTATTAGTTTAATAGGCAGAGGAGGAGGAAGAGGAGGAGGTAATTTAGTAGGTGCAAATGGAGGTTCGGGAGGAGGTAGTTCTTATAGTTTTACTACATTTGGTACTGCAACACAAGGCAATACATTTTGGGATGGAACACAATATGTCGCGGGAGGTTTCAATGGAAGTAGAGGAAATCCTGCTTTCATTACCGGAAACAATGGCGGTGGAGGCGGTGGCGCAGGAGCTAATGCATTAGGATGCGAGGGAGGTCATGGAAGATTAGTAACTATAACAGGTGTTAATCAATATTATGGAGGAGGAGGAGGAGCTGGTGGAGGAGCTGGTGGAAGACCAGGAGGATTAGGTGGGGGTGGAAGTGCTAGAATAGGAGCAATAGGCGGATTAGGTGTAAAAGGAACGAATGATTTAGGAGGAGGAGGCGGAGCTCATTATTCAAGTACAGGCGGATATCCGCGAAGAGGAGGTTCGGGTATTGTAATAATAAGGGCATATCAAAAAGTTATTGATAAAAATATATTAACATTTAGACATAGTGAAAATTATAGTGAACTTCAAACAAGATATAATTATACTTTTACAAAAAATACAATATGTGATTTACTTGTTGTTGGAGGAGGTGGAGGTGGCGGGGGTGCGGGTGGGTCTGGTGGAGGCGGAGATGTTGTTGAGCTTAATAATGTAAACTTTTCAGTGGGAACATATACTATTCTTGTAGGATACGGAGGATTGCGAAGTCCTCATAATAATGGTATATCTGGTTTTAATGGAAATAATAGTTCGATAAAAGGTAATAATATTGATATAGCAGCTGCTGGCGGTGGAGGAGGAGGACAATACACAGCAAATCTTGCGCCAATACCCCCTCTAATTACGTATACTAATCCTTTAACAAATATACTTACTAGGTCCCAAGGTGGAGGTGGAGGCGTTCGTTTTAATTCTATTCCATATGCATTTGATAGTACTTTGTCTGGAATTGGCGGAATAAATACAGATAATAATGCCGAAACAGGGGGGGCAGGTGGCGGAGCTGCTCCTAATAGTTTGGGAGGAAATGGGGGAAACTCTTTTATATCTAGTAGCATAGGTACTTTGGGAAACGGAGGAGCTGGTATAATTTCTACAATTACAGGGCTTCCGATAGAATATGGTAGCGGAGGTTCAGGTTCTCGATGGAATGGAGGTTTCGAAAGTACAATATATGGAATCTCTACGGGAGGAGGAGGATATATAGAGTTCAGAGATGTTAATAATAAAAGCTATATATTTAATATTTTTAAAGGTTCGTTTGGTACAGGAGGTGGTGGAACTGCTGTTTCAGATGGAGGTTCTGGAATAGTAATTCTAAAAATAAAATCTGTAATTGAGACATTTTATTATACTCCTTTAATTAAAAATTTGAATTATTTAATTAATTCTTCATCTTACCCCTATATTCCAGCAGATACAACTAATTTGATAGCTTGGTATAAGTTTGATGGAAATGCCAATGATAGTAATCCAACATCAGTAAAACATAATTTTTCAACATTGAGTGGAACAATAACATATGGTAGAGATTCAATAATAAACAAGCCTTATTTAAACTTATTTAATGGTTCTTTATCAAACAGTACTTTAAAATTAAATAATAGACCATTTACAATTTCATATTTATTTAGATTATATAATCATGACGCAATATATTATATATATACATCAGGTGCTACGACAGCTAATAATACTTTACATATTGGTTCGAGGGGAAACAATGTTTATATGATGGGGTTTATGAATAATGATATTGATTCCCCAATAAGATATCACGAAGATGTTAATAATTGGGTGTTATTTACTGCAATTGTTGAGAGCAATAACAATAGAAAGCTATATAAAAACGGTGTATTAATTCAATCTGATTTTAATACATCAGCCTATGTTGGAGTTGGAAATCTAGAATTGAGGTTGGGTAATGTTGATATATGTGATTTTAGAGTATATGATAGGGCTTTGACACAAAATGAAATTACTGCATTATATATTGGTTACATGGCAAATACATTTACAGCAAATTTTCCTACAAGAACAATGGCAAATATAAATAATAGCGGAGATGAATTATTTAATGGGTCTTATACATTAAATGTGGGGTCTTCATTATCTACAATAATATCAACACAAAATCAAAAGTTAAAAGATACTATAATAGCTAGTTCAAATATATCAATAAGCTATCATCAAGCGAACCCTATATTAGATCCAATAGGCGCACAATGGACTTACAGTTCTTCTAATACCAATGTATATCATTTAGGAAGTGTTGGAGTAGGAACTACAAACCCGATGTATTCACTTGATGCTCGCGGTGCTATTTATTCTTCTGTCGGCGGATATACGCAAACCGGTTTAACTACATGGACGATAACTTCTGATATGAGAATAAAGGATAATATTGTAAGAGCATCATATGAAAAATGTTTGGAAAATGTTAAAAATATTGAGTTGTATAATTTTAATTTCAAGGACAATTGTGTTAATACGAACGACAAGCATCAGTTAGGCTTCATAGCACAAGAAGTACAGAAGGTATATCCTAAGGCCGTAGAAGTTAATAAGATGATATTAAATACTAATGAAACAATAGATGATATACTAACATTGAATACAACACAGATAGATTACACGCTCTATGGTGCTGTTAAAAACTTAATAGAACAAATAGAGGATATAGACAGTTATCTAGAAAACATAGAAAAATTAATAATTTAAAATAGTTAGTAGACTAAAAAGGATGTATATATGAAAGAGATATATATTTTATAAAGAGGGAAGAATAAAATGAGAAAAGAGGAGATGTGGGATAAAGGGGAAATATTTATATTTTTTGAAAGGCTTAATTACAGGCTATTGTCGATGATATAGGGTGTGGGAAAAACAATTGAATAGAGGAATAATGCGATATAATAAAGAAGGATGGAGATGCTAAGATATATCCATGATAGCTAGGAGGAACCAGATATTTTAAAAAATGAGAAGAATAATTTGAGTACATCTCTTGAATTATTTTATAATTTCTAAAAAACTTTTAAAACTTTTGAAAAAACCGAGAGATGTACTCAAAATTGAAAATGGAAAAAATAGAATATTCTAGTGTCTCTATCTGCTCTGTGTCTAAGTATTTTATAATAAATATAGAGAGGATAGTCAAGGATTCAGAAAAGGCAAAATAATTCTTGGCTAACATTTTTATACTTTTTGAAAAGGCTTATAGCTGGCTATTGAAGGAGATAGTCAAGGATTCAGAAAAGGCTATCGCCAGCCAAGATACATCCATGATATCTAAGAGGAACCAGATATTTTATAAAAATGAAAAGAATAATTTGAGTACATCTCTTGATTTATTTTATAATTTCTAAAAAACTTTTAAAACTTTTGAAAAAACCGAGAGATGTACTCAAAATTGAAAATGAAAAAATAGAATATTCTAGTGTCTCTATCTGCTCTGTGTCTAAGTATTTTATAATAAATATAGAGAGGATATTGAAGGATTTAGAAAAGGCAAAATAATTCCTGGCTAACTTTTTTATACTTTTTGAAAGGGCTTATTGCTGGCTATCAAGGATTTAGAAAAGGCAAAATAATTCCTGGCTAACTTTTTATACTTTTTGAAATGGCTTATAGCTGGCTATTGAAGGAGATAGTCAAGGATTCAGAAAAGGCAAAATTGCTGGCTAAGATACATCCATGATAGCTAGGAGGAACCAGATATTTTAAAAAATGAGAAGAATAATTTGAGTACATCTCTTGATTTATTTTATAATTTCTAAAAACTTTAAAAACTTTTGAAAAAACCGAGAGATGTACTCAAAATTGAAAATGGAAAAAATAGAATATTCTAGTGTCTCTATCTGCTCTATGCCTTGGTATTATATAATAAATATAGAGAGGATATTGAAGGATTTAGAAAAGGCAAAATAATTCCTGGCTAACATTTTTATACTTTTTGAAAGGGCTTATTGCTGGCTATTGAAGGAGATAGTCAAGGATTCAGAAAAGGCAAAATAATTCTTGGCTAACTTTTTTATACTTTTTGAAATGGCTTATAGCTGGCTATGTCGAGGATAGAAAAGGCAAAATAATTCTCAGCCAACCCTTTTATACTTTTTGAAATGGCTTATTGCTGGCGATAGTCAAGGAGATAGTCAAGGATTCAGAAAAGGCAAAATAATTCTCAGCCAACCCTTTTATACTTTTTGAAAGGGCTTATTGCTGGCTATCAAGGATTTAGAAAAGGCAAAATAATTCCTGGCTAACTTTTTATACTTTTTGAAATGGCTTATAGCTGGCTATTGAAGGAGATAGTCAAGGATTCAGAAAAGGCTATCGCCAGCCAAGATACATCCATGATATCTAAGAGGAACCAGATATTTTATAAAAATGAAAAGAATAATTTGAGTACATCTCTTGATTTATTTTATAATTTCTAAAAAACTTTTAAAACTTTTGAAAAAACCGAGAGATGTACTCAAAATTGAAAATGAAAAAATAGAATATTCTAGTGTCTCTATCTGCTCTGTGTCTAAGTATTTTATAATAAATATAGAGAGGATAGTCAAGGATTCAGAAAAGGCAAAATAATTCCTGGCTAACTTTTTTATACTTTTTGAAATGGCTTATAGCTGGCTATTGAAGGATTTAGAAAAGGCAAAATAATTCCTGGCTAACATTTTTATACTTTTTGAAAGGGCTTATAGCTGGCTATTGTCAAGGAGATAGTCAAGGATTCAGAAAAGGCAAAATAATTCCTGGCTAACATTTTTATACTTTTTGAAAAGGCTTATAGCTGGCTATTGAAGGATTTAGAAAAGGCAAAATAATTCCTGGCTAACATTTTTATACTTTTTGAAAAGGCTTATAGCTGGCTATTGAAGGATTTAGAAAAGGCAAAATAATTCCTGGCTAACATTTTTATACTTTTTGAAAGGGCTTATAGCTGGCGATAGTCAAGGAGATAGTCAAGGATTCAGAAAAGGCAAAATAATTCCTGGCTAACATTTTTATACTTTTTGAAAAGGCTTATTGCTGGCTATGAAGGATTTAGAAAAGGCAAAATAATTCCTGGCTAACATTTTTATACTTTTTATAATTTATAATTTATAATAATATATATAATAAATAAAATAATATACGTAATACATTATAATGAAATAACTACTATAATAAAGATGGAGAGGCGATAGAAGGATAGAAAAGACAAGATACTTTTCTTGTAATATTTAAAAAATAAAATAATATATAGAGGATAGCATGTGATAATCAAATGAAAATTATAAAAAATATAGAGTACTGTATAATATTCAACGAACATTTTATGCATATAAAAATAGATACGAGATGATATGGGTAATGTATGTAATATAAGATATAATAAATATAACAAATAAGATAATTAAAGTATATAATATAGGTAATATCACAGCATATCGTGGTATATCGCAGTGCCTTACTGTATAACTAAGGGGGTGTATATAGGGTATTC